CATCGTACGAAGCGACTTATGTTCTCTGCACAACTCGCGTTTCTGCTATGCTTGAAGCATCTGGATGGATGTATGCGAACGAAGATCCTCTTTCGGCAGGAACTCTGCGCAACGGACTGAAAGTGTATGTTGATACGGTATCGGCATTTGACTATCTGATCACTGGTTGTAAGCATTACGTCAATGATATTGAACACGTGGGTTCGTTGTTCTATTCACCATATATTGAAGCAGATGATTTAGGTGCTTATAAAATTATCAATGACTCAACATCGCTGCAACCATCTGTTGGCATTATGCTTCGGTATGGTTTATCCATTAACCCATACACTACACGTATAGGTCAATCTGGTGAACGTAATGTAACCGGTGATGATTGGGATAACTTGGTAGGTCAATCTGATATGTCATATATGTTAGGTGTGAAATTACCCAGAATCATTCCGGTGTAATCTGGTCAATTCACAAATTGCAAATACAACAAAGCCCCGACGAGTCGGGGCTTTTCTTTTATCAAAACAATTTGAATTTAAATCCTTTTTCGTATTTCATCATAAAGGACGTAGGAATTTTCGATTCAGGGCTGCCGAATACTTCGACAGTCAAAATTTCGCCAGGATTATCTTTACACCATTGACGATAATCGTGTGCCAGTTCCCATCCATAGCGTTTCAACATAAACAGACGAGGCATATCGCTAAGATAACTCTTAGATGGCCAATTTCTCAGTGGCTCAACTGCTGGAGCGCATCCACCATGTTTAGTATTTTCATTGAACAATTTGATGATTTTAGCGGCAAAATCACTTTGATCTATCCAGTTCGCGGAAAATACCATATACTTATCATGTACTATAGCATTTTCAAAACGTTTAATGCAATTCATTTTGTATTTTTCTCCAATTGATAAATTGCTTTGCGCAAAAGTTTGACTTTCATATCAGCGGGGATATGCTCTTCGTGAACAAATTGGTCAAGATGAGCCTTTTGGCTGTTTGCACGAGCAGTGACAATTACCACGTTTTCCAACGTGTATCCGACTTTGGGGTTTATGCGCTCAATAGAACGGCCATGGTCTTTCGGGAAAACAGTACCAGTGTATGCACATTTTTCGACTTGCATCAATTCAACAAATTGTTGAAAAGTTATACGCCACTCTAGACCGCGCTCTTCGCAACTTTTTACTTTAACTTGATACGGTTGCAAGTAACGCTTATTTGCACTGAAGAAAGTCATGTATTCAATTTGACGAGCAACTTCATCTCGCTCAGATTGAATTTTTTCTTCAATTTCGGTGTTGCGTTTCTCTCGGAGAATTTCAAAATGATGCTTTTTGACAGGTTCAGGAGCTTTGACTGAGGCCGAAGCAATAGCATTGTAGCGTTTAAGCATATCCATTCTAGATGACATTTTAATACTCCGTGATTTTGGTTTTTCATTATGGGAGCATTTTAACCAAAATCACGGAGAATGTACATCATTTTGTGTTGAATTTGTTCAACAACGCTTCAAGCTCTTCTCTTGCTGGCCTGACAGGCATGTTAGCCGAGGCTCTAGAAATCTCAAGCGATTTCTCGGGAGTCAGTGTTGATGGCAAAGTCTCAAAAGTTTTGCCTTTAGCGCGATTCCGAGCTTTGAAGCGACCGTCATTTTGATGCCGTTTAGGATTCACAAAGTGCTTCCGATACACTACCGGCTCTCGGGTAAGAGCTTCCAGATGATTGTCGCGCATTTCATCAACTTCTTTGACGACATCGATGACATTTGTCGCACGAATGTCATACATTTTGGCGATTTGTACGAATCCATGCTTCATTTCACGAAACATGAAATGCACTTGTACCTTTTCGGCTGATGAAAGCTCAGAAATATTACGCATTTTCTTCTTCCTTTTGCTCTTGAATCCAAATATTCAGTTTGGCATAAGCGACTTGGTATTTCAAGGTACGTTCTTGATCTTTGACTGTAATACCTTTCAGTCGGCGCAGATCAGAATTGTGTCTAAGATCAAAGCACTTCACTTTCGCGGATCTGACATCCAATTTGACTCGATCGAGATATTCCTCATATTTTTCACCAGCACGCTTTGTTAGATTATCCACGAGTTGACGCATTTCGGCGCCAAAAGTGATCTCGATCAAATCCAGTGTCTCTGCAACACCCAGCGAACTATCCTCTGCACAATCATGAAGCATGCACAGAATTTGAACATCAACGTCTTCATTGGCATGTCTGGCCCAATGCAGCAATTTCAATGGGTGCAAAATATACGGATTTCCGCCTTTGTCAAATTGATCAATGTGAACGCCCACAGCAAAGCTAATGGCATCTGCAAGATCCTTTTGAGTATATCTCATTACGAATACCTCATAGTGACTTGAATTGGCCGCGAACACATCGACTGTGGGAGTCGGGCACCCTCTTCGATTTTGAGAGTGTCATTTCCGTTTTCATCGGTTCGATCTTCTACCGGACAAATAGAATCAACGTAAGCTTTGATGCCTTCGATAATTTCTTCTTTTGTCTTTGGTACTATCGCACCACTGATGATATGGTCCGGACGGTTTGTTTTGAAATTGAAGTAAGTTGTCGTGAATTTCATCTTTCTAGTCGCTCAATTTACCAAATGGAATCTGTTCAACAAAAGCCCAGGCAGCATGGTAAACCGTCGCACCTGGTGTTTCAGACATAAAGACCGTGTCAACCGGTGCAATAACTCGAAATAGAGTTGGCTCGCCGCCAATAGAACGAGCAGCACGTCTAGCATAAACCTTGGCTAGACCGCGGTCTTTGGTGAAAAACACACGGTCCAAGTTCTTTTTCCGGCCCTTTTCGGAAATCGTGTCTGTTGCTTCAGGCGGAAGAAGCATATCACCTTTCAAACCAAGTGTGCAAGAACCGTGCCAAAATTCAATATGCTCGTCTCTGCAGTGAATGGTTTTCATGATATGCTCCCTTGGTTTATCTGATGGGACTATCATAACACATAGCCCCACCGTTGTACAACTATTTCATGAATTGTTGACGCTGGTTTTTGATCAACCGATCTTTGATTTTTTCTGTAATAAGACGAACTCGATGCATTTTGCCTGGGTCAGTGACGTATCCATGTTCAAAAATCACTATCTTTGAATATTTGTCGTTATGTTGTGTTTCAGAAAAAGTAATCGGTAATGCTGAAGCATAAACGAATGAATCGACTGAGGCATTGAGCAAAATTCCACCAGATGAGATTATGGAAATTGCAGCTCGTTCGTATTCGCTTTTTGCGATTTTTACAAATTTTTCGATGTCGAATTCTCGATCATCAGCAAATCGAGAATACATCAAACATAAAATAGCTTTAGTGTACCACTGTGCTTTGTTGTAATCGATACCGTCATCTGGATAGTCACGCAGTTTTGCAAGATGCGCAAGAGCCATTTTCTTTTTGAATTCACGTCTGAGTTCAAGCAGAGTATCAATAACGTCACGTAGATTATGGCCATTAAGGTTGAAATCGCCAAAATGGTTACGTAAAATCATCGGATACATCAGGGAATACGATGATTCCCATATCGGGCCGTCAATTGCAACTGGATAAGTCGTTGCAGTGTACATCAAATCACGAAATTGGATTTGAAACCTCACGTCACGGTTCTTGGCTCTGTGATGAATTGGCGAATTCGGGTCAGTGAACATTTTCTTGGCATCAGCGACAAGCACTTTGACTTCGATGGCTTGACTATTTTCCAAAATCGTATTTTCCAACGCTGATTTCAGCATAATTTCCTCACTTTCGATTAGGAAGATTCCTTAATTATTCGGAACCTTGTGAATTGCCCAAAGTTGGCAAAGCCATCATAATACGTTTTTCTAGAAATGTAAACAAAAAAGGAGCCCGAAGGCTCCTTTTTACTTGGTATAAGCAGATGCTTTGTAAATGTATCCGTTACGGGATTCTTGCATCAAGCATTCGCCATATTCCTCCACCGCTTGGTCAATCGAGAAAGTAATGATTGGCCAAGGACTTTCTGCCGGTGTTTGACGCCATGTTGGATTCGCTACCATCCAGTCATGCACCCAGTACGGAACCCACGAGAAACTCGAGTTTTTGAAAGCCAAGGGGTGAACGAACCAATGCTTTCCGTCAAGTGCGGGTACTTCTTCGACGGTCACAGTACTCTCGGCTGCAAGAACAACTGGCTCAGCACCGTCGTCAGAAACAAGAGCATATGTCACATTGCATTTTACAGTAAATGACCCGGTTGAATCAAAGGTTTTGCTAAAAGTAGTTGATGTTTCTCCGCTTTGAGCAACGTCGTCAACAAGCCATTTGTAACCAACGACTTCCTTTACCGTCTCATCCCCACTAAAAGTAACGGTAAAGTCAACATTACTACCTTCCGAAACGGATGGATCAAGAGGAGAGATAGAAGCAGTAATTGCCATATTGTTTTTTCCTTAAACAAAAGAAGGGGTCATAGACCCCGTTTATGAAATAACAATAAATTTGCTATTTCGTGATTCGCGAATGGCAACAGAACCATCTCGCTCAATGTAAAATGCCAATGACTTCAACAGCTCTTTGTCATATGGACATTCTGCAATTTCAATTTTCCAATTTCTTCCCTGCATCCAATCGTGTATCCAATACGGAACATTGATAAATGCTCGGCCTTCTGGCCCGACTAGTCGATATTTTGGCACATAGTCTTCAGGGAATGACAAAACAAAATCAGAAACCGGTTTTTCTTCTAATTGAGTAGTTGTCTCAGTTGCTGTAGGAGCTTCAATTTTCAACTCAGAAAATGGAATGACCGGTTTTTCTTCTACTTGGTCTTGAACGACAATTTCAACCGATGGTTCAGCAACAACAGGCTGCTCTGTTGTTTCAGGCGTTTCATCTTCAATATCCATTTTATCAGGGTCAAGCTCAATCCCCTTTGATAGGTCAACTCGTTCTCCCATGTCGATAGTTTCTTCAGCATCTCCAGCTTCCGCACGGGCAGCCTCGAATTTAGCGTTGACTGCAGATTCAAAATCGTTCATCATATTTTCAAACGATTTGTTTCTGACGAGTTTAATGTCGTAATTCTTGAGAGCATAATCTGCTAGTTTTTTCTTGCCTTCCGCAGCAGAAAGAGAACCAAACTGAGATTCGATATCGGAGCGACTAAAAAGTTTCTGTTTCATGGTGATTCCTTTGTATAAATAAAACTATATGACTTATTTAAGAGACGTTTAATGATAAATATTGTATTTGAAAACTACAGTTTTGCCAAGGTTGTCTGCGAAGACTCAATCTTCTATGAAATGCGGGAGTATTTTTCATTTAAAGCTGATGGCTATCAATTTTCTCCGCGTTTCAAGTGTGGAGGTTGGTCTGGTGACATATTCCTACTAGGATATGATCATTTGCTTCCTTACGGGCTAGTCACTCAAGCAATAAAATTTGCCGAGCAGAACGATTATAAAATAGTTGTTGATCCGTTAATCATGGAAAGACAAAATATTTCACGTTCTGAATTTGATGCATGGGTAAACAGCAAAGATATTTATTCTGGTAGCAACAAAATCACTCCTCACTGGTATCAGGCTGATGCTGTTTATGAGGGGATATGCGCAAAAAGAAAATTGCTAAATTTGCCTACGTCTGCTGGTAAATCGCTGATTCAAGCATTGCTGTCTCTGTGGTATTTGGAAAATTACAAAGGCAAAGTTCTTGTCATAGTTCCAACGACATCTCTTGTCAACCAAATGATTGATGACTTTGTCGATTACCGTCTTTTCCCTCGAGAAGCTATGTTGGGGATAAAAAGTGGGACCGTAAAAGATTCAAATGCTCTGATATACGTTTCTACTTGGCAATCTGCCATTAAGCAGAAAAAAGAATGGTTTGACCAATTCGGTTGCGTTATGAACGACGAGTGCCATCTATCAACTGGGACATCAATAAAGAAAATCATCGAATCCGTCGATCATATACCGTTTAAATATGGTTTGTCTGGTTCTCTGCGTGATGGAAAAGCAAACATTTTGCAATACGTTGGCATGTTTGGGGATATATTTAGACCAGTAACAACAAAACAGCTCATGGAAGAGGGCCAAGTATGTGATTTGCAAGTTAAAGCAATTCAACTCGGTTATTCGAACGAAGATCGAACTTCTGCCAGAAAATTTTCTTATGATGAAGAAATAAAATTTATCACGAATCATACGAAAAGAAATAAAGTTGTATGTTCGATGGCTAAAAAAATCGCAGACAAAAATGAAAATGCATTTGTGATGTTTCGTCTGAAAGCGCATGGTACGGCTTTGTACAACACGCTTAGAAAGATTCATGACCCAGGTAAAGTGCATTTTATATCTGGAGATACAGACACTGAAATCCGCGATCAAATGAAAGTCATCGCCGAAGGTGGAACTGGTCATGTTTTCGTAGCTTCTTATGGGGTTTTCTCAACGGGCGTATCAATCAAAAATTTGCATCATATCATTTTTGCGCACCCTGTTAAATCAAAGGTAACTGTTCTCCAAACTATTGGGCGAGTTTTGAGAAAGCACTCATCCAAGAGTATTGCTACAGTATGGGACATTATTGACGATATTGGGATAATCAATGCTCATGGGAAATACACGAAGAAAAATTACGCCCTGACGCACGCAATAGAACGCATTGAAAGATATGTGTCAGAAAAATTCAATTACACTTTGCACAAAATTTCTTTATAGGAGGGATGCAATGGGAATGTTTCAGCAATTTATAGCAGAAGCAACAGTGGATTCATTTATGTCTAAAATTGCCTCATGTCAAACAGCAGAAGGACTAGATGAGCTAGAAAAATATTACAACAAGCGAGTTAAAGAAGTCGAGTTAAAACCCACCGATGACATTTCGGTGCGAGATGCTATCGCTGGCCGTAGAAGTGAATTCGAAAATGCCAAAGAACAAAGTGAACCACCTGAAGACTTCTGATAAAACAAAGGCCTGCGTATGCAGGCCTTTTTATTTTACACCAGGAGTTCGGTTTCTTCAAGAATTCCAGTAGATTCTGAAAGAGGCAAAGTTTCAACATAGTGTGCGCATGGGCCAGGATGTGCTGGTCCAAAAGATGTGTAAACAGCAAGTGCTTTAGGAACTAACTGTTTACATACTACGCAAATTTCATCGTTCATTTTATTCTCCAATTACGTCCAAAGCGATAGGGATGTATACTTCGATTTGTTTTTTCAACGAGGCAGCGTCAGGGATAGACCATTTTCCATCTTTCACACCGGCTGACAGCTGTGCCATAAGTTTTCCGGTGATAAGATTGATATTTGGACCATGCACCCGATAAAGGTCTAGCACAGCTTTACCATTGACGACCGAATTATATTGTTCGTCAGTAATGGCTTGAGGAATAAACTGAGAAAGAAGTGCTTCTTCTCGATATGCATTGGCGAGGTCGTATTGGTTGTATTTTTGGGCAATACGCTCGCGAATTCCCTTCAAAAGGGAATTGATTACTTTGATAACTGCAGCGTCGGAATTATCTCGAGTTTGCTGGACCTGGCCGATTACTAGACCGAGAAGATTTGCAGCTTTAGCGCCATCAGAGCCAAGCTTGCGAAAAGACATACGGACTTCTTCAATTTTATCGATGATCATGTTTTACTCTCCTTTAGTGTTGAGGCTAGTATAACACTATAAATCGATAGTTGAACAGTAAAATCTGGCTTCCAGGTTTTGGCCTTGCCAAAACTTATCCTTTATGGCTTAATAGATATTATAACTAAAAGGATAAAAATTAACGAGCAAGCTCGTTGGAGCCATGGGCTCCAGTATTGATTTTTACATTCCGTTTCCTGGAGTATCTTATTCTTTTCAGCGATTCAACTGACTTTTTATTTATGCTGTTTTCCAGGTGACTTTTTTCTTGTAATTTGATACAAAAAAGCCCTCCGAAGAGGGCTAAATTAATTCGAAAGCTTCATTTTTATTTCGTCTATCACTGCTGGATTATCGATAATCGAAAATCGAATTGTAACAATTAGTTCATTATTATCGTAATTTCCGGTTGAGTCGACTTGAAGGTTGTATACGCGTGGCTCAAAGTTTCGTATAGCCGTTTGAATATTTCGTCTAACCGTGTCTATCACCAACGGCGTGATGTTTTCAAATAGCTGGTCTGGTAAGTCGCAACCAAAGTATGGGTTAAATGGTCTCGCGCCAATGGGAGTAGAAACTATCCCGATAATAGAATTTTTTACAGCACGAGCTCCTCTTGTCATTGACGCGTCATTGTCCCATGATTTGTTTAAATCTGGGTCAAGATCTGTATAAAGCAGGTTTATGTTCATTTTACCCCCAGTGAATCCAATAATTTACTAGCACCATTTATAACCGCTGGGTATTGATTTCCGCATTCGCATTCAATTGGAACTGCAGCATATACCTGTGGAGATTGAAGTTTTTCTACGATAGCTTCAATATCTGAAAACGTCAAATGCTTAAATAAAATGTCTTTTTCGTTTTCTGTTGAATTTTCCCACTTGAATAGCTGATCTGCATATTCAAATGACACGATACATCTGTCTATCATCTCAAACATATCCCGATCTTCAAACATCATCGGGTATCTCATATTGATAACCATTCCGCCGGCGACGTGTGATAGCCCCAATCCGTCAGAAACACAGACATTGTCGGGATGCACTTCAAACTTATTTTCTTTATGACATAACGTACACTCTGATTTCATTTTGATGACTTTTTTCTTTGAGATCGCTATCAATTTGATGAGAGCTTGCTCAGTTAGATGTTTCGGTAACGGCCGACCTATTTTATTGAAAATGATTTTCGGAATCATTTCATCTGCGTCATTTACGATAGACAGATATTCGCGCACCGACAACATAGTAGTTTCTACTTGCTTATTTCCAACTGTGATTTTAATGTCCATACAGTCCTCCTGAATGTATTTAAATAACCTAAAAGGAGTGTATCTATTATGAATATAATCCGCATAAAGCTTCCAAGCGGTACGCACAGATTCAAACCGATAACAGTTTCAGAATATCGTGATTTATTATTGATCAGAAATGAGATGAGAAGTAAACCTTTGGAGAAATCTGAGATATTTTCCGATTTGCTCGAAGAAATGTTTCCGGATTATACGCCGTTTGAACGTGAACATATTTTTCTGATAGTTTTTTCTGGGAGTTTGGGCAAATCACTTGTGGACGCAACTTTCACATGCCCACATTGTAAGTCGATGCACAATCTAAGATTGAAGTTGACACAAGAGCCACTAAAAACTCCAGAGTTGCAGGTAAACAATATAACGTTCAAATTTCGTATGCCTCGTAAATCAGGTTCACCTGACGAGCTCTTCTACGAGACTGTTGATAGGATATATGACGGGCACAACGAATACACCTGGGATGAACTGGGTGAAGATGAGCGCAGTCAATTGGTTGATATGATTTCATACGAAGAATTTGTTGAACTATCAAAATCATTCAACCCGATTTTAGTAAATCAAAAAATCAGATGTTGTAAAGATTATGACATCAATTTTACTAATATGCTCGATTTGTTTGAGGTTTTGGTTAATCCTGATGAAATTTTTAATTTTTACAAGATAAACAGAGCGCTAGTAAGACATGACTATTCTCTGGCCGACATAATGAATATGCTACCAGTTGAAAGGTCCATTGTTCTCAGCCTGGTGGAAAAAGAATTAAAGGAGAAAAATTAATGTTACAACGCGCTGGTTATCCCAATGTCTCCATAAAACTTTACCAGAACTATGACGCCTGGATGGAGAATAGGTTTATTGAATTGGCAGCAACTTTTATTACAATGACCATGCGAGATGGCCTAACTAATGGTATAAATGAAGGGTTGCTGCAAATTTATGACTCAAACGGTTTACAGACACGTTTGACTGGTGATGAAATAATCCAAACATCTCTCAAAACAGCGAACACTGAAATAACTTATAACCGGCTGTATGGCATCAAACATCTTTCTGCAAACGTAGATATGAAAGGTGACAACATCATAACATTCCAGTTGGGTTCATTACATTCGGTACGTAATCTCAAATTTAGCAGAATGTTTACAAATGATGCTGTAGCATCCGTGAACGAGATGATTGATTATTTGTATTCTGGAACTCCCAAACTCGCACCGACGATCAATTCGATTGGCACTAGAGTGCCAATGACAAATTGGGTGTTGGACATAAATGCGTACTACAAGTTTGTTAGACGACATGGCCAAACAACCGGATACGAAAGTGTTCCATTGGTTTGGGAAGATATGTTAGGCATTCACATGTCAGATTTTGAATCTATTAGCAAAAATGATCCGATACAATACGTCGTGACGGAGCCGCGTTTGTTTGGTGAAACTATTGCGATGGTAGATAAAAAAATATGCTTTGATTTTGAATGGTTGACAAAAGCAAACGCGTATACTCGTAACCCATACGAGAATACCTCGTTTTATGCTCACTCATTCATAGACAAAATGCAAACTCGGGTTGTTACTGGCGAAGGGCTAAATTCAGTTTGTATTAGCCGTTCTGGTGCATATTATGACCAAATAAGCCGCCCTGGCGCCGAAGAGTACAATAGGTCTCTTATATTTTCAGAATATGATGCGTATTGCACAGCAAAAACATATGGAGAATTTGGTCTCGTGCCAGGTATGCGTTTGGAATTCTACGATCAAAAGAATCAATTTAGAGGCGAGTATTTCGTTGATGAAGTTATACATGAAATAAGCAGAGAGCAATCTATAACAAATATGTATCTTTTCAACAACTCGAAAGCTCATACAGATTTTAACGAAAGGCAAATAACATGAAACCAAAATTGAACATTATCCCTGCTGTTAAGAACATAAAAGTCAATGGAAAAGAGATCACAATTCCAAAACTTGGTTTCAGACATATCAAATTGCTGAAAGATATGCAGGGCGTAGACTCATGTATGATCGAATTGCTTGATTCTATTCGCCCAGGTTTGACTGCCGCTGAAGCAGATATGGTAATTTTGCATCTGTTGGCATTCAACAAAAAGTTGCCGACTGTTCAAACCATTAACGGTTTTGACGTTGATATTGACAAAGCTTATATTAGCGCAAAATACGAATTCGAGCTAAACGGCAATATTCTGTATTTCAAACCTCCCATGATAACTGATACGTTTGTATCGAAATTGGACATACTGACCAAGCAATATGATAAAGAAAAAAGCGGGTTTGACTTTAATTTCGAAGATGCTCCTGCGTTTGTATTGGATTGGGCAGATTTTATAGTTTCTACTATTTCACTTGATACACCATTCGGTAAAATAAATGGTGGCTCAAACATTATTGGAATAATCTAATGGCTACTCAAAAGACACTAAGAGACTTGAGAAGAGATAGACAAAGAGATTCTGAACAATCTAAAATCAAAACTGCTTTGGAAAATCCGCCAGACAACACTGGCGATCTTTTAGCTGCATCTGAGCTTATATCCGAAACAGTTGAGCAAGGTAATTCAGAACTTCGTAAAATAGTTAACAACACTTCTGAAACCGAAAACATTGCTGCTGCAACAGAACTTTCTGCGGAAGCCACTGAAATTTCTAATCAGCACTTGAAAGAGATTTCAGATACTTCCAAGAAAACATTTAGCAAACTAAGTGAATTTGCCGAAAAGCTAAAAAATAATTTCTTGGCGGATGTTGAAAAAAATCCAATTACGACAACAAACACTAGTGACCAAACAGCTAAAAAGATATCAGAGGAAGAAGAACAAACACCCAAAAATAACCCAGTTTTAGGGTATTTGAAAACTATTTCCGAAGATATCAAATTCCTGAAAAACGATAAGCCTAAGGAAGAAGAAAAAGAGGATAAAGTTAAACCAGACGAAGAAGAAAATGTTGAACGTGCGATTGACCGAATCGGCGATCGTATTGTATCGTCAGTCGATAATGGTTTTAAGAAAACTATTAGCGTTGCTGATTCAATAAGTTCAATGTTGTTCAAATACACTTTGACTGCCGTTCTCAATTTTGCCAAAATGGCTGCACTTGTGCTTTCCTTGATTATGACATTTGATGTTTTATCTCGTCATTTTACCCATTGGACTAAAATGTTTGACGAGAATTATGCCGAATTTAAAGATCAATTGGGCTCTTTAGCAACACCATTTGAAAATATTCATGGAGTTATAACAGATCTGATGAATTATTTCAAGAGTGATGAATATGCAAAAATGTTTGTTCGTCTTGCCGAAGGTGCCTTTGACCAAATGAAATATATGGTCAATATGATGATGGTTGGTTTGGCCAAACTTGGCGCAACTATATTAAGAGCTCTCGGCGCAGATGAAAAAGCTGATTCGCTTGAGGCTTCTGCAATATCAGTTGCTGCATCAGAAGTCGGATATACTCCTTCAAAAGAAGAGGAAGAAGTAATTGGCCGTGTTAGAAAACGCGAAGCTGAAGATGCAAATAACACTGAAGCTAATTGGTTTGAAAAGCAATGGCGTAAAGTGAATGGGGAAGATGAAGAGACCCCTGATGAGAAAGAAAAGCGTGAAAAACGCATGGAAATTGCCAAAAATACTACGGCAGAGCAATTTGGCAGATATGACGTTTTGAGCGGGAAAATAAACCACGTTGGCGTTACCGCTAAAAAGAATGAAACTTCTCCTGAATTATTGAACAAACACCGTGAGTTGCTCGATGATCGCTCGAATGAAGTTGAACAGTCTTATCAAGAAGGTAAGTTGACTAAGGAATCTTACGAACAGCTTCGAGTGGAAATAGACAAACAGACTAAATTCTTGGCAGAGCATGAGAAAACATTGGTTGTGCCGACAGCTGCAATAAAACCTGCTCCTGAACCAGAGGTTTCGACTGTTAAATCTATCGACAAAGAAGAGAAGAGAGTTGAAAGCAAGAGGCAAGAGGCAGCCAGTCAAACCAACTATCACACGAAGGCTAACATTGTCAAAAATCAAAATCAAACAATTGTCCAGGCCCCAAGAACATCTTCGCCTGGGCCTGGTATAGGAAATAACATCTTATGAGAGTAACCGAACTTTTAGATGGCGGGGTTCAGGATGTGGTAGGCGGGATATTGAAAGGAGAGAACCCGGCAACGGGTTCTTCACCTCGCAGGCCTATTAGCAAAATTGCCATAGCCCAATTCCCTGCCGAGAGAAATTCAGCAAATGACTCTGCGCAAGATTTCAATGTTAATGATCTGTATAAAAACGGTTTGATATTGTCAGCATTTAACTATGCCGGCAGACAGACTGGAGATTTGCGATCGTTCAGATCAGGTCAAAATAACATTGGCGATTATCGTAAGGGTGTTGTCAAGGAAGCCATAGCTAACATCCTGATGCCTCGGGGACAGACTGATGTAGATACTATTAGCCACAAATTCAATGATGTCCAGCAATCACTGGTTGAACGAGGTGACAGTTCCGTGACCGGAGCACTGAGCTCGATGGCTTCTCATGCATTGTTTGGTGGATTGGAGTCTATTACCCAAGGAGCATTTGCTGACCGTGGTGAGCAAGTATACATCGCATCCAGGGCAATGTACGCTGGCGCGGATAATCGTACAAAAACATATACCTGGCAATTAACGCCTCGTAATGTATACGACCTAATGCAAATTTTGATAATTTACGAAATGCTCTCGTATTACTCATATGGAGCAGTAGAAAAGTCAAAAACAGCGAGTCAAATAAAAAGCACTCTTGACAAAGCATACAAAGAAACATTCATTAACCCACTCACACCAGAAGCAACTCATGGACAAACTACGATGTTTGAAAGAATAACATCATTTTTGAGTAATGTTAACGTTGTTTCTAACCCAATTATTTGGACTATTAGAAATTTCGGTGAAACAAGTTCATTTGATATGCGGTCTGATGTGTTTGGGCCAGCGCAAATTCAAAGTATACGGTTCGACAAGAGCCCTGACGGTCACTTCGGCGGTTTAGCAATAGCACCTAATTTGCCTTCAAGTTTTGTACTTGAAGTCACTTTCAGAGAGATTCTTGCCCTCAATCGATCTGATCTATATGATGAGGAATAATCATGTATAAATTAGATGAATTTCAACAAGAATTGAATAAAGACTTTCAGAGAACAAATATGTTCTCTGTTGTTTTCGCAACAACTCCATCATCTAAAACAACCGATTTGCTTGATGGATTTGGTGCATATCTCTATAACAATCTTCCATTTGGGAAAGATTTCGCCGGGTTGACACAAGGTATGCTTTCGAGCACCTTGAATAAAGTCATAGTTCAAGGCACACAAAATATCATACGCAAATCAGGCATTTCGAGATATTTGATTGGTGCAATGACGTCTCGAACTATACAGTCCCTACTTGGTCAATTTGAAGTCGGTACGTATTTACTTGACTTTTTCAACGCTGGCAATACACATACTGGTTTAACTGTTTATTCTGTAAAAATGCCAGAAAACCGGCTAAATTATGAAATGGACAAATTTCACAACGCTCCAAACATCAAATTGATGGGACGCGAGTATGATCCTCTCATAATTAGTTTCAGAATGGACCATCAGGCCGCCAATTACCGGGCTATGCAGGATTGGGTAAATGCGGTCGAAGATCCTGTCACCGGGCTGCGTTCACTACCTGCTGATGTTGAAGCAGATATACAAGTGAATTTGCACTCCAGAGACGGTATACCACACACTGTGACAATGTTCAACGGGTGCATACCTGTTAGTGTATCAGCGCCTGAACTTAGCTACGAGGATAACAACGCTATTACAACGTTTGACGTTACATTTGCGTATCGAGTGATGCACACTGGTGCAGTTAATCAAGCAATGCTTGAAGACTGGCTTAAGGGTGATTTATTGCCTGAACTCGGCAAACAAGCTGGTGGATGGTTGTCAAAATTTGGTTCATTTGGATAACAAAAAGGGAGCCGTATGGCTCCCTTTTTTATTCTATCACCTGGACAAATTTGCTTTCTCCACCTAAATCGATGAGAGTTGACAAATAATTGTCTCTTTGTGTCTTTTCAGCTTTGAGTCTTTCTTTTTCTTCGTCTTCACGAGATTTCATGAATCCAGAAAAACCTTCAATCAGTTTGACTTCACCTGTTTGCATTAGCAAATCGCCGTCGTAAATCTCTGTTGATTCGTCGATTTGACTTTTGAAAACGGCAGAACAATCTATCAGATATTTCCTTTTTCCATCACCATATTCGCCAACATTGCTGACTTTTTTGAATTCGAAAATTGTTCCTCGTGGAAGAATAACTTCACGTTCTTTCGGATATTTCGACAATCCGTTAGTTATAAGAGCTGGGACCTGGATATTTTTGATAGCAAATGCAAATTGAGCCCCGCGTTTTCCAGCTGATTCAACTCGCGCTTCATCGTTTTCCTTGGCATTAAGAATGTCAATTTCAAACGCGGCAATAGACCCACCTAAAAATACAATAGGAACAGCAGAACATGACACGTAGTTAGAAAAATAAAACATTTTATTTTCCAAAGCTACTTTAGCTGGATAATTTGGGCATGACATACCCCGCCAAAGAGTGAGATTCTCGGGAAGTTTAATGCCTGCAATGTCAAAAGCTCTGTCAAGATTCTGTATATCATTTACGGTTTTAGCTGATGGTTTTATGTTGGCGATGAAAACATTGTTAATCTTCCGATAGTCATTCGAAGTGTAATTTTGTATAGCATCAACACATTCAGGTGGCAATCTTTTTCTCATATTCACACTACCAACAGTATCATCAAATTTTTCACCAAGATAACCCGCCCATTCCATAATAGCGCGTCTCACATCCTGATAAACCATGAAATCGACTTTTCCTTTCTTCACACCTGGGTGTTCATCAGGCATATTTTCATCTACCCATTCCTGTGCGGCTTTCTCTGACGTTTGACGAACCGTCTCCGCATAGAGAGCAAGCAATTCATGGCTTGACGCATCATATTTGTCAAAGTCAATTTTGTCAAGAGAATTAGCAGCGACAAAATTAGAGAATCTGTAATAATGCGATTCGCGTATTTGTTCTTTGGTTATCGTGTTATAAGCATTGATAACTGCTTCCTCAGCATCGCTAGTTGGCGGTTTTTTCTCGACTGGGCCAACGCCAAATTGGTCGTAGTAATTGTTTTCCTTGTCCGAAGAGGCAATACTGGTCGTGAATGCCTTAATTAAATCTTCACGTGGAATTCTGAAGTTTGTCATTGACTTAGTAGAGCGTTTTTCTTCTCTCTTTTCAATTGACCCAGCAATAGCTTCTGCCTTTGTGACTTTTTCACCAGTTTTCACATCAATGACGACATCGCCTACACTGGTAGATGAAACCGTATAAAGCTCAGGATCAATTTCCAATCCTTTGACACTAGTGATTCCTGTTGATTTTCGGTAAATCATAATGTATGTATACTTTTTGCCTCTTTCCAACAATTCCGGCAAAACAATAAACTTTCCACCTGATCGTTTTTGCAAAAGCCGGGATGTAATTCGCGCAATATTTTTAGCTTGGCCTTTCAGTGCCTTTGTCGGAAACATCAGAAGCGTTGCATCCATTCTATACCTGACAAGCATATTAACGATTTCGTCAGTTATCATATTCATTGCGCCAATGGGGTCACTACCGAGACCATCTCTCAGAATCTGGGGCGTGCCTTTTTCTGAAATCTGGATGACCTGAGTTTGCATGAATTTATCGCCAGGTTTGACCTGCTTCGCAGAATCACCTTTTGAAGTAAAATTACAGAATCGCAAAGCCAGATTTTCTGAACCAGGAACTTGGATGTTTAATACATACGGGACTTTTGTCTTTGGCAAAAGATTGACCACTTGGTATTTTCCACCCCCGCCATCAAATACCTCATCCAACTGTTCATCTGTCATCTCAAATAGCATCATTTTATTTTCCTTATAAGTCTAAAATATTATTTACACTACTAATGTTGTTCCATCGAATTGGCTTAGTGGAACTGCTTTCGCTTTAACAAAACAAAAGCAGACATTTCCAATCGCATACTCGAAAATCTCATCTATTACGAGTACAGTGTTTTTGTCCAAAATTACTTCGCACTCCTCCGGGTAGGGACTAATGCTTGCTGGAATCAAATGTTTCACGTTGGAGCAATCAATATGCATGTTTACAGTAACAGTTCGATGCGGGTCGCCATCGATAACAATTTCTTGTGTGGTTTCATTAAAATCGAGATGCCTGCATTCAGCAATGCCGTAATTGAAAAAAATCGGACAAAATGACGTCGATATGAAATTTTTAAAGAGAATAGACCCGCTATTTTTAAATTTCATATAATCTGCCTTATTGAGAGACATTCCTCTCCATACAGATTTATTAAAATTCTCAGATTCTGCCATATATGAATCCATACGTCGTATGCACTCGGTTACGAATTTTTTATTTGCATCGTCGAATATTCCAGACCGCAAAGCGGCAGAAACGTTTGAAAATTCTTCATCACAATAACTAGACACGTAATCGTCATATTTTTTCAAAGTGCATATAGAATGATGACTATCGATATATCGCTGTTCGAGTATGCGATTACACGCTCTAATTATATTAGATGAGTTTTTACCATGAAAGTCAAAAATTAGCCGCACTTGCTCGTATGACCCCAATTCCAAATTCATCCATGGCATATGTCCAATACTGGTATTATGAAAATTATCTGAAATTTTACATGCCCATTTGAATTCTTCAAAAGTTATTGGGGCATTTATCGTGTCCGCTGTGTATCCGCTAAATGACGGATAATGCGATTTAGAAAATTCAGGCTGTTCAATAATTGACACGGGTACAACAGTTGAAGGGTTTAGCATAATTTTCTCCAATAAGCTCCCGAAGGAGCTTATTCACATACTTTTACAAAGAACGGGAATTCGAAGTCGTCCGCCCGAACAGCCATGAGGTTAACACGGGTCATACGGATAACTTTCATTGCACGAATATCACCACTGCCAAAACGGCTATCGTTTGGAACAGTGGCATAAAACGTGTTTTCGGGTTTTTGGGGAAGCTGTGACAGCATAACTTCAGTTGCTTTCTCAAAAGCAGTTTGAGCGTCGTCGGCTTCGCCAGTGTGTTCTTCAAAATTGTATCGAACTTTAACAATCATGCGAATTTCTCCAATAGTTGTGTACGTATTCATACTATCAAAGCCGAATCAAAATGTACACAACAAAAACGAAAAAAGGCCCGAAGGCCTTTTTTCAGCCCAGAATAGCATCTGGGAAAACATCATGGATGTGATTTGGTTTTGATTTGTCACGTCGAATGAGTTGGAAAATAGGAAGAAACAGCTTGAATTTTGCTTCATTCGGCTTACGACCCTTCCTCTCTTGCAATCCATTGCATTTGCATTGGACAATCTGACCGATCAACTCATTTTTTATCAGCATAAGCGCCTGACGATCATATTCATGCCTTTCGCTGATAGGAATTTCGACTTTAGCACCATTTACCTTTTTATGGGTTGTGTCTTTTAAGCCGGAACCACATCGTACTCGAATTTGACCGGAATCATCTTCGAGAACAAATCCACCTACTTTAGTTTTGTCTTTTCTGTGAGGATAAACCTCGACGATTTTCAAATCTATTTCGACTTCAACTTTGAATTTGATTTGATCTGTTGTGCGAGCATTAGCCCATAGACCGTCTTTGTTTTTGAGGATGATACCTTCTCGGTCTTGATCAACATATCTCTGATAAATTTTTATAGCTTGCTCGTATGTCTCAACTTCTTCAGATTCAATGAGCTGAATGTTTTGATATTTTTGGGTACCGCCGAAAGCTTCAGTCAGACAAGCAAGAGTAGCAAATCGATTCTCGTAGTACAATTTGCTCTTTTCACGCTCGTAATAAACTTCCTGCGGAATAATATCCCATACGTTAAAAATCATTTCCGATTGTTCAACGTCGCTAATTGTTCCATTTAGAGCTTTATTGCTTAAACCATTGGACTTGTTTCGATCTGATTCGATTTCTTCTTCGTCATTTGTCTCAGGAATTCCAAACAGATCATCCAGCGTATGTTGTTTAGCCGTTTTAATGGATGCAGAGAATGGCGCCCGATGAATCAGTTCGCCGTCTATAACAAAATCACCATAATGGGGCAGAGTCTCTCTGACAACCTGGGCGAGTTCCTTCAACTGCGATGTAATGTCATATAACTTTAGATATTCGTTACCATTCCGTGACACCAGTGATACCTGTGAGCCATCTGCAGATACGAGAGCCATGCAACGGGCACCATCGGCTTTCAATTGAGCAATAGCAGGCCAACGGATTTTCTTCAAATTCTTTTCGCTGTACGGTGCTGCAAGAAACTGCGGTTGTTCAGGAATAATGCCAGGCCATGTTTTGTTTCCAAGAGCAACAGATGCTCCACAGTTGAGGTCCCTTGAAAGAATACGTCTGGCAACTTCACAACTTGCACTCGTCATGCTGTCAAGCATCTGTTGCATATAGTGAATACCTGCGTTACCTGTCAAATTTCGTGTGGAATATTTTTTGACAAGCTCGTCACAGAAATTTTCCAAACTCATAGGTCCAACCGAACCGCCGAAATTCAAACCTTTTGGTGTAATGCCGTACGTTAACTGACGGTTATACGCAAGGGTGAAAACAGTTTTGAGAAGGTTATTTTCTTTGTTGCGATTCAGGATTTTTTCTTTTTCTTTTGACGAATCAGTTGAGGAAATTTCATTCAGAATGTCTAAAATATGCATTTCATTTTACCTCAGGGACAGTAGGTTTATCTTGCCAAGTCGAATGATGTGACAAATCGATTGTATTTGGTTTTGGATCAAGTTGAACTAATAGCTTTTCAACATCGTACCAACTTTTAGCTGTGTGATATTTGTTGATATCATGTTTTACTTCACGCGCGCCTTCAGTTCGAAGCATATGAATTTGAGGTAATTGCGACATCGCATCGTGACAATCTTGGAGATTACTTACCAAATCATCGACAAAACAAACCAAACGATTTTTATATTTTTGCTTTACGGAAATGTAATGCGGCATTTTGGTTTCGCCGATGTCAACACACAGAATATCTTTGAACGCACCCGGGAAAAGTGTGTTCAGGTTGCAACACCGGTTGAGCAGAGCTTGGTTAGAATCACCTAGCGCGGTAATGGCAATAAAGTCATATTGATCTTTCAGTCGATTTACGACATCGATTGCATCGACATATCCAGAAAGATATTTGATGAAATCTGAGTTGTTATACTCGCGCATCAAAATATTTGCAATTCGTGCGTTGACACCGAACAATTCTTCACCAGTGCGGAATCGTTCGTCGACCAGAGTTTTCAAAATTTCGTCGGTCCGAATGCCATTTTTCTGAGCGAAATATGGGAGGCCAGATGTCCATTGAACCAAAACTCCGTCGACATCAGTCAAAATAATCGGTTTTTCGTATTGCATTATATTTCCTTTTCAAACCGCTTTTCAAAATAAAATGGGACCCGAAGGTCCCATTAATCACTTCTGGCGCTTGCGACCCTCGTGCTTAGGCTGACCAAACTTATCAATATGTTTGACTTGGCGAATAACACGAGCTACCAGAGCATCACCAACTTGATCAACACGGCTGTTGGATTTACGTTTGTAACCTTGACGACCAGTTTTCGGAGCTTCTACTTTTTTCTCAACTGCTTTCTTTTGCTTAGCCATTTTCATTTCCTTTTGTTTAATTTGTTTAATCTTATATTGACGATCAATTAAGCATACACGACTTGAATATCTTTCCAGTGGCATGCTGACAGCTTTCGACTATTCTTCGCACTGATTTCACCGGACAGATATCGAGGATCGGGTACATTGTGCATACGGCCATTTGGAATCAAAACTTGCATACCTACTTTCAAATGGTCCGGTACGTCTTTACCGACTGAAATAATCTCAGCAGTGAGAGGAACTTCAGGAAGATCGCGTTTTCCCAGAACAAATCCAGACTCTGAAATGATTTCATCACCTGCAGATGCCAAATTTTTTGATTCAAGAATAATGCTTTCAAATTGAGCAATAGGTGTTACGTTAGTCATGATTTTCTCTTTAACTGTTTTGTTGATGGGATAATTATAAGTTATCCCATCGTATTGCAAACTTCAGCACAGATTAAAAATTGGATTCGTCTTCTACGAGGAACCATGTATTGGTGCCATGTTTGTCGGACAAAAGCTCAAATCGCGAAGAGTTTTCTACCATATCGCTCAACTCATCGGGGTCGACGGATTTAAAATTCACATAACCCTTGCTTTCAGTAGAAACGTAACGCTCTTCGATGTGACCCATTTCCAGTTGATTGCGATGGTACGCGCCAATAAGGGATGCCAACGTGGACATACCAGTACCATTGATAGATACGAGTCGATCAACTCGGAACGACCGCCAGGCTTTTGCTTCCAAGTCGTAAACAACGACGTTCAGAATATTAGTTTCTTTGCGCTCTTTCTTTTCTTCAGACTCTGCTGCCGTAAAAGCTTTGTCGCCTTTTTCGGCAACTTCGATCAGGACAGCATCACGAGTAGCGAGCATTACTCGATGTGAATCGTCTGCTTTTCGGAAAATCAGTTCATGCTCGCCGTCAGCCAGAATAGAGAACAACATTTGTTGAAGCACATATTGTTTAGACATTTTATTTCCTTACAGTGTATTTGGTTTGTTCAGATAATTCGCCATTTCGCGACGAATGATTTCCGGCATATTTTGCTTACAAGCAGCAACAATCCGAGATTCAAGTGCTTTAGTATCGAGTTGAATTTTCATCGAATTACCTCATAACGAGAATTGCGAGTGAAAACGATAGTACGTTCTTCGAACTCACCGCGAGTATGGATTACCATATCTACGGTAGAAGTGCGAATCACTTTACCATCCGCAAAATCCGGATGACCAGTGACAAAGCCGATAAGACGTGGATAATAACCAAACAGCTTTTCGTTTTTGTCAACTTTGACAACGGCTTTGACATCGTCAAACCATTCGGGATCGATTCCCAGAGCGGCAGCTTCTGCGACGCTATTAACTTCAAAGAATTTGACTTCAAGTGCTGCGGCGTTAGGAGATACTTCAACGATCATAATAAATTCCTCAATTTTGGTTGCTTGTGGTGTAAATTTTCTTGATAATGTTGAGAGGCTGTTCGTTTTTCACTACTTCTACTCCAGACTTAATGAGTATGTCATCCCATCCGTCCGGGTTACGATCATATAACTCATTATAGACGACTCGCTTAATCCCCGACTGAGCTATGGCTTTTGCGCAATCTGGACAAGGAGAAACAGTAACGTGCATTTCAGCACCATCAATACTTTGCCCGGTTTTCGCAGCATACAGAATGGCGTTCAATTCTGCATGAATTTCATTTGCCTTTGACCATTCACTATGGGCTTGCCGATACATTCCTCGCAACTTACCATGAGAATCAAGCCAACCACTTTTCATCGCATGATCATCGCAATTAGCATGGTTGCACCCAGCTGGAGTTCCGTTATAACCAGTCGAAATAATTCGACCATCTTTCGAAATGATAGCACCTACTTTCCACGAAACACAATGAGATTCTTGTGCAACGATATAGGCATGTTGTAATACACTTGTATCTTTCATGCGATTACCCGAGAGCAACTGATGATAAACTTCGGCACAGGAGGTTGGGCCAACGAAATTGCAAACAAATAATTGTCACGTCCACCTGCACCATTGGCGACGATCAACTCAAATTCGTTGATGCTTATTTGAGTTATTGAAACCATCGCATTTTTGTCGCGAGCTTTGACTTTGTTCTGGAATTCGCTGCAACGCTTTTCCAACTCTGCTAGTGCAGCTTCGTAGGTGTCAAAAAACATTTTGTTACTCCGTTTTGATCATGTGACTATATTATCACACTAAACCGACATGTACACTACTTTTATTGATTTCTTACAAAAATGCCCTCCGAAGAGGGCATTTGAATCAGAAATCACCAGGTTGAACTTGCCAGCATTCCAGTCCGATACGACGCCACATATCAACAACTTTTTGACGATCATCGATTGCACGCATAGCACACCAATTGGGCTCGATCTGTTGCCAGAAAATTTCTTCTTTTACGATATCGTCGGAGCGAGAATCGCCTGCGGCACGCTGATAATGGGCCGCAGGGAAAAGACCAGCATTATTCAGAGCCTTGATAGAATCTTCTTCAGAAACACCATCACGGCCAGAAACGGTAATGCAAGCATAACCACGATCAACATACATTTTGAAAAGTTCTACGACAGAGTCGCGAGGAGTGTCATCCAGAACTTTCGACCAATCAAAGGCATGGCGGTGGTTGTTATCAAACAAGGTGCCATCCAGGTCAAAAATGATTGCCCGAGGTTTTGCAAAGTCAGGAGTATAAACCCGTTGGCCTCCAAAATCAACCATATATTGGTCATATTGACGCTTCACAACGAATTCAGGCAAAGCCCGCTCGCCCTTATAGCGATTACGCTCCATGAGAGTAGACAGAAGACCCGGCGCAAAATATTTCAGCACAAACTCAACGTTATGAGTATCTGCGAAATTTTTCCAAGTTCCTTGAGTCGTCTTATTCAGATTGGTGTCGGAAATAATGATAGTCTTGCTCATGGCAATAGCTTCGATCGCTGCTTTTTGAATAGCGTTCGTTACCAGTTGCTCATTATGCTTATTGAACTTGTAATCAGACCAAGTCCGGCAGCCAAAAAGGCTAAAACGAAAATCATCACGATTCAAATTAACGTATTTCGTAGGGTTTGCCCGAACTTGCTCATTTGCCCAGGTGCTTTTTCCGGAACAAGTAGGACCAACAGTCAAAATGAGTTGTTGAGATGCGAAACGTTCAGTCATTAATTGTATCCTCACATATTTGAATTATTTGTTTTTGATCTTTGACATATCTGTTGACATCGGTTAACCATACACCCAACTTATTGTAATCCTCAAAACTTAGTAAAGCTCCATTTTCGGTTGCTTTCCATGTTATATCGAGTTTATGTATCGGCGATGGTTTTGGCAACATGGGCTTAGATGCACAGGATGTGATCAGGAGACATCCGAGTAGAATGATGATATACCTCATTTCGTACTCTCCTGAAGTTGATCAGCTAACTTCTGGAAGCCCATATTCATTCGTTTTTCTAATAGTTGCGGTTTCTTTTCCGCAATTTTTTCCATTTGCTTTGTAGCTTTTGGAGACTTCAGCAGCGCCTCAGTGACGGGTTTTGCATTCTCATACGACTTAGTTTGGAATGATTTCATCGATTCTAAACTATTTTTTAGCGTAGAGATTTCGTCGTGTTGATTTTTCATCATAATGGCCATTAAGACCATTATGATGAGATATAACGCATTACTTTTTAGCCAACTGAGCAGCGAACTCAAAGTTAACAACATTTTCGCAGAATCCTTTGACAAGAGCGATGCCTTCGCTCCGTGTCAAACCATCAATCAAAATGCTTTTTCCGCCTTGACGAATATCAAGTTTGGCATGTTGTGGGAAAACATACTTCATGCGGCATGCATCTTTATGAGTGATGTTTACACGAATTTTGTCAGTCAGTGGAGACAAGATAAAATAGAACTTGGCTCCCATAAAATTGACATTCGGCATCGTTTCGTTAATAAACACCTTTGCGGGTGTGCCTGCAAAAACATTTTTCAACTCGTTCACAACTTCATTGACCATTGGGCCAATGTTAGTTTTAGCTTGTTGATAGTATTCCCGAGAGTACGATTTGGATTTTTCTTTCTTTTCGGCTGCAGAATGAGCAGCTTTGCGCAAATCAGTAATATATCCTACAACTTTACCGTTTTTGTCGAAAATTCGAATTCCATCCGAACTGCCGCCGAGAGCGTACGTGTTGATGAGAATTTCGACGGTGTAATTGTAATGATTCATTCGATTAACTCCATGTTGATTATGGATTTATTCTAATCATTACACCGTCAAATGTACACAGTTTTTGCAACTTTATTTAACGGTACGCCATTGGAACGTATGTTGCGTATTCTTTGATGATGTGCTCTTCGATTTTCTCGACAGCGAGTTCGCCGTCCCAATCGCGGCCGTACTGTTGCATAACTACGCTAAAAAGATACCGACAGTCTTTCATTCTCGCTTGTGCTTCGATAGCAAAACTTCGACGGTCAAAACCTCGCAAATCGTAAAACACTTCTGCGCAAATTTTGTGGTATTTAGCAACAGTATCAATATAAGCGGATTCAAAGGCCTCGATTTTTGCCAAAGCGACATTATCATCGGAAAACAGGCCACGAAGATCGTCGGAAGCACGTTCTTTGATGGCTTGGAACAATGCCTTATTGTTATTGATCGAGTCTTTGGTACGATGCAAAGAGGAGTACCAGTCGGTCTTCAGTTTGAACAGCTGGCCATCTGGCATAATACCGATAACTCCTTCAATATCGGTCTCGGCACGAGTCGCAGCTTCCCATTCTTCGGGAGTAACTTTACTCCAATCCGGGCAAGGATAAACCCCGATCATACGATGACGAATCAATGGGTCATCCAGCAGAGTAGAAAATTCTACATATTGACCTGTTTCATTGTGACGTACGTTGAGAACAATCAATTCTTCTTCCTCGTACGGAAGGACAACCCGATTGCTTGGTCCAACATATTCCATATTGAAAGTAAAATCGGGACCGGCTCGTACAATTGCATCGCGCAATTTTTTATAAGCAGGCGAATTCAACAGCACCATTGCTTTATTGGCTTGATCGGAGAAAACCGCAGCTTTAGATTTCAGATAAACGTAGCCTCGATCATGATAACTGCTAATCAGCGACCCATCCGCTTTTTCCATCAAACCGATCATCTTAGTTAAATCGAGCCCAATGGTCATGGGGTTTTCTTTCAGATTGAAGAACTTCTGCATTGGGCGAGCCATGATTCGAACTGGCTCGTTTTTATCATTTAGCTCAAACATAATGCCTCGACATTCCAAAGCATCATCCTGCAGCCAATCGGTATATGAAGCAATAAAATAGCTGAAAATTCGAGCTTTTGTACCCATACTCGTAATGACGTCCTTGAAGTAGAAATTGCCTTTTTCGGATTTTTCTACAACAGACATCAAGTTATTAAAAAGTTCAATTGTTCTGCTCATAATTTAACCTTCAGTTTTGAATTTAGAACAGGATTAAAAATCCCGATAAATTTTTTCTCTTCTGCGTCGAGATCAGCTATAACGTTTGACCCAGCAGGAGTAGTTATAACAATTTTGAAGCAATGCTTTATCCAAACACAAACTCTCTTACCTGAGTTTACTGCTTCTTCCAGAAACTTGGATTTTTCGATATGCGACTTGTTCGTATTTTTCCAATACTTGCCATTAGCATATGAGTCCATTCGTTTGTGCAAATTCTTTGTTTGACCAATATACACAACTTCATCATCAATCGTAAACAAATAAATGATGTGTTTTAGTGATGGGTCTTTAGCAAAATCTCTGGATATACGTCCGTTTTTACCTATGGTCAATTCTGCTATCTGAATGAATCCGTGTTCTTTTAATGTCATATGAAATCATCTACGCTTGGCACATCCTTAAACATGCGATTAACTAGATCAGCAAGAATATCTCCGTGACATGGCAATGGTTTGCAACCACACCCCAATTTCTTGCCTCGTAGTGATTCTAAATCGGCAAGAGTAATAGCCCCAGTTTTTATTTGGTGTTTTAAATGCTTTTTGTAATTGTCAAGATAATCCTGCCGTTTCCAATGGGGTTCTCCGTATGGATTACCCCATATGGTGCCTCGCTGTATACGAACGTCACATCTTTCATGCTTGACGTTTACAACGGTGCATATAGTCATTTACACAGCCATCGGTAGTTTAATTGTTGGGTGTGGGTCATACCCGTCCAGGCGGAAATCGGCTGCTTCCAGTAAACGCAGATCACTCAAACTGTCAATATCCGGGAAACTCAACGTAGGCAAAGGGCGTTCTTCACGAGAAAGCATACCGCCGAGATGACTCAGGTGATTTTCGTAAATGTGGACATCTGCACCAGAGAATACCAATTCACCAACTTCCAAATTGCAAATTCGAGCTACAATATGGACAAGAAGCGCATAGGACGCAATATTGAATGGCAGACCAAGACCAACATCAACGGAACGTTGGCTCCACATCAAACTGAGTTTGCCTTCATATACTTCAAACTGGAACGCATAGTGACATGGAGGCAAAGCCATTTTTTCGATATCTTCAGGATTCCATGCAACAACCAAAAGACGACGACTGTCGGGGTTTGCTTTGATTTGATCGATCACATTTTGCAGTTGATCGACCGGGTTTTTATTACCGAACATACGCCATTGCTTGCCATAAACGGGACCAAGGTATCCATCAGAATATCCAAGATCAACGGCTTGCTTGTTATAGTTATCATCCCAGATGGTTTTACGATCAGAGTTTTCGCCATAGGTCAATTTGCGCAGATGTTCGACATTGGTTGAACCTTGCATAAACCACAGCAATTCACCCACAACTGGAACAAATGCTAGACGTTTGCATGTGGTGGCCGGGAAGCCTTTGCTGAGGTCAAAGCGAAGCATTCGACCGAATACCGAACGGGTGCCTACTCCAGTGCGATCAGTCTTCTTTCGCCCATTGGTGATAATATCGCATACTAAATCGGTGTATTGAATCATTTCCAAATTCCTGCTTTAATGTTGGTGCAATGTTCACGATCAACTCGATACGCGATAGTATTCATTTTCCGTTTACCCAGGAAAACTCCTAGTGCGGTATCAGTGATATAAACTGTTGGGTCAATTGTATCATAATCAGAAGTAAGCATAAGAAAATTGATATGGAGTTCATCACACTTGTTGGCGACTGACAGTATCAGGCCAAGGCCACCGATAATCGATATATCATTTTCTGGATATAGTTCTTTTACCACAGAAATCCAGTCAATATCAATATTGATGAAATTGTCAGGAAGTTCACCTGATTTGTTCCGGCACTCACGCTTAGGATCGCCAATAACAACCATTACCCTTCCTGGAAGATTCTTTGGGAGCGACTGGAATGTTTTTGCACCCATAACACAGATAGTCCCATCGGTTTTTTCCCTGAAAAGTTTAAAGTCTTCGGGGATCGATGGCCATGGTAAATCGCCATCTTTACCAAATACAAAAACTCCATGCTCATGAAAATCCAACGGTACACCTAAAGCAAATACGGCTTTAATCACACTGGACCTCCGTGTTGGATTCGGTTAATTGACTTGATATCTGTTTCATCTCTTCAAGAGAAAAGGGGCATTTCAGCCCCATCGTATTAGACATAGAATTCTCAATAGCAGTTGCAATAATCTTCATTTATCCAGCATTTCGGACACAAGACTTGCAAAGGTTGTAATTTCTTAATTTTCATGTTAATCCTCGCATTTCAGCAGGAATTTGTTGTTGATCGCTTTAAAGTGAATCATCTGGCCATTTACAAGGTCAACAGATTTGTAAACGACACCTTCAGCAATCTTGTGGTTGATGGACGGAATATCCGCATCAGCCAACATTTCTTTGACAGTTTCAAATTGTTCAAACGGCTTGCAACGACCAAGCTGCGGTACCATTTCCATGCCGAGAGCACGGCACAGGTCGTGGAACTCTTCATCGGTAGCAAAACGTTGCTCTTCGATAAACCAAGCACGGAATGCGAAAATCCGGTACTTGTCGAAGTTTTCGCGGTTTTTCTGGATACCAGGACCCATCAGTTCACCCTGAATTGCGACAGATTTGCCCATCTTCTTCAGTTGTTCGATGATTTGGTAGTTTTCAACACCCATCCACCACTTGCTTTCGGGGTTATAGCGGAGAACCTGATTACGAGAAGCTAGGATAAATTGAGCGTCGTCGTAATCGTGAGCATATGGTTCATCTTCGGTTCCAAGCTCGAGGAACAGGTCAGGATCTGTTACCCATGCCATGGTGATAGAACTACCATCCAGCTTCAGAGACTTTTGGAACACAACATCTTTGTAACGAGCGCTGTATTTGCTGAAAATGTTTTGGCAGCGTTCTTCATCAGTTTTCGGAATGAAAACAGGGAAAGTACCGGCCGGGTTACAGCCAGAACCGTCTTGAGCCGGCTCATATTTGATAATACCGAGAATTTGGTCAAGACTTTGGTCCATTTCATAAACACCGAGCAGTTCTCCGATGGTAAATGCGTTAACCGGCAAAGCAATACCTTGAGAAAGTTGGCCGCGAAGTTTAATGGTCTTCACTCGAGCTCGCATTTTGCCTTCGTACATCCTGGCACGGGATTCCAAAAATTTGAAAGCAGGATTATCCATCGGCAGCATGGAATCAATTTCGAAATATACGCAATCATCACCAACTGCGAATTCACCTTTCTTCACAACTACTTCCCAGCCGTCGATGGTTGCGCATTCGATAGCATCAGCACCCGGGATCGGCTGAAGATCGGCAATTTTGCGAATAGAAGCCAGCTGACGTTCATTATTAATAATCATATTAATCATTCCTTACTTAGTGAAACATTATAAGCCGGAGATTGTTTTATTTTAGTGAGGTCATTTTATCATGACCTCACCAGTTGCGAACTTATTCTTCAGTCTTTTTGCTCATGTCTTCAAATTCAAGACGCGGACAAATTTTAGACTTTTTGTTCTTGACAAAGGTGATAATCAACGGTTCTTCTTTGTACGGTGGCTTGAAATTTTCTTTGGCCCAAACAAATCCGAATATTACTGCGACAACCAGCACAATAGCAGAGGTGACGGTGACAGTACCTACTACAGCAGCAAGGCTCCAGTACAATACCATATTATCGAGGGCAAAGCCAATTCCTTCGAAGATTCTGGCACCAATAGATGTGAAAAAAGCAATGAGCAGTAAAATCGAGCCGGTGATCCATGCGATCGTAAACACGACTTTCCAGAAATACGGGCACAGAGAATTAGGGATACTCGTGTCGAGAGACTTCAGAAAACGATAGTGCCAAGATTTAGTGTTAATTTTCATAATATTTCCTTTTGAACAATGTTTTGAGTTAAATCACTTCGATGTCAAAATATTGACGCTCTGACATAAAAATCGCGGGAGTCCAGTATCCATCGAGCTCAAATTCTTTGCCATCTTCGAGAATGACAATATCACCATTCTCTTTATTGACAGCAGTCAGCTCGTAATGCTGCATATACTCAGCAATTGCGCTATTAGCTGCAGATAAAGCTGCAAATTTAGCACGAGCTTCAGGAGATTTGAATTTGATGAGAACTATGTTTGATGACATTTTAATTTTCCTTAGAGTTCGAATCTGATATTGCTGGGGAATTTGACGTCATTTACTTCTTCAAACTTGGCCTTATAGTCCAAAACCCAACCACCGCACGGCTTAGTTTTGATGAATTCGAAAAATTCATCTTGACCTCCAAACGCAGCAACCGTTTTTTCACAACGACTTACATGCAAGGCCAGAATTTCTTGTGGCAAATCCGAACCCTTGGTGTCAATTGGATAATCGAGAATGTCTTTCATTTTTATTACTCCTTGGTTGATTTGATGTAGACATTCTACACCATGTGGCATAGTTGTACACTACTTTTTGAAAGATTTTGATGCAAAAAAAGGAACCCGAAGGTTCCTTTTCTATATTAGCCGAGAAGAGCATCCAGATCGTCATCGAGATCAGAAGAAGCATTAGGCACGGATGGCTGAACTACATCAGTGTCGAACGAGGTAAGCTGTTCGTCGAAGTCATTCAGTTCGCTAGACAGAGAAGATGCGGCAGAAGCGGCAGAGCCAGCAGCGATGGAAGTACCCATTACTTGCTTGAATTTCTTCTCCAGTTCTTCAAGAGGCTTGAATTCGGAAGGAGCAACGATTTTGCTCAAATCTTCCATGCCATCAGTGAGGAACTTTTGGAATTCGGGGTCGTTGATTTTTGCAATTTCGGATTGAGCCAAGAACTTGCAGTCATCGTAGTTGGTAAAACCACCAACTTTCTTGGTTTTGTAAACGAAGTTTGCACCTTCGAAAACGCAAGTCACGTCTACTGGAGTTTCGCCCATTTCCGGATCGACGTTGATCATGGCGGTAATTTTTTCCATTACCTTTGCGCCAATGCGAATCTTCATCACCTTGCCTTCATTTTCAGGAGTGGCAGGGTCTTTGATTACTAGAATGTTTGCCCAATAGGAAGTCTTACGCTTCAGCAGCTTATATTCTTCAGCGTTGGTGTTGTAAGAATCATTGCGGCTGAGATGTTGGCAAACCGGGCAGTTGTCAAAATCACCGTTGGTAGAAGAACAATTTTCAATATACCATTTGTTATTTTTCTTGAAGCCGTGGTTAATCAGCTTAACAAACGGAAGACCTTCATCACCTTTACCTGGAAGGAAACGAATTACGGCTTGACCATTACCAGCTGCATCAGTTTTCAGTTTCCATTCATTCTTATCTCCACCGAAACCACCTGCATTACCTTTCAGAGCGGCCAGTTGAGCTTGAAGTTGAGAAGGATTGCTGCGCTTGAACATATTTATTTTCCTATTTTATTTTGACAGTTGTTTTTGCGTTTTTACATTTTACATCAATTTTGATATAGCTAAACTTCAGCTTTAAACTCTTTTACGTGTTGAATAAACTTGGCTTTAGCTATGTCATTATTTATTACTACCAATTTCCGGTAATTGACCAATTTGGTATGCCAGTTCTGCCAGATTATATCAGCTGACATTTTCTCATCGATTTTGTCGATTATACCAAGGAATGAATCAATAACCAAAAATGTTTCTGTTTTGATCAGGCCAGATTGGAGTAATTTGAAAATTGGGCTCGTTTGTTGTTTTTCATTATACTCCAATAGTTTACCTATCGGAACATTGACTTTATTGGAAAAATACACCAGGTTTTTCAGGTCTTCCCTGTATATTTCAGGGAATCTGATGTATCTTCCCAACAATTCTCGATGGGCTGCCATTGCATCTTCAGAAACAAGATCTCCGGCCCAGCCATTTGAATTTTCCAAAAACGTTGCCAGAAATATCTCTGTCAAGTCTTTAAGGTGAAATTTATCGCTCATCTTATCAAAGAAGTACTTATCTCTGCGTTTATTAAACGCAGCATCAGTAACTTTCATATTCCAACTATATTTGATTATGTCATATTTTCCAGCCATATGTTGTTTCATCATCAAATAAAGCATAAACGCGCCCTTTGCACTAATAAATCTATCAGGTCTAGGCGGATATCGAAGAGCGATCATATAAATCTCACATCAAAAAGTCCAAACTATTTCGTGTCATCGATTTTGCAATGGAAGGTCTAAGCATGTCGGAATCGACACATTCTTTTGAAAGTTTGTCAATTACCGCTCGCGGGATATATTTGTGGCACGAGTTAATTTCTAAAGAATTTTCTTCCAACCACTGAACACATGCTTCCAGATATGTCAATCCAGTTTTAACCAGATTTTCTATCTCTATCCCGTTTGCGGTTTTATCATTCAGATTGTTCGGATTTGACATCATTTGCCTTTAAAGGTTTGGTCATACACTGAAGTAACTTCATCGGCAGCATCTTCAAACTGCTCACGTTCCTGCTTGTGGTAAATCCGGAACAGCTGATTGAACAGTTTGCCGTCAACACCACATTCAGTAATGGCAATATTGCGCTGCTCTTTTACCTTTTCAGCATAAGATTCTTGCATGGTGCGCAGATTTGATGCTTCGGTAATAATTTCTTGGAGACGTTCGCCATGAACAGCCGGGTTGAATTCGACTTTTTCTTTCTTTTTCTTCTGCTCTTTCATGTTATTTCCTTAGAATTGATTTACTTTATCGAGAAGTTTAACCAAGCCATTTTTAACAAAATAGCTGTACAATTTACCACGAGGATTGACTACTGAAGAATTATAAGCTTGAATGATTCGATCCGAAACATGTGCTGGAATTTTATCCAAATCAAGCAGCCGGACATTCATATCCCAACGCTTTTGCCATTCTTCATTTTCCAACGCAGCTCGAGGGTCTTCAGATTCAACAATTGAATTGATCCACTTGGTGGAACAAGGTGGAGCACGTTCACCTTCGACACGGTCAAGGACAAATGTATCACGAACTTTTATTCCCGAAACACCATCTTTTGCATCACCCTTAATCAGTTTAACAAACAGGTCATGCTTTGGACTGCCATATTTTGGCTTTACTGCTTTCTTCTGAGCAGGCGAATATTGCTTGACACCCTTGTATTTGTGCAATTGGGTAAAGTCAGAGTCAGAAGAAGAAATCATAACACATCGACCTTCTTCAGTGAACTTTTTGACCAAAACTGCAATAATATCGTCGGCCTCAGTTTTATCAAGTTTGATCATCTTAACACCTGGGTAGATATTAAGCATTTCGCTGACCACTTTATTGATAATACTAAAGAGAAGTTCCCAATCCCATGGAGATTCTTCTTTATTAGCTTTTCGGTTTAATTTGTAATACCAAGCAATGTCGCGTCTCCAATAACCATTGGCAGAATCGTCGAATGCGATAATAGTTTCAGGATATTCGTTTTTGAACTTTTTGACGTTGTTTCGAACTGTATCCAGAATTAAATGTCTGAGCATTCGCTCATTTACATCTTCAGGAGTAAAGTTAGCCATTATTGTCGCGATAATTAATTGAGATGCGTCAATAATATTGACATCATCCTTTGTGGTTTCACCCATGAAATCATTTAAGTTCATATCAATTTCTCTTATTGAACACCTAGACATACTAACATAAATAACTAAGTTAGTAACAGGAGAGCTTCAAAAATGTTAGGACAAGCCTTTCGCGCCACAAGCGGCCTTGATGCAGCTGGCGAAAAACTGATCAACGTTGCAATGGCCGATAAGACAATTTTGTCCGATGGCGTTAGCGTTGGATTTTTCCACAAATATAACACAATTTACGAATATGACAGCACCCGTGGGTATGATGCAAAACATGCTGTAATTTTCGAGCGTCGAATTTATTACGCAAAAGCAGATATTGCTTCCCCGGCTGGAGCTTTCGACGTCACAAAATGGACTGGTCTCCGTGTTGACCCAACATGGCAGTTCATTAACTCGACTGGGCCCGCACTTCAGCTGAGTTCTGGTCAATATATCACTGCTGACAATAGATTCAACAATCTGGTTTTCAACTTGCCAACATCACCAGTCGATGGCGATACTTTGGTAATAAAGGACGTAGGCGGTCAACCAGGTGTTAACGATCTGGAATTTGTATCTATAGGAACAGCAGTCATTGAATTCAAGGCAGCCAGTGTCGGTGCTCGCTTCCGTGCAACTGTCCCATTCTGCCAATATATGTTCGTCTATAAAGCAGCTGGAAACAGATGGCAAGTAGATGTAGCAGCTACAACAATGAACAGTTATTTTGTTGAGCCATCGATTCAAGGATTCCAGTTGCAGGCAGGGATGGTTACCTGGAGACGTACTGCTGCAGGAACAATTCGCCTTATTCTGCCAAAACACGCCAGACATGGCGATGTAATTACAACCCATGATATTGATGGGATGAACCCGATTAACCACTCGACTCTTGAGATTTACCCAGGTTCAGGTCACAATATTAATGAAACCGGTGTTACAAAAATCGAATCACGCACATCTGGTTACGGATCATTCGTATTCGATTTTCCTTCTTTGACTTGGAAAGTATGGGATGGAGACCAAAGGACACGCATTCGTGTTACCAAAACTGACACAGCACTGCTGCCGTTTGAACACATTCTGGTGACTGGCAACAGTAATTTGCCAAGTCAGACCACCGTGCTGACTCTTCCAGAGGAAGTAGCCATAGGTGACCGTGTTCAAATCACCATGGATTATCTGAGAAAAGGTCAAACTTGCACAGTCAGAGTAAGTCCAGATTCAAATGAGCTGATTGTTGGTTCGAAAGCTCAAATGCAGTTCCAGCGTCGTTCGGAATACCCGATGACAAATGGGTGGGAATTGGTTTCATCTATTTCTATAAGTGCTGACACAGATTACGTTCCATATATCGAGCTAATGTACGCACAGTTAGACCCGTCCCTAGTGGGTGTTACTTCTTCACAATACGGATGGATGATCGGAAATGTTCAACCAAAAGTTGAACGTGTTGATGCAACTCGTCGTGATCGTCTGGGCGTGGCTGCTCTCGCGGATCAAGCAGAAGTAAACAAAAATCACGAAGATAACCCGAATGACGAAACTATTGTCACACCGAAAACATTAGCTAATAAAACTGCTACTGAAACTCGTCGTGGCATTGCCCGTTTGGCAACAACAGCTGAAGTCAATCAGTTAAGCACTTCAACTTATTTGGATGACATTATCGTCACTCCGAAAAAGTTAAATGAAAGAACTGCTACCGAAACTCGGCGTGGTTTAGCGGAGATTGCAACTCAAGCAGAAGCAAACGGCTCAACTGACGACATAACAATTGTGACTCCCAAAAAGTTGCATAATCGTATTGCGTCAGAAACTCTGACTGGTATCTTAGCAGTGGTTTCTAAAAATGGAACAGCTGGAACTACTCGCTCGGCTGCAGGGACTGGCATATATAACAAAGCCGATCATTCGAAGGCTGTCACACCGTTAACCCTGGATGAATTCAAGGCTACCGAAACAGCTAAGGGTATAGGTTATATTGCCACACAGGCGGAAGTCGACGGGGGATCATCTGATCCACTTGGTCCATTGCTTGTGACAGCCGAAAGATTGGGTGCTCGCCGAGCGACAGAATCAAATCACGGTTTGATTGAGATTGCAACCCAGACCGAAACAAATGCCGGAACTGATGATACACGTGCTATTACTCCCAAAAAGTTGAATGATCGCACTTCAACAGAAACTCTCGCTGGTATTGCCCGTATTGCCAATACATCTGAAATAGATACTGCGACAAACGATTTAACTATCGTCACTCCATTGAAATTGAAGAATCGTTTCAACGATACAGCAAGAATTTCGGTAAACGCTACCGATGGTTTGACCCAATCTGGAACCATTTGGAGCACTGTTTCTGTCGGTATAAGTCTTGCAACCGAAGCTCAACGTGGGACATTGCGTGTTTCAACTCAAATCGAGGCAAATGGATCTAGTTCAGACGATACCATCGTAACTCCAAAGAAACTCGATGGAAGAAAAGCGACAAGAACCCTGGACGGTATTATCCGAGTTGCGACAACTGCTGAAGTTAGAACCGGAACAGCTACCAATTTGGTCGTTAGCCCAGAAGACTTCAAGTACATGGCGCAAACTGAACCAACTTGGTCAGGAAATGAAACACGTCGTGGATTTGTCAAAGCAGCAACAGTAGAGTCAACTTTCGTTGGAAACAATACTGCCGGATCCACTCAAGCATACACAAGCTACGAAAACGACGGTTTGGCTGTTAGCCCTCGCGGATTGAACTATGCGTTGCAAAACTACCTGCCGCTGAATGCTACAGCACAAAACACGCTGTCTCTGGGTGGTGTTGTTGCTAATGATTGGGTTCGTCGAACAGTTGCACAAACCGTAACAGGTGGAATGACTTTTACTGCCGCAATGGTAGCTGCAGATATTACTAATGCCACAACAACTAGCTCAAGAGTGATTATCGATAATACGTCGACAAACTCTGTTCAAATAGGTAAAACTAGAGCTGGTGGAGCTAATGGTATCACCATACTGGCTGGAAGCGATGCTGCAATAAACGATTGGGCATTTATTGCCGGTGGTGTTGGTGGTTCTGAAGTTTCTGGCAGTGAAATCGCTATTGCAACTAAAGTCGGTTCAACTTTCTCTAGTAAGTTGAAAGTTAATAGAGACGGCGATGTACGAATTGCACAGCATATAAAATCAACTGATGGTTTCCTTGTTATGGAAAACACGGGTGCGAGAATTTATCTGGGTGGAACCGAATTAGCAGCGAATCAATTTGCACAATCTGTTGCGGGCGGATTCATAGTTGGTAATGCTAGTTCAACAATGGCTGTATTGGCAAGCTCTACTGATGCCTTCACAATTAATGGCTCACCGGTAATTAATACTGCCAATGCTCAGGCAAAACTCAACCCGACATATCTTCGCCGTGACGGTACATCGACTATGACTGGAGCAATGCTTCTGTCAAACACCGGTGACAATGTTAAGTATTTGCAATTCAAAAACTCAAATCGTTACATTACCTCTCGTGGAAATGACTTCGTTTTCGGAAATACCGATACAGCGAGTGGCCGTGTGTGTCTTGATACGAATCAGAATCCAATCGTAAAGATCGGAAACTTTGAGTACGAGATTTATCACAAGGGTAACAAACCTACTGCTCAAGACGTAGGTGCAGTTGATATTACAGGTTCATCTTCCAATAATATAACGATTAGAGATTGGATCAAAATTGGTAATGTGAAAATCGTTGCCAACAACTTGACCAAGACAGTTGAGTTTATCTGGGAAGAATAAGGAATCGTTATGGCAGAACAATTTATGGCCCATCTTGGGCCATCTTACGTTGAATCAAATCACTTAGGTGAAAATAACGCAATAAAGTACATGATACAGGCACTTGGAGTCAATGATGACTCCAGTGTCAGAGTACCGTATGTCAAAATCAATGGTGTTTCGGTTTTGCCTTCGTATGGGAGGGGTTTGAACGCTATCACTATTTCTCCAACCGGAGTAGCGTCTAATTTTGCGACATTTGACATATATGCTAGACCCGAACATCTTGGTACTCTAAGAACATATCTTATGTCTGCACCATCCGGCAATACAGTAGTATTAGTTTCGCATGACGCTATCGGATCGTCAGAAGATTTTGATGCATTCATGAAACAGTACGGAGCTATGTCGTGGCCTGGTTCTAGTTATCTAAATCGACAATCTGATGCTCTTTTTACTCCGAGAGCATATAGAAGTTCATATGCTGCAATTTTCAATACGACGTTAAAGCGTTTTTGCTACGAGAATTTTGTTGGGAATAATCCTAACAGTTTCGCAGAAGACACAAGTGCCTATTTGCAAGTTGTTTTTGACGACGTTGTCGATATTGGAGCTTGTGGTTTACCATCAAGAATCGATGACATAAATGAATATTTCTCAGTGGGGAATCAATACGAATTTAAGCGTTATTTGTCTGAAAATATAACAACACAATGGGAATCAATATATCATATCCAATGTGAGCTGTACAGCGACCAGACGTTAGTCACCGCAGGCGGAAGATGTATTTTTTGTATATGGACGCAAGACTCTTCAGGCACATGGAAAAACAGCATATGGCTAGGAACACACACACCGACTCCAGGAGTGTGGGCAAAATTTGAAGGTTATTTCAAACTGCCAAATCAAAGCTCGGGGGCGACGATTTTTGCTTCTGCGGCATACCGGTATCCGTCAAACGTCAGTGCTGGAACAGCAGGTGTGCGAAATGTCACTATAACGCGGGTTACAAGGGACGATGATGATAAAGTAGCGGATGCAGCAATTGGTGTGAACGGTATTAGAGCTAATAGCATAAGCAATGTCGGCAATTACACAAATCCTGTATTACAGCTTTTGAATCTGAAACCGAAGAATATCATTACTTCAAACGATTTTAACGAAAGATAAGGGCCTCTTGGCCCTTTGTTTGCTTTAAATAGAATAAAATCCTGGCTTCCAGGTTTTGGCCCCGCCAAAACTTATCCTTTATGGCTTAATAGATATTATAACTAAAAGGATAAAAAGATAAGTTCAAGCAAGCTTGAACCTGGAGCCAGGATTGCTTTTAATTTGAGTGCTTTAAATATAACAAGAAATCACCAATCATTGGTTAAACAAGGGAGCCCATATGGCAGATTTAAAAGTTGGAACCACTGTCGGTGGTTCACCTGTTTGGCACCAAGGCAATCTTGCACTGGTACCAAGCGGTAATGCTATCCTGTACAAGGGAGCAAGAATTTATTCGGAAAACGATAAACCGAGCGCAAATGAACTTCAGGTAGTATCTCGTGCTGGCGATACTATGTCAGGTGCTCTGAACATCGAAACTTCCACTGATTACCCATTAGCGCTTAAGTCAAGCGTTAGTGGTCCTGCTTATATTCGTTTTTCAAAGGGAAATACGCTTCAGTCATATGTTGGAACTGATGCGGCTGGTGACTTTAAAGTCGCAATGACTGACGTCAACGGTTCATGGGCATTTGATGGGCTTAAAATCGCTAAATCTAACGGCGATGTTTCTCTGAAAGGAGCGTTGGTATCCGCTAATACTGGAAACTTTGATATAAAGTATGGAAGTGTCCAGTTTATTCGAGCAAACTCGTCTAAAAACGTGTACATTGGCGCACCTGGCGGAACTGATTTGGTGCTCGGTTATGCCCAAGATGGAATGACTACCACTAAAATTCGCTTTGATTCCGCCGTATACAATAAGACTGGTGGACTTTTGATTAGCGACACCGGTCTTATCCAACGCTCTGCTATGGATAATCCATACTATAACCAGACCGAGGCTGACGCAAGATTCATCAGACTGAACACCAATACTGCTACAACTGGTTATTTGCTGAGCAGATCGTCTGATATGGGAACACCTCATAACCTGTCAATGGGTTATGCTGGATTCTTCAGACACAATGGTTTGAGCGGATTCCGTGACTTGACTATTAACGTTTCTACTCCATCTTCCAGTAACGGTGCACATGCCCGCGGTATTACTTTCGATTACGGAAGTATCGGTTATGGTATGTACACATACGCATACGACTCTGCAGGCACTAAATTAGCAAACCAAAAGATTTATACCGAAGCTGATAAACCTACTCCTGCAGAAATTGGCGCATTAGCTGCCGGCGCAAATGCCGTATCTGCATCCAAGTTGCAAACCGCAAGAACTATCAGTTTGACTGGAGGCGCAACTGGCTCGGTATCGTTCGATGGTAGTGCAAACGTTTCTTTGGCGGTGACCGTAACGAATGACAGTCATACACACTCCGATTACGTCAAAAAAATCGGCGACATTATGTCTGGCAATTTGGCTGTTCCAAAAGTTCTTTTGTCTGCTGCACAAGGAGCAGAAGCTAATTCTGTTGCTCGCAGAGATTTTGTTGAATCGACCGTTACTGCTTCGGGTAAAGGTGTGAAAGATTTGACAATCGCACTTCCTGCTGGAGCACCGACTTCCGGGTATATTCCAGTTCTTTTTAAAACATATGGAACATCCAATTCGTTTGTCTTCATCGATACTTTGACTGGTCATGAGTCGCATCCAATGAACAATTGCTCATTTACCGGTAATGTTCGCGCCAGTGGATGGGGTGACGGTGGAAGTTATGCCGTAGGCCAGTTTACGATTTATTCTACATCAGAAAGAGCAATTCACTCAATCCACGGACCATCTGAGGCCGTAGATGGGTTTGTTGTTTACGTTGAAACACGTGCTTTCCCGATAAGAGTTAGAGTCGATATCGAAACAGCCGTCACCGCCTATGCAACTGATGTTACATATGGAACATCTATCTTTGCGGTTAATGGCCAAGTAAGTGGAAATACAAAAACCATTGTTCTTGCGAATTTTGATAAAGGCTCTGGTACTTATAACGGAAGCAATCGTGTTTACGATAACGGATATAACCCAACTCCAGAAGCAGTAGGAGCTCTTCCAGTCAATGGAAATGCCGTTACGGCTTCTAGATTACAGACAGCTAGACTTATTGCAGGTGTTCCATTTGATGGCACATCGAATATTTCGATTTCTGCAACTAACGTTGGTGCGGTTGCTAAAGCTGGCGATGCAATGACCGGTGGGCTTACGTTCGTCGATGCTGCCTGCGAGCTGGGCTGGGTCTTCAATTCTGATTACGCGAAGATTGGTTTCAAGAATGCCTCTGGCGACGACACCGACAGCTACATGTGGTTCAAAACCGGGGATAACGGTAACGAATACTTCAAGTGGCAGAGTGTAAACGGAGCGAACACTACCGATTGGATGTCACTAAAGCCTACAGGGCTGGTCGTGGCTGCTGGGGTGACCGCTCCGACATTCACGGGCGCTCTTGCTGGCAATGCGGCCACGGCAACCAAGCTGGCTACGGCTCGCCAGATTAACGGCACCAACTTTGACGGTTCCGGCAACATCACCACGGCGAACTGGGGTACAGCCCGCACCCTGACTATCGGCAACGCTGCTAAGTCCGTTAACGGTGCGGGTGACGTGTCTTGGTCGCTGTCTGAAATCGGGGCTCTGCCTGTTGCTGGTGGGACTGTATCCGGGATGCTAGGAGTCACAGGGATACTTGACCTTGTAGGGTCCTCTGCTGACGACATGGCAGACATTGTGTGGAGAGCACCTGATGGCACTGAGCGAGGGCGCCTGTGGATTGGGGGCACGATAGGGGCTGATAACTCTCTCACATGGCGTAGTGGCGCAAGTGGGGCTACCTACAAGATTTACCATGAAGGGAACAAGCCGACTGCCTCGGATGTTGGCGCATTGTCTATTGCTGGCGGTGAAATGGGTGGAGTCGTCGCATTCCGTGGCAGCGCTAATTTATTGAATGTTACTGACGGCGCTAAAATTCGGTACTTCAATGGTAATAGCGCTTGGTTTCATACTTCGGTTAACGCCGCGGGCGAGTTTGAGGTCTCTACTGGTGGTGTCGGAGAAACTTCTATAGCTACCATAGATTATTCTGGCAAGATTCGTACTTCTAACCAAGGCGTTTTATACGGTGACAGGAGTAAGCCCACTGCCTCGGATGTTGGTGCGGCTCCGGCAGGGTTCGGTCTTGGAGAGTACGGCAGGGTTATCGGCTCTGTTCTAGGGGACACCCCTCTGCGCCGCCAGTCGGGCTTCTTCCAAGGATCCAACATTGCGGGCATTCCGAATACTGGATGGACATATCTCTTCAACCAAGCTCACGGAGACGCAGCAGGATACTTCGGATACTTGGCTATCAACTTTGCTGGAACGCAAGCGTGGATTGGCGGACAGGAGGGCGGTACCCAGAGAGGTCCTTACGAGCTGGTGAAACAGAACGACAGGTTCGTGGCACAAAATGCTGTGGGAAACGACTACAACCAGTGCGCTATCGAGGTGAACGGTAATACCGCTATCGACAGCCGTCCCGGGATCGGGTTCCACATGCCAGGGCGCTTTGCCAGTACGCTGCATCTTTGGGAAGGAGGAGACTTCCGTTTCCACACACAAGGATTCGGTTCGTATGCAGGGATTATGACAGGAAATGTGAACGCAAATGACGTCTACATCCGGTCAGACCGGCGATTGAAGAAGAACCTTGTGGAAGTGCGGGATGCTCTGCGGAAGGTGTCATCGCTGACCGCCTACTCCTACGACAAGAAGCAGACGCTTGAAGCCACCGAGTACGACAAAAAAGAGGTCGGATTGATTGCACAAGATGTCGAGCAGGTGCTACCCGAAGCTGTTACTCGTGTAGTGGATTCAAGTAACAAAGACGGGACCGAAATCCTGACGCTATCAAACTCCGCATTGATTGCGCTACTGGTGGGGGCAGTCAAGGAACTCTCCGAGAAGGTGAAGGAGTTGGAATATGGCCGTACCTAACGTTCCCTTCTGGTTGTCTCAGGCAAACACCGAGTTCCAGGCCAATGGATGGGGCTCCAACATTCTGAGTAAAGCCGGTCTTGGCACAACCGGTTTACTCGGGCAGTTGGCTGGTATGGCCCGTCTTCAGAAGATTGCTTCTATACAATCCGTTGTCACTGGAAACAATACGCCGCCAGATGCGACGTTTAGCTATAATGCATCAACCAATCAGACAATCTACACTTATATAGATGGCACAACCGTTAAATCTTACCCCATTTTCAATGGTAGGGCATGGGTGCGTATACGAAATGGTGGAATCACATATGTCAACTGCACAGAGGCTCGGTGGTATCAAGTAGATGGCGTGCAACGTGGCGTATTAAATCCAAACAAGGGAACAGTTCGATCTCAAACTTACGAGTTCGCTGCCACTGAAGGCGGAACAATAGTTTATACTGTAACTGCTGCGTTGAACTTTATATAACATTAGGAGGCAAAATGTCTCAACGACATGGGCGATTTTGGAGCATAGGGTATAACGCGATTGGTTATACTGGTGATATCAAAAAGCCAAATTGGTTTACTAACGTCCGGCGCTTTGCCGGACTATCAGCCGCAGGCAACGCGGCAGACCCCCAGCTGTCATCGTTCTATTTTGGTCAAGGAGCAAGTCCTAACGGAAGATGGGTTTCGCGCTATTTCAATAAAAGCAGATCACCTTCGCGATGCTACATGTGGTCTGGCTCTAGATATCCATATAACCGCAATCAGAATTTCAGTTACTCTACAGAATTAACTCAAGTACAACGTGCAACTATAAAGGTTGGGTACATTGGCACCGGGCGGGCTTCCCACCGCGGGGGAGATCTCGGATACGTTAATCTACGATGGAGATGGGATAACCAGCCATGGCAAGAAACTCGAGTATACACGCCACCAGATCAATATGTTTCTGACTGGTATGGCTCGCGCACTTTCAACTTTGCACACCCGACAGGTCGAGGCCGAATACAATTTGAAGTATTCGGAAACTATGGAGATTTTGATCAACATGATGTGGGTGATAGAGGTCAAAATTCGTCATGGTCGCCATATTTGAATATGGCTTTGCCGGGCGCTGGCCATCTTGCGGCGTATAACGGCGAGCTGTTTAAATCATTTTCTGGCCACCAAACACGTCAATATTCGGAAAATAATTGAGGAGAAAGCGTATGACGTTAGAAGACATGCTCATCTACGATGAGGGAAGAGTTTTGAAAGTGTATTGGGACCATCTGGGGTACCCTACTATTGGGATAGGTCACCTGATTATACCCCAGAAGACATCTGATATGGCCTTAATAAACCATACATTGAGTAAACAGGTTGGTCGCCAGGTGAACGGGGTTATCTCTGAGAGTGAATGTAGTGCACTGTTTAACTCTGATGTTCAAACGGTCAAAAGTGAAATCAAGAAATACCCTAATATCAAATTAGCATATGATGCTTGTGACCCTATTAGAAAAAATGCTATTTGTAACTTAATGTTCCAAATGGGAGGTCCTCGTCTATCTGGATTCAAAAAATCACTTGCATTCATAGCCAATAAGGACTGGTCTAAAGCATACTCTGAATTGCTTAATTCATCTTGGGCAAAGCAAACCCCCAACAGGGCAATGCGAGTTGCAAAAGTTGTACTAACTGGCACAATGGATTCTTATAAATGACATTTCGGCACCGTTAGGTGCCGAAAGCATTAAATAGAGCTGTTATACAGGAGTAACAACTTTATGAGTACAGAAAACCAAACGCAGGGAACTCAAACCCCTGGTCGTGCGGGGATTCTGATGGAAATTCTGGACCGATTGTTCAAAGACGCTGTCACCGGCGAAGTTGTATTTTATCGGGCAATTTTGCTGATCCTTGTATTCATACTTGGTTTCAGTTGGTACAACAAGGACGAAATCTTCAATGTTTATCGAGATACTCGTTTTCAAAATTACCAGGAAATTCTTCAAGCCGAACGCGATAGAAAATTTGAGGTAGCGACACAAGAACAGCTTCAAATAGCACATGTTTCAAGTCGAGCAGATTTTTCAGTTATATTTTCTTTTAGACCTAGAAACTTGAACTATTTCGTTGACATGGTCGCCACGGAGGGGAAAACGCCGTTGGAACTTGTAGATATGGAAAAGGGCGGGTATCCAATAAACAAAACATCTAATGAATATATGGTCCATTTGTCAGGAAGACATTTTAGCAATTACAAGGATTTTGCGTTTCTTCCTGCGGGGCACAGTGAGTTTGAATACATGTACAGTTGCCCGATTGTGAACTTAGACAACGTTTATGCTGGGGCAGTATCGATGTTTTGGCGTAAAAAGCCAGTAATTAATGAAAACAAACTTTTCGTTATTTGCAATCAAGCCGAAAGACTTTTGAGTAGAGCTAGATAAAACAAAGGGAACCTTACGGTTCCCTTTTTTCATACTTGTTCAATAGCGCCTGAGTAATCCGCTGGTGTTTCTGGACAATGATCTTGATAGCCTTTCATCAGCAATGCCCAACCGGTGTATGGAGCATCGTTGCTGTCGCCGTCTACTCCATTCCAAGCAATTCCGCGAGACCAAATATCTCCATCCTCGTCTAGTGAATCCACGAAGAATTCATGGCCATTTTTGATGCCGTGCTCGTTTTCAAAACGAGAGGCGTCGATTACACGGTACTTTTTATCGATTTCGATTTCCATAATATTTCCTTAGTTGCTGTTTGTGTACATGGCCATTTGATGATTAACATCTCGATGACCTTGGTTGAACATTTCTACTAATTCTTCACGCTGATCAGCTGGTAGACGCTTCATCATTTGTCTAAAACCAGCTCGAGTGAACTCTTCCCCACTTGGTGATTTTAAACCCAATTCGTTCAAGAATGATACGAAAAGTTCTTGATTGTTCAGAATGTCTTCACAGCCAAATTTGATCAGAACTGACGCAATTGAAATGATTTCTTTTATTGTTTCGTTATATGACATGTTGTTTCTCTTATCAATACGGCAAAATTTGATATGTTACATTTTACAAAAATCTTTTCAAAAAGTACATACCTTTTTATTTTGCGATAATATACAACAGCACAATTGGCCAAAACAGAGTGATCAAAATAAGAAAGAGAGCAATGATCAAAGGGGTGACAACAATGTTGTAATTACCAAACAACGCTTGACCCGAAGATTTCAAACTTTGCCATTTTTCTAAAATTTCGTTGATTTGGTCGCTTGCAGAAATAAAGCCTTTGCTAACTAAAGCAACTAAAATCAATCGCATTACGATAAACGTTGCAATTGCAACGCTTACGATTTTCCAAACATCAATAATTAGTTCCATCATTGTACGCCTTCTTATGTTTTTGTTTGCGCTTTTCTTTTAAGCGTCGTTTCTTGTCTACATGAGCTCCACCTTTGTTGAAGTCATGTTTAGCAACTGGATTCAAAATCTCTCCTAATCAAACATGCCGCAAATAGCATCCAAAAATGCATATTGATTCCAAAAACTAGGGCTCCTCAGGAGCCCTCTGGTTATTAGCAAATTTGAGCAATATTGGCCTTCATAACTTGAGCAGCTTTGATGGAGTCACTCACCAGGGTTTGTTCGGCGGTCAAATTGTTCATTATGGCCGAATGACGTTCCATCAAATTCTTGATGGCAAGTTCATGCGCTTGCAGTTCGTTTTGTCGGCGAGTAGCAATTTGGTCAAGAGTCTGCGAATCAGCGGCGATTCGATCTTCGAGTTGCTTGAAAATTTCAAGAGCATTTGCTCGAATACCTTCAACCGTAGGAATTTGGGGCTTTACTTCTGCACTACCAAAATATTTCATGATAAGACCATTTTTCGGATTCATTTCATTTCTCCATTTGGATTAACTGGTGTGAACCAGCTTGATTGTTTTTACTAAGATGAATAACCATATTAAGGAGCTGGAGGAATTCCTCCAGCTCATCCGTATTACTTCAGGAGTGTAACTTCAGCAACATCGGCCCAATCACTATCAGTGTTGATGAAATCGCCGAGGTAGAGGGCAGTCCGCAGAGATACAGAGCGGAGGCGGTCCACGTTCTCTTTCATCCATTCCAATGCGTTAACAACTTGTGCTTCAGACAGTCCGCGTTTTTGCAGCATATCAGTTTTAGTGATTACGTCTTCCACTCGAACCATGATTTCGCGGCTAGTGTGAACGCCAAGGTCAAGGTAGATGGAGCGAGACTGCAGAGCATCGAGGTGCGGAGCAAGTTTAGTGCCACGATCGATTTCAGCATCGATGTCAGCGTTAGTGATGAAGACGATGGAACCTTTGAACTCGAAGTTGTTGGGGATATCACGTTCTGCCAAGTAGTTGCTGGCAGTACCCCATGTGATGATGCGTTCTTCGCCAGTGTCAAGAGCAGCTTTCAGTACGTTGAGAGTGTCTTCGTTGGAGAACACATCGACGTCATCAAGCAGCACAACACAATCTTCATCGCGATTTTCCCAAAGGTGGATGTAGAGGCCGATGGGAGAGCACTTTCCTTTGATGGAAGAGAAAGAGATGTCGCCAATTTCATCAGATTGTTTCAGCTTTTTCTCCAAGCTGAAGGTCTTGCCGATTCCAGGAGCACCAGAGATAATCAGAGAACGAATGGTGCCTTTGACAAGACCTACGGTCATTTTGTCCATTACATCGAATCGTTTTGTAATGCGAGAACGCATTTCATCGACAGTTTCTTCAGCAACGTCAGTTTGAGCAACACCAGCAAAACTTTCGGTAATCACGATGTCATTGCGATTTACCCAAACCATCCGAGATTTACCTTTCAGAACGGCATTAACTTTACCTTCGCGAGGATCGTTCTCGCCGGCATCCCACCAGGTGTTTCCGTTAGTTTCGAAAGTACCGTTAACAACATTACCAAAGTAAAGACCGTTTTTGATGGTTACTTGCATTTTATATACTCCGTGTTTGTGTATTCGTTTATTTGATGAGGCTATAGTATCAATAGCCTCATTGTGAGTACACATTTATTTTCACTTTTTATCACATTTTCTGAAGCATACTGTGTCCTTATACTCTTCGAATGAGACTGAAATCTTCAGGAACAAAGGCATAGTACTCGCAATCTACCAAAGGTTGGCCATCTTCGCCAATGATGTCAACATAGATTTTCCGAGAACCAGCCTGCTTAACTGTTACGACGAATGGATGAGTCGGATCGAATTTGCCGTCATATTTCATTAGACCGTCGTCATCTTCACGATTCAGCCAGTCGTTGTATGCTTCAATACTGATAAATTCGCAAATTTCGGTTCCCGGAAACTTTAGCCCCATGGCCCGGCAGCGATACAGTGCACTTTTGTACTCAAGTCGTTTAATTGTCGCTTTAACATGTTGGTCGTTTGTCATTTTCAATTCTCCTTTATCAAGCAATGCCATAATATCAAGCATAAAAACACATGTACACAACAAAAACGAAAAAAGGCCCGAAGGCCTTTTCAGATATCAAACAACTCCAGAGTTTTGTTATCCTTAAATCCTTCATATCGATAGAACGGTAAAGCAAGATGCAAACCTTTCATAGCTTCCAAGCGAGTAAAGAATGATTTTGGGTCTTTATACGTTTCGACATACCAGCTGTTTGGCCAAGTATGAACCTTGAAACCGTGCTTGAATGCTATTTCCGATAATCCATTATTGAAAATGTTCATCCACGAATTTCTTTCAGCCCAACTGCCATTAAACGATTTTCCGTTAAGCATATTGTTTGTTGGGATTTTTCTTGACTCATCTTCAATCGGAAGCAAGTGCACAAGTTCGATTTCTCCAGTAACTTGTCCAGACTCCTTTAGCCCGACTAATTGTTTTTCATACTCGTCAAGCTTTTCTAGTACATCCGAAACCGGGTTATTTTGCAAACCGAAATGATACCGAACGTCGATGTTTCCAAAATAAATTGTCAAATTCCGAACTTTAGCAGGAAGGAAACTTGACAATCCCCTTTTCAAAGCTCCACGCAATGTTTGTGCGTCACACCGATAAGCCTTATAGCCCGGTTGCCACACCGAAATGCTGTGAGAATCCCCGAGTGTAACATCTTCAAGCGGCAAAGAAGCCATTGACAAACAAGTAGCTTTATCAAACTGTGCTTGAATGGAATCCCAATCAATTCCTCTCCATAGCTCGGGAACTTTCATGTTGGGTTCACCATGTTTGTTGAAACAGCGTGCTTTGCAGAATTCGCCAAAACGGGCCAAAGGTTTGTCTAATGCAACAATTTCACCGGTGAATCCTTCAGCGCATTTAATAAACTCGGCATATTGAGGCTGAGGACCACCAAACAAACTCAATCTGTCATACGGCTCAAGATTGAAATAGACATAGACCCGATCATATTCTGACCACGGTTTAGCCTCATGCATCAACTCGCATGGAAACCCGGTGTGGTGTTCGATAGCAGCTTGCCACACTCGTGCCCAGGCCATTTTGTGTGATTTCTTGTTGCGCGAAATCGGGCTAAACAGCCTTACAATAATTTGCTTCATTATTAAGCGGCCTCGGTAAGTTATTAATTTTAACATAGTTATCATATACAGCTGCAGCTTCAAGCTCGGTCGGATAACACCCGAGAAAAATCTTTTTTCCTTTATATGACACTTGTGCCTTCCAATTTTGATGCTTCGTGACAAAACACACGCCAAAATACTTAGACGACGCACCTTTTTGCTTGTGATTTCCTAACCCGTTATCCCATTTGTGCTTAGTATTTGCACTTGAAGATACCCATTCCAAATTATCTACGTGATTATTATCCTTTACCCCATCTTTGTGATTTACCTCAGGCAAACCCTGCGGATTTGGTATAAAAACTTCAGCAATTAGTCGATGAACTCTAAATTTCTTAGATTTCCCTTCTTTATACAAAACAACTGTTTGGTAATCACCTTTAGCGCCGCTATGCTTTAAGTTTTTATTATAAAGCCCAACAATCGTGCCATCATTTTTTATTCGATATCCAGGGAACTCCGGATGTGTTGACCAGTGTGAATTCATAAAATCCTCAAAAGGCGGCCGAAGCCGCCTTGTTAAAACTCATCACGCCATAATCAAATCAAGACAAGATTTAACTTTTTCTTTGTCCAGAGGATTTGACTTGTAATAATCGGCCTTCTGACGAGCAGCAAGATCATCGAGCTCTTCGTCAGTCATGGCTTCTAACTTCTCGATCGAAAGCCCCATATAAGATGGGCCAAACAATGAAGCTTCTTCATCAGACATCATAAAGAGAACAGCACCCATATCAGCGCATTGGCGTGGTCGATTGCGCCACCAGTTGGAGCCGAAGTTGTTTTGGTCTGGATAGAAAACAGCGCGGGCGCCTGAGTAGGCTTGAATTACTTCAGGCTCTTTCGCAAGTTTGGCATCAACGTCAATAGTTGCACGACCAAATACTTCTACATCCCATGTGAAGTTGTCTTTGAACTTGCACGCTTTCTTTGTAGGAAGACCACCGATGCCGGCAATAATCCATTTGCGCTCGCGGAAAATATCTTGACGAGCAAGACCCATTTCGCGCAGCCGATCATCTGGGCTAGGAACATAGGATTCAGGGCAGAACGAATAAGATTCATGCGGATAATCGAAAATCTTGGAAACTTCGAATTTGTCGAATGCACAATACAGAATTCGGTGAGAATCGAAGACATTCTTAGCATAACCCTTGACGATGTCTTCTTTCAGAGAAGGATCGGCTGCAATAGCATCTACAGCTGTTTTATGCTGATCATTGAGCATAAATTCACGGAACAGAACTTCTTCGAATTGTTCACGGGTACGAGTGGCAGACTTTTTGAAGCCTTTCATCAGACGTTCGGGGGTTTGCCAGTCGTCAATAACAACGATTGCGTCAGGACGATTTGCCAGAAGCCAATATACGCCATAACCGCCTGGTTGCATGCCACCAGTAGCATCGAAATAAGCAGTGAAGACTTTGTCATAGCCACTCAGGTCTTCACCTGGAGTAACGAAGCGTTGATCAACATCGTGGCCCATATCTTTGAGAGCTTCGACAAGACCGGTAGTTGCAGTCACAAGACGATAGCGAGAACGTTTTTCCAGATGCCAATCGGGGCGAGCATGATAGTTGTTAGTGCCAGTTACAAGAATTTTCATTTTATTTCCTTTTGAAAAGCCGACCGAAGTCGGCATTAATTACGCTTTGAAATCTGAAACGATATCAAGACCATTACGAACTGCTTTCCACATATCGATATACTGATATGCACCCATACGGCCGATAAACATCATTTTATCACTCTTTGCATGCTCAGCATACTTAGCATAGAGTTCTTTTCCATGAGTCACTGGATAATACGGCTCGTTTGTGCCATCGTAGTCGCATGGATATTCGTAAGTCACCATGTCGCCATCACCATGACCTGGAATATTCTTCCAAACAGTGTAACGAGTATGACCTTCTTCAGAAGCAGAGTTATTCACGGTAGTAATTCCATGATCATGCTTCTCTTCTTTTACTTCCATACGCAAAGAACGGTACGGCAATTTGCCAAATTTGAAGTCATAGTACGCGTCGATGGGCATCGAGTTGAAAATGAAATCATAGTGAGCTTCCATTTCCTTTTCAAATGGCGTGCGAATTTTGACCTCGATTCGTTCATGGTCAAGCATTCTTTCAAACATTTTAGTGTAACCACCTTCGGGCATATATTGGTACTTATCACTAAAATATCGGTCATCATCAGAGGTGCGCACGGGAATCCTTGCGCCAACAGCACATTCGATGTTTTTAGGATCAGTGCCCCACATTTTCTTCGTGTATGGTCTAAAGAAAATATCGGCAAGGTCTTTTCCTACGGAATGATCGAAAAGTTCATCACAGTTGGTGGGAGATTTCGTATCTCGAACCTTTTCAAAATACTTGATGGCCTCTTGCTCCGTTTCAATACCATAGAGCTCTTGGAGTGTTTTCAGATTCACTGGGAAAGAGATTAATGTATCTCTATATTCAACTTTTACCTTGTGCTCGTAGGGAATCCAGGAAGTCCAGCGTGAAAGGAAATTGTGCACATCCAAGTCGCTATGATGCAAAAGATGTGGTCCGTACTTATGAACTAGCGTGCCATTTCGAACTTCGTCATAGCAGTTTCCGCCAATGTGTTTCCGTTTGTCAATGACTGTGATGTCATGCCCTTGTTCGGCAAGACAGCGCGCAATAGTTGCTCCAGTCAAACCAGCACCAACAATTAAAATTTTCATATTTTTCCTCAAATGAAATCAACCATCACATTATAACATGCGATGGCTGATAGTTTTCTTAGTTGCTAGTATTTAGTCACGTTAGTTAGCGGCTTGAATTTCTTCCATCAGACGAACGATGTTGTTTTCATTCGCGGTGATGTCGATGTAGCAGTTTGCCGGACCTTGCTTGATTTCACAACCCAAAGTCTTGAAGTTGTTGATGATTTCTTCAGATACTTTGTAACCAACGATACGGAAGATGCCGCGGTTGAGAATTTCGAATTTGCGGTATCCATCAGCGTGGCGTTTGTTCAGAGTGATTTCGTAGTTTTGACGATTGATGACTGCTTGCTTGTGCTCGATACCGAGGTTGGACAGCAGTCGCTCGATAAGCTCGATATTTTTAGTCATTTCGACAGTGATTTCGCGAGCTTTGCGAGTTCCTTTTTTCTTTTCTACCTTAGGTGCTTCAACTTCAGGTTGGGCAGCTTTCCACATTTCGGCAGCTTCGATGAGAATGGCATCACCACTTTCAGTGGTTACGTAGCCGTCGCCAGATTTTTCGATCAAACCCTTTTTCATCATCACGCCGATATTGGAGTAAACTGCGTTTTTGTTCATTTCAGTGGCTTCTGCAATTTCAACAGCAGTAACGAAAGCTTTCTTTGCAACTTGAATGAAGACAGAAGTAGCGTTTTCAGAGATGCTGGAATTGTTCAGAACTTTTGCGATAGCTTCGATTTTGGTCATGGTCATTTTAAATACTCCGTTTGCTTTGTGGTAGTTTGTTTAACTTGTAGCTATTTTAATCAAGTGGTTTAGCGTTGTAAACCACTTTGTTGAAATAACTTAAGCTTTTTTCATCGCTGCAGCAAGTTTACGTTTCATGGATTTTGCGAGTTTAGCACAATCAGCGTTTTGCCACATCAGATCGTCTTGAATAATGTCGTTGAAGAACTGTTCACAACGATTCATTTCACGCTTATCGAGAACTTCGTTGTTCATCATTTTGTTGAGCGGATTCATGATTACTGCGTTGATTTCAAAACCTTGGAAATTTTCAACAGCTTTCTTCATGAGGTTGATCTGCATTACTTGGATTTTGGTGATGTTGAACATTTGATATACTCCGTTGTGTTTAATCAGTTTGTTTGGTATGATGCTATAGTATCATCATACCAAACGGAGTACACTAGTTTTTGCATTATTTTGCGATTTAATTGCAGTTCGTAGATTTTTCATCAGCAAAGTGTGCATCGATCAAAACCGCGAGCTTTTCGCATGCCTCTTTGTGAGCCTTTTTCTCAGCATCAGTGCTAGCATACACATCGAAATCGTTGATGTCGAATGTGATGTTTTTAAGAGTCAATGCTGTTGTGATAAAACCACTGTTAACACCGCATTGAACTAGCAAATCGTATTCATGCGTGCCATCATGGTTTTTGTATGCTCGAATTTCTCGAAGATGTTTTTCAACAAATTCTCTGGAAGTCATTTCGAACGTGCGAGTGACAATTACTTGTTTTGAAAATTTCATGTTTTTCCTCAAAGATCGCTGAGAAAATCGGCGATAATGCTGTTTGTCTTTTTGATTCGTACTGGCATTTCGACGCTTGGCTCGCTCCAGTTGGAGTTATCGATGAATTCTGGATTTACCTTATACTCCAAAAATCCAAGAGTTTGTTTCTTTTTTCCTTTGATATATCGTGTGGCAGCGTCTGAACCAACTCGCAATACCTCAGAATATCCTACAACTTTGCCTTTGCACATTATGACATACGGTTTTTGCAGTTGGCCAAGGGTGCAAGTTTTCGCAGGAGTTGCTCCAAGACGAACGGCCATTTGCTGCCATACTTCGTCGTGGCCATGACCTATGGTTGCCCAGTGAGCAAGCTCATGGTTGATTGTGTCTTTAATGGACTCCCATGTTGCATATTGATTTTGTTTTTCTGAAATTCTGATTTCACGGTTAGAGTAATGACATTGACCAACATAACCCTTGTGATTTGTAAACTTGAGAGTATAAGTTGGAGTTGTAACGTCAACGATATGATTTTCGCGCATCCACTGTACGCGTTCCTTATAATACTGACTGATTTTGTTTTTCAGCGCTTGTGAAATCATAATATGCTCCGTGACAGTTTGTTTAACTTGAAGCTATTCTATACAATCTAAAGCAGTTGTACACACTTTTGTCAAGAAACAACAAAGGCCTCCGAAGAGGCCTTTGTTTTTATTTTGTTAAAGTTTCGAGGTCTTTAACGTATTCGTTTTCTGGAGTAGTGCTCGACCAGTAGTCGTATTCTTTGGTCTGTTTCAGAGCTTCTTCCTGAAGTTTATGAGTTTCGTCTTCAGTTAGACGGTAAATGCTCATGCCAACTAGCTCGTTTTCAAATCCTGCCATATTCGGCTTGGACTTTACTTCGGCAATAAGTTGCGCTTTTGATTTTCCGCGAAGAACAATTTTTTCTTCAATCACTTCATTAACAAAGGCAAATTTGGCCCAAGCCAAATCACGCGAATATTCTGCCTTTTCTTTTTCGAAGATAACACGCTGATTGGTGTATTTTTTGCGATACTCCACAAAGTCTCGAATCAGATCGGCGGCACATTCATACTCTGCCAATTTTCCATTCTCGTCGAGAACGGGGATGTTTTGCGAAAGATTTTGACGAAGGTTGAACATTTTGATGATACGCTCATGTGCAACTTCCGGATTTTTTTCCATCAATTCGCCAAATTTATCCTGACGTTTGAGAGTTACTTCAAACCGGAATCCATCACTTGTTTGTTCCTTGTAACCTACGATTTTTCCCTGTTCTTCGAGCTTATCGAGAATACTGACATACTCAAGACGATCATATCGAACTGGAACTTCGGTAATAATGAGTTTGGTTTGTCCAACTAGCTCATATAGACCTTCGATTTCGATAGATTTTGAATTGATTCGACGAACAATACCTTTAAAGCATGGGAACTGAACGTCCGGCTCAGGGATTTCTTCGCCTTTTACTGCAGCCAGTGTGCACTTCACCAGACTCTCGTAAGAATGTGGGAAAATTGTAGTAGCATAGCCAGTGGCAATACCTTTTACACCATTCGCGAGAACCATGGGAATAACAGGCAGATAAAAACGCGGTGGCAAATGCTCGGGGTCTGGATGCGCCGGAGAAAGAGAAATGTCTTTATAGATGTCCCAGAAATTCTGATGGACACGACAAAACACATATCGTGGTGCGGCTGCTTGTTGAACAAGACGAGAACCAAAGTTTCCGTCTCCTTCCAATACCGGAATATTGTTGTTCCACGTGTTTGCAATCAGTTGTCCAGCACCTGCAGCAGAACCTTCACCATGGTGATAACCTGCCTCAGAAACACCACCTGCGAGCGCTGCTACTTTGTTAAACTTGGTCTTATTTTGCTTCGCATATTCCAGCGCACGATACATGAAAAAGCGTTGAACTGGTTTAAAGCCATCGATAATAGATGGGATTGCTCGTTCTTCAACCGTATACATCGCAAATTCAAGAGCTTCATTGTTGATGATCGATTGCAGATGTCGATTGTGCAAATTGGTTAAATGACTTTGCAATACGGCTTTCTTCCATGCCGGGATATCCGAATCAATTTCAGATTGGCATTGCCGGATTTGCTCTTCAATTACTTCAGTTTCTTCGACCGCTTTGACAACTAAAGGCTCGAGTGCTTCAGTTTCGATTACCGTTTCATCAGTAATCTGATTGCTGGTAATTCCTGCAGGAGGAAACCACGTATCATCTTTGCTTTCATCCCAAGGCGGAGTTTCGGGATTAGATGCCGGTTTTGCAACCGGCGAAATCGGCTCTTGATCAAAAAAATCATCTAAACTAAATGCCATGGGTATTCCTTATCGTTTTTGATATTCGAAATTATATACCTTAAACAGTTGACGCGAAACAGCAGTGAGCGACTGATATTTGTTGATGTTATCTTCAAACAGCTCAAGCTGTTGCATATTCAACAGTCTTGGCATCAGGGACATCGGAATATGGTAAACCGTATGGGTCTTGTTTTGACCTGTGACTGAGCGATAAATCTTCCGCGGAAGACCGTCAGTATATTTCCAACAGCAGCTAATTACTCGCGAAATAGTCTCGTTAAAGCCAACACGCTTTTCCTGTTGACCAACAAAAGTACGAGCTACAGCAACACCATCTTTAACGATAACATAAATGCCGGGCTTGCTAATGCTTTCACGATTTTTTCCAGGCGCAAAAGTGAATTTCACATCCAGGAATTTTCCTGCGTCAAATTCAAAAGCACCAACACGTTGGGCACCAGTAACTACAATGCGTTGAGCAGTAAGATTAGTTTTCATGATATTTTTCTCTATTCAATTGGTTGACTTGTATTTTACACTAAAACAGCTGTTAAGCAAACAACTTGATAATCTTTTTCGCCATAACTTCCAATTTCAAATTCGCAGAAGTCATGAAATGTTGCTTGGAAATTCCCACTCATACAACGGACAGCATCATCTAACGTATCAAAAACGTGTACTTTTGAGCCTTCCTGCATATCGCCAGGCTCTAGAAAAGTTATTCCAAGATGCCCAGATGAACTGTATTCGATTGAGCGGACGCATTTGCCTGTTTCTTTATGTTGGACTGCAAACATTATGGCGTTCCTATGCAATTGCCAGCTATAAACTTGTGACTAAGTTCAAATTCAACGATTTCATAATCATCCATGTCAATATCATTGATAACGTAATCGTGGCAATGATTAATTATGGCATCCATTTCGTGTTGAGAAGTACCAACAAATGGGTATCCGCCACCGCTATCGACAAGATATGTGCTGGCCAGATGGTACAATTCGGCCAAAGTTTTATCACCTTTATGACGAAATGCAAATAACTTCATTCTTCCACCTCGATGATGCGAGTGCCAAGGTCTGCTGCATTGAACGGGTACCATTGGGTACTCATGTAAATTTCACCGTCGATTTCGATAGTGTCAGAACAAACTTCACATTCGATGTCTTCCATTTCGAAGATTGTATCCCATGAGTCAAAAGCAAATGCGAATTCTTGCGCGTAGTTTTGCTTGGCCCATGCGTTGAATTGCTCTTCACTGACAAAACGATACTTGACCATCACCAGCCCTCCATTGGGAATTCCATGTAAACTTGAACTTGACGTCGAATTTCATTCGATGGCGTCAGAACTCGATCAGTGTTGCGAGAAACTCGACCAAACCAACGCCATCCGTTGCTAACAGCTTTTGAACCAGTGTGCCAAGTTTGCCAGTCAAACTCTACAAGAGTTCGATCAGGGGCAATATGCTTGCTCAACTCGCCAGTTTCGAGCTTAGCCATGACTTCCTGATGCCATTGCCGATAGATAAGTTCACCATCAGGAATTTGGCTGAATTCCGATCGTCCTACTGCAAAATGAGTAGGACAGATATCACCATTAACCAAACCAAGGATATGGCGAGACAGATAACGAGGATTGTCATAGTCCGGCTGTCCTGCAGTTGCAAAGTGCTGGCCTACCGGAATTGGTGGTCGCGGCACGTCATCATGATGATATCCGGGAATCGCGGGGTACCACCCAGGCATAAGCATGTGAACACGCGAATCGAAAATCACATCGCTTTTCCAATCAAGTGGGAGATTTTCGATGAAACTGCGGGTGATAGGGCCGCCGTTCTCGTACGCGAATTCCAAGTCTGAGTTGAAAAACATTGGCTCGTTCTTGATTTCGCCGTTGCCGATGTCTTGCGCAAAACCGCCGCGAAGCCTGAATTGGCTGTCGAATGTTTTAGGGCCGTTCATAACTTACTCCAATTACATTTTTCTTCTTTGATGAGGGTGATAGTTGCATCTTTATCACCAGTTTCATCCAGATACTCACGAAGAGTTTTATTTGCCCAGGCTTTACCACGCTTGGTGCCGACGACATAATTGAATGTTTCAGCAGAAGTTTCACATTTGAAAGTGTAGTTGATCATAAAATACTCCGTGTTTATCTATTTGTTTAACTTGTGGCTATAGTATCCTATAACCACAAGGTTGTAAACACATTTTATTCAGAAAGTGGAACAAAATCAAAGAAAACCCAGTTCACGTCATACATCTCATCGAAGTGATTCCCAACCCGTTTTACCCAGCAGGGGAAGGTGATCATGTTTTCATAAACAAGTGCTTCAATACCTTCAAGCGAATCTTCCAAAACTGCCAACGAGTCGACTTTAACATACCCGATGCCTTTCATAACTTCATCAAAAGTACACTTTTTCATTTAGTAATCTCCATTAGGAGTTTTTCGATTGCATCACGGTCTTTCTTGGCTCGAATGAGCTCAGGCGAGTCTTCGCGATCATAGCACATGATGATGTGATGATCGACCAATGCGCAAAGCATTCCATGCTCAGCTATCAGCTCTTTCTTTTGCTCGGCACAGCCCGGCCGGGCGCGTCTTTTCAGAAATTCATGAGTTCTCATTTTCATTTCCTTGATACAAAATGACTGTTACATTTTATCACGCAAAATCAGAGTGTACACCACTTGTTATAAAAATAAACAAATTTGTTGTGCTGTCTATTGACGTATGCTCCGCCTCCGCGTTTGGGAACGCAGATCACATACGGATAATTTTCCATAGCTCGCTTCGTGAAGAAGTAATTCGGTCTATATGTGACGCGGCCAGCGTATTCATTGATGTTCAATACCAGGTAAACATCAGCATCTCCGCGCAAACCAGAGTACAAGCACAGCCCTTCTGATTTGCCGTACGGTTTAGCACCAGCGGTATGCATTGTTGGCCATTTAGCAAAAGAAGTCTTTATTTCCAGATTGAACCCAGGTGTTGGCACATCAAAGGTGATATTATCATTGTCTAACCAGTCAAATACTCCCCAGACACCACCCAGGATATATGCGACACCCATTTCGGCATTCAGTGAATGAACCGTTCTATCAATGACCTCTTGCCGAGGAATATCCTTCCCAGCCGCTTCATCAAGAGCATATTGGATGGTATCATCATATCGCCTTTTCCGTTTTTCAAAAAGCTCATCCCTCGTATCGGGCTGCTTTTTGAGTTGGTCGCAGATCTGAAGACGAATAATATCCGCGTCAAACGGCTGGATATGACGAAGGGCGATAAATTCGTCGTGGGATACGTTCATCGGTACGGTCATTACAATTTCCTCACAATTTCAGAATATGACAATGAAAAATCGGATAAATCAAAGCTTTCTATAAGATAAACGATTTGCTTCATTTTCTCGTAATCTTGAGCATAAAACGCTCGACCAGCAGCGATGAAATGGGTCCATTCTTTCTCGTGCGGTCCTAACTGCCAAGATGTTCCTTCAACAACTGCAATTATGTTCTTCGCTTTCTGTAAGTCATTCGGCGAAATCCAACTATGATTTCCATAACCCGAACCAACAATGTCATCGTCTTTGTAAAATACAATGCTAAATGGTGAGCTCATACAACCCCTTACAAATAAGCCCTCCGAAGAGGGCTTATGAAAATTAGTAGTGCTTCATTTCTTTGAAGTCAGAAGTTACTTCGTAAAGAACTTCATAGCCAGCGCAACGCATTTTGGCATTGTTGTAGTCGGTTGGAATAGCGACTACGTCCGCTGGGTTGACCTTGCACGCAATCACTTTTCCAGAACCACCACCATAATGAGGGATATACGACTTGGCAGCAACATGAAGACCATGAGAGCAGGTAACGTTAGGGTTTTCATCAACTTGGAAGCGATTAACCTTAACCACTGTTCCAGGAGAGTTATCGAATTTGCCGGTGTACATGTCTTTGAAATTGCTGCCTACACGCTTCCAAGCAATGAAATGACCATCATCGGTGATTTCAATGTCGTTGTGTTCCAGGAAGTCGTACAGCTGATATACGGCTCGACGACTTGGGTTAGCCATCAGATTTTCAAAGAATGCAACGAGCGGCTCGAAAGGTTCGCCGTTTTGCATCTTTCCAACGATGCGACGAGTAAGACCAGAATCAATGATCAGATCTTTGTATTTCAGTGTGCCGCCTTCGATAACCAGATCGCCAGAGACATATCGCTCAAGGCCACGCTTGATATTCAGCATTTCCATTGCTTCATCATATTTTTCTTCACGAAGAAGACCGATGATTTCCATGAACTGTGGGTGATCACCAGAAGCATTATAAGTTTCGGCGCCGATGGTCACAGAAAGGAACTTGGAATTGGCCATCCAGGTACATTCCAGCTTATCAGCAATTTCTTCCTCGGCAGGTGAATCCTCCGGCGTTGCAACCGAGGTATCCCAATTTCGAACTTCTTTCAGAACCCGAGCAATTGTATCTACCGATACACAATATTCGCTTGCCAAATAAGCTTGAGACACACTGCCAGTAGAATATTTGTCAAAGATCTGTTGCTTGGTTTCATTATCAAAACACTTAACAATTTTAAGCTTAGCCATATCATACCTCTTTGTTTTTAAGGGCTCTTACTGAGCCCGGAGAATTTCGATATCTTTCATGATTTCATGAGTCAATTCTATACCACTAACTGCAACTGCAAACAATAGCGGGTGCTTAATTTTCAATGACTCCATGCGGTCATAGAACATTTCGGAATACTTTTTATTCTGTTCATCAACATATTCTTTGATTTCAGCAAAATCAGCATAATCAGGATTTCCGATTTCAACCCATAGAGATGCGTCAGTCAAGAAATCATCATTGCTTTCATCAAACTTTTCGGTTATATCAATTCCAAGAATGCCCATTTGCTTAAGACGAATTGCTTCTTCATAGTCACTGATATTAGGGCACTCGGCACTAAGAATATCAAAAGCATCTTTTGACACTTTGCACTGGTCATATGCCCACTTAAAGCCGCATTTCAAGCCAGGAGCCTTTACAGCTGCAGAACGCTTTCCATTATCGATAACGTAAACTTCGGTTGCTCCAATCTGCATCAATTTGCTAGGGGCATTACGCACCGTATACGGTGAAGCTTTAAGCGCAATTCTGTCAAATGTATCGTTATACGAAATAACCGCAATTCCTTCAAGAGCTTTTATTTCGGCGGATGTCATGTAAACTAATTCGATGTCGCGAATGTCAAAATCATTAATGTAATGACGTTGAACGTTTGGCTTAGGATCTCGGCGAGGAGATGTTTTGCGCTTATGTACCGTAAATGCTTTTCGAATATCATCCATTTCACTAAATTTGAGAATTGAGCGTTCGCCAACATCAAACTTCTCACAAATAGCTTTCATGGTTCGGGCATATTGGGCGTACTCGTTTTTCTTCAACTTACGAGTTTTGTTCAACACAACTACCGGAATAGTATTGCCAATATGATGATGATATGCCCGAACCATATTTGGAATGCCTTCACCGGTATCATTGATGAGAACATGCACTTTACGCCGACTGATTCCAAAGACTTCTGTTGCATCTATATTGGAACTTCTCCACGAATAACCAGAGCGTGTAACATGCTGACGCAAACTGCCGCCACGATATGCATAAACGGTAATGTCACAAAGCTTTGACATATTTGTATATCGATCAATAAGATCGTTAATTCGTTCGCCGTCAATGACCAAATCTGAAATAGCTTGGCGAACATAGTTGTTGTATCCGCTGGCTTTAATTACGGCTTTTCGTTTATCGGTTATTCCGTCAAATTCCTTCTTTACCGATTCGGCAAAGTTATCAGAAAAATCGCGAAGTCGAGAAACGATGTAATCTTCGCCTTCTTTGGTCAGTGACAGTTCTTCCCGAGAAGGAGCAATGTCTACTGAGCCAATGGGGCACTTGATATACGCGGCTTTGCCAGCATATCGAAATACCATATCGGATTCCAGGAGACGATGAGGGATCGGGTACACTACTCCACCGATTACGGCATATACTTCTCCAGGACGGGCGAATTCGTCAGTATTGAAGAACGAATCTTGATTCGGAAATTCTTCAATACTGCTTGCATCCATATTTGTGATGTAAGGCTTGCAGCGATCAAATGCCCGGTACACTTTGCGAGCTAGTACTTTCCAACGAGCATGTTCGTGCTCAGGGATTGGAACCAGAATCTCGAGACCATCTTCTTCAGTCGTCGGAGTAGTCGACATCGGTGTAGCAAATGGTTCTCCATTATCCATATACATGTTGTAGACGGTACACATGCCTTTTTGATAGCTTTTTACGGTGAACCCGCCCCCCGACTCGCTGTATGCAAATGGAGATTTGCAGCCAAGGCCGAAACCGCCGATTGAATCGTCGGAACCATCTTTGGTGGAAGCAAAATAGACAGTGAAAATTTCATCAACTTGCTCTTGTGTCAGCCCAGTTCCGAAATCACGGATTACGAACCATGGGTAAATTGAAGTTGGGAGAGTGACGTTGAATGGAATATGTCCTTTTCCGAGTTCACAATGGATATCAACCGCATTACACGAAAGCTCGCGCAAAACTGCTTCAGCTTTGTCTTTATAAAGCTTTTCAGAAAGTACTTGGAATGCCTTCCGCCCGGCCTGGATTTTAAACCCGGTCCGTTTAGAAGGTGCATTACCAAACATCACATCTTGTTCGTTAGAACCAATAATCATTATGTGTTTCCTTTATTCAGTAATATCGAAATATTCGCGCTCACCCCAGAAAACCCATGCGTGATCTTCACACTGACCACCGTCATACACAAACACTCCAGCGACCTGATTGCCGAAACCGTCAAGAACAGCCAATACTGGGGTTTTGTCATATTCATCTGCCGGTTCTTCTCGGCATTCCCATGTGTCCATACCGAGAGTGTGAGCAATCCATTCATTGCATTTGGCAATACGTGCAAATGCTTTGCGGTGTTCTTCGGATTTAAAGGTGATTTGCATAACTATGTTCCTTTTTCATGCGGTGTTCCATTTTGGAAACAATTTTGCCCCAATCGGAACCATAAAGATTCGCTTCGTGCACAAGACCCAAATGACACAGCCGGCCAAGTTCTTTGCGGGTTGCAATACCATCTTTGATATTAGCAATAATTGGGTTAACTTCGTCGCTCAGTTCATCGGCAGTTTCTTCATCACCCATGAATCGTACGTTGATGCGACAAATTCGAACCAGAGCTTCAGATATTTCTTCATGCAGGGTCATAATGACCTCCTTTGTTTTTCTACTGGTGTTATCCTAACACAGTAAACATTACAATGACACAGTTAAAGTTAAAATAATTTTAGGATTAACTGGGTTGAACCTGGATAATACCTTATTCTTATGTGAATGTATTATTGACTAAACTATTGAGTTCAGCCAGGTTTACCTGGTTCGACCCTGTCGAACTAGACATTTTTATCCTTTATGGCTTAATAGATATTATAACTAAAAGGATAAATTCGAGCTTCGCTCGAAGAGGCAAAGCCTCAAACTGTTTTGATACAAAAAAGCCGGGCAGCCGCCCGGCCAGTTAATCAATCAATGAACTCGAAGAAGCAAGTTTCGTCGCTAGCGATAGACTCGAACACCGCGCCATCAATGACGATGTCAAACCAGCCAGCAAATGGAGAATTGAGTTTGACAACGTCAAACTCTTTCATTCCCAAATGACGAGCGATGCGACGGTTGTTATTTGTGTCGCCCAGAGGGCCAATTGCCCAACGCTTTTCGCCGTAGTTGATGAACTGCTGACGTGCTTCTTCAGATTTGAAACGTGCTTTCATTTTATTCTCCTTTAGCCAATTCAATTTGAACGTATTCGATGTATGAAGCAGCTTTCTTGCCGCCGAGACGCTTTGCTTTCTTTGTACCTTTGATGTTCATGAAGACTGACGGAGAATCAGTTTCAACACCGTAAACATTGATAAAGGTATCAAGATACGTGGAGAAGAACATTGCGTGGGATTTAACGTTGCCGAATGCTTCGGTGAAGTTGATCATTTTAAATTACTCCATGTTTTTGCAGTTCGTTTAACTTAAGGCTATAGTATCCCATAGCCCCACGGTTGTAAACTGCTTTGTTGTGAAATTATTCAATAATTTCCATGAAATAATGAAGTTCTTCATCGTCGAAAATGATTCCGCCGCCACCTGTTGATTCCGGCAACTCGATCATCACACCATCAGAATCGACCAAACGGTATTGAACAATTTTGTTTGGATCAAACCGAGCCAAAAATTCGTCTGGCATAAATTTCTCAAATTCGGCGTTGTACGAGGCAGATTTAGCAAAAGCTTTACGATGTTCCGGGGATTTGAATTTAACTCGAACGATTTTCATGATGTACTCCTTAGTTGATTTGATGGAGCCATAATACCACGCTCTTTAAGCATTGTACACTGTTTTTCAAAAACAACAAAGGGCTCCGAAGAGCCCTTTTTCATTGTGACATCCATTGTTTTCGAAGTTCTGCTTCATCGCCAAGCAGCATTTCGAACAATTCTTCCCAATCGGGCCCAAGATCGACGATATCATATTGAGGGTTATTAACAACTTCGGAATATTCATGTTCGCGAAGTGAACCCAATCCTTTGATGTATCGAAGTTCCCAACCTTTGTACTTTTCCTTTTGCGCATCAAACTCAGTTATGGTATAAAACCACTTGGTCTGCTTTCCTTTAGAAAGAATGACTACCGGAGTTTTTACAAATCGTACGCAGCCCCGGTTGTACAGTTCTGGCCAACGACTAAAGAACGCGAGTAGACATGGGTAAATTGAACCTTGACCGTCGATTAACCCCGCTAGTCTGGGTCCGCATCAGTCATGATGGCAACGTTTTTATATTTCATGTTGCTAGTCACACCCCGTCGAGTGTTTGTCTGCGCCATATACCGGGCCATATCCACATTTGTAATTTTAACTGCTTTTGCGCTCATTTATGAACTCCACAAATTCTTTGTCACTATATGGGTTGTAACCGTCTTTGTATTTTCTAAACAGACGATTGAGATATTTCGTAGATGTTGGGTTTATTCCAATTTCTTTTATACATCGAGATAAACCAGTTTTCTTTGGATGATTTTCATTGTAATACAAAACAAACCAATCATAAACATCAAGAGCAAAAACTATCGATTTGTCAATTTTTGGCATACGATACCATGGCAATGACTTAATCTTTTCAGCTGCCGCAATTGTGGCTTTTCTTGTTCGCTCAGGATTCCAAGCATTTATACCTTTGAATTCCTCAGACAAAACACGAGCATCCGTCTTATGCAAATATAAAACATCACCACTTTTATTTCTGTACGGTGCCATACCTTTTATTTTGTCTATCTCATATCTGTTGCCATAATTCAAGCCGACATATAAATGAATATTATCATAATACTCGGTTTTCTTTATTTGAACAGCTTTACCTGTTGCTTTGAGTTTAACGACAACATGATCTCTCATCAATTTTCTAGACCAGTCCGACACAATTTTCGAATGCATATTTCGTAGTGACTGATACAACTTTGAGTTTCCATGCATCGACATTCGGTTGAACGCAAAGATCGTTTCTTTGCACGGCGAGATTTTTGCCAGTAAAACATGAGCAATGAAATGTTCTCTCGGTGTTAAATCTACTAGATTCGATTCTTCATCAGTTCCGCCGAGAGATCGCATTACTATATGATGTCTTTCTTTAGGGGTTGGAGAAGGGCGATGTCTCGCCCTACTTATCAACTCATCATAAACACGTTTGTAATTCATATCAGTGTTTTTGCTTGAACCCACTTGTTATCGATTAGAACCTCGTCATTCTCGTTGACTATGGTCATAACGCCATCCAGCTCAATCTCGTAGAAATCTCCATCAGGCAATTTTTTGAATGGGTTTGGTTCGGCTAAATCGAGACCCATGATTGCACAGATATCTGCCAATTCTCGGTTCTTTAGCACGTCAGAACCTTTCATTCCCCAAGTGTTCATAACCTTTCCTCGAAGAGCATATCCACCGTGGAGATCGCTGTCACGAACACTCAACAAATAACCAATAGCCGAATCACCCTCTGTGAGGAACAGCGTAGTCTCCTTGGTGGTATCACCCCAAGAACCTGCCTTTATATGCTTAGCGACTTTGGTTTTTGCTGCTGCTTTTTGGGCTTTCGACAACGCCGCTTTTTCTGCAGCCAGATGACGAGCAAGAGCAGCCTCGATGATTGGCATCAGGATAGCATCATTGTTCATGATTTGCTTTCCTAATTTTCTGAAATCCAGCTCAATGTGTGATTTCACTTCGCCGAGCGGATTAGTCAAACGTTCCTTTGTCTGAGAATCAAACCGAAGATTACTCATTCCACGAACAATCACAATCATTGTCAAGCATTCTTTAATTCGAGCTTTGCTTATTTCAATTTTATGCTTTCGTTTGATTGATGGAATAAGTTCGTCGGCAATGCCATCTATCAAGTAATCGATGTGGGACCCACCATTCTTGATATTCAAACCATTGACATAACTGACTTGACGGAATCCTTCAGGAGAATTGCAGATTGCGATGCTAAAATTATCATTTTCGAGAATGATAGATTCATCACCGAACATTTTAGCATATTCTGCAAACTTCATTGAAGCCACTTCACCATTGATGGTGAATTTAATCTTCGGGAACACCACGGACAATGCTGTGATTCGATCAGAAATGATATCTACTATCTGCTGATCGATCGTTTTTCCTTCAAAGTGCTTTTCATCAGGGATGAAATATACCGACGTTCCTTTGATTTTACCCGGCTTGGTTTCCCAATTGACTTGAGATGCACCATCAGAGCAAGTGACAGTGAGAAAGTTTTTGCCATCACACGTTTCACCGATAAAAGTCTTGGAGAAGAAGTTTGTCAGAGAAGAACCTACGCCATTCATCCCCATTGATACACGGTTGGTGTCATCAAAGTTTGAGCCTGCCATAGTTTGTGTCCAGGCAGCAACAGGCTTAGGCATTTCTCCATCTGGAGTGTTTACCATCGATTGAGGAATACCTCGGCCGTTATCCACTACCGTCACAGAACCTTCAAGCAAATCAAAGCGAATATCAATCTTATTTGCAAATTTAAAATCGGTACGAATACCTTCATCAACCGAGTTATCGATGATTTCATCGATGATTTTTACCAGACCCGGAACATAGGAAACGGATTGATACTTACCAAACAAGAATCGCTCATGTGGTTCATATGCGACAGAACCTACATACATATTTGGGCGAAGAATTACGTGTTCGCGAGGAGTTAGAACTTTGAATTCATCAGACATTAATATTCCTCATAATGAATTGATAGAGTAGTGCCCATTATATCACTACTTTGTGTTTTGCGAACTTTCGCGTTTAATCTTTCCAGAAGGCACAAGAATTTTCTATCGGAATTTGTGATCGCTCCACGATAGCCGAAAGCATATCTCGAACTCTTGCCGAGTCACACTCGGTTTTTTCAACAATTCGAATCTTGCGCATCGCATTGTAAAAATCATCAAAACTTAAGCCTTTGCATTTCGTGATAACTACGGCATGGTCGCTGTCTACCCAGCTTCACCGACTGGGCGTTCATCACAGCGTTCTGGCTGGTTCAGCGACTTGGCAAATTCACCTACTTCTTCCACCAACTTGCCCATCACAAAACCCATCGATCTTGCAGGAACAGCCATGCTAGCGTTAAAGCTGCTAGTCATATCAATTTTAACGTCATCAATCGTTTTTGCTCCTCAAATTCAAAATATCGTTGTTCTTCGAGTGGAATTCCAATGTGGTATCCAAGGAAAGTAGCATTTGTTCTCAATGTCCCATCTGGCATTGTTTCGAGAACTTCAAGTTCTCCAGATTTGGATTTCAGTTCAAGTGTACTTGCCCACAACCTCTGCCCTTCCGTTTTGCAAAAACGCTGTTGATACTCGGAAAGAGGGATTTTCAATTTAATTTTCATTTTGAACCTCGAAATATTGCTTGCAGTTCGCAGAAATTCTGCCGCGCCAACAACGACCGCAGACATTGAGAAGCCATTCGGGGCCATCATTGCCTATAACACGAAGTTGCCTCCCTTTTGCAAATTCAACAATAGTCCTTGCCAATTTGTAAGATTGACTGTCTTGGCGGTTTGCATTTATGAAACCTTTCTCATCAACAAGACGAATTCTCATTTTTATTGCTCGTATTGAAGTTTCACTAAAATTCGTTGTCCACGTTTCATGGAAACATCGACAATTCCCCTCAAACCAATCAGCTCGTACGCGCACGTGACAGATTGCGGAAAATTAGTCGCAATGATTTTGCGAATTTTCTCTTTATACTCAGCCATTTGAGCCTGAGACTCATTGTATGCCTTAGTCTTAAAGAGTTTGCCCCAAGTGTCTTGATTGTTTGCACCAATGGAGTTCATTTCGATGAAAAGGCCATACAATTCCTTTTCAACTCCATGACTTTTTTCTTCACACAACAGCAATCTATGATTCGGAGCTCCCATCAGATTTTACCCTTCAGTTCTTCATAGACACCTTCTTTCAGCACCCAGGTGGTACCTTCTGCGGTGATAACCCGTTCGAGAACAGCAATTCGAGTATTGCCTTCGAAAACATACAGAACAGTGGTATAGCAAAGATGCTCTTCGTGAGATTTCTCGACAACAGAAACCTTGTTGGAAAACATTACGTCAAGGAAGAAATCTTTGGAAATACGCATTTTCATTACTCCATGTTTGTTTGATGTGGCCATTATAAAACAGCCACATCAGTTGTACACTTAAATTTCGTACTCAGAGATAAATTCAACAAAATCTTTTTCTACACGAACGTTGGTCTGTTCGAGTTCGCAAATGATAGCATCGCCATCTTGCTTGACGTGATACTCGTAACCGACAGCCTGAGGATCCATAGTAGCATACATATCATCAGCACACGAGAAAACTTGACAGCCTCTAGAAGCAATCGAATAAGCACAAATGTTGGCTTCAATTGCAAATGCTACACCGAATTTGTTAATTGTGTAAATCATAAAAAGTACTCCTTGTTGTTTAACTTGAAGCTATTTTATCATGAAGCACTATCTTGTACACTAGTTTTGTAAAAACAACAAGGGGCTCCGAAGAGCCCCTATATAAATCAGATGAAACGATAAACTGGATTCGTGCAAGCACGACGGGCGAAGCCCGGTTCTTTTTATTCCAGTTAATCACTCAGTTGTTTTATCAATTCAACTGACTTTTTATTTATGCTGTTTCCCAGGTGACTCTCGGGCGTGACCACCCAGTGTCACAGAATGAAGTCTGCCTCTTCCAAATATGATTCATTGAGACCACCTTGGATATGAACCAGGTGCCTAAGTAGGACCTCATCATGGTCATGCATGCACTTGGCGTCATCCAAGACCACCCATCTATGGATATTATGATCGGCCACATGACGAAGAACACCGGCGCCACGAGATTTTCCACCGCCAGTATCGTATGCTTCTGAATGATATGGAAGTTCGAGAAAATCACATATCATTTTTCCAGTATCACGCAAAACGACCCACGAGCTAATTATAACCACTTTAGCATCATGTTTCTTTACCCATTCCCTTAGCAAACTGAGTCTATGGTTGCTGACAAAATCGCCACGATTGTATGGTGAAACGCGATACAAGTGACTGTTCCGGTCAGTTCTCCATTCCGTGTGATCATCACTCGTATTGAGAACACCATCAATATCCAGATAAACAACTACCTCTTCATTTACTTGCTGATCCATTTTGGGCCTCGTTTGGTTCGTTGAATCCATCGGAAATCAGTATTGATTACGCGGTTCAAAACATGATGGGTCGCTGATTTTGATAGCCAAAACTGAAACTTCAGTTTTCGAGTGTCTCGACTTCTGATAAAAAGCTCATCCGCCCCAGACAAGCAGCCGTAAATCAATCTGTCATGATCATAAACGGCAACTTCGCGACCCTTGAGGAAGCAGTGTCGTGCGACTCGCAAAATAGCACAAAAATCTTCAGTTGAAATGAATTTTGCAAAGTGCGGGTTATTGCTAGCAAACGTGAATCCACGTGTGCCGTATTTGCAACCATTTGCTGGAACCAAGCCGAAGTGATATGCTAGCCAAGCGTAATTTTCTTTCATTCTCGAATCTCCACTAGTACACCATCCCTGAAAGGATTGGGTTTTGCTACCCAAGTTTTGGCCGTCGGATGTTTTTGCCCAAGCATTTCACCAATAGATTTAATCAACGCTTCATATCGCGCATTATAATCTTTTCGTTTGACAAACCGCAGAAACATCGTTGAATTCAACCGATTTCGGATTTCCATTGCTGTTTGGATCGTTGTACCCCAGAAGCTATCTGTGTCGTAATGTTCGTAAATCATTCTGATACCTCATTTTTAGCCCATTCGATGATTGCATTGTAATCACCACTAACAAACGCCTGAGGAACATCTATTGCAATTTGGAATTCTTCCATTGGAGAATTAACATCACCTTCGACACACAAAACTCCATCAACCCTGCTAAATTCCCATGCCCCGTTAATGACATAAGCACTTTGAATTTTGCCATCATGCCAGGTGATGTGCGATAAAAGAAGGGGTTTTTTCAACCCCTCTCCGAAAACAACTATCATTTACGGACACTCCGCGGGTCAACATCATCACCAGTGGGAATATCGTCGAGACCGAGAGCATATCGCTTGGAATAAAGCAATTCTAGCGCAGCCTTGGCACAATCGTGAATTGCGTTATGAGCAACAAATCCATCCAAAACACCCTTCGGCATAGGGCACATGGTCATATCTCGCATCAGCAGAGTAGCTTCTACAGCAGTACGAACATCGCGTTGCTGCCAGAAGAAACATGGCTCGTATTTGAATGTTTCACGGGTGTTGTAAATTTTGCGGATAACATCGATCATAATAGGAAAATCGAAGCTTTGACCGCGACACCAGCCCTGACCTGTTTTCTTGTCAAACCCTTGTGCCGCAAGAAAATCAAGGAAGCTTTCATAAAATTCCATGACACTGACATCTTCGTTCGACGGTTTAAGATGCTTTTGAGCTTCGGCGTCTTGTTTTTTCCACCAATCGATAGTGCCTTGGTCAAAGAATCTCATGCCTTTTTGTTCTTGGAGATTGAATTTGAATCGACGCCCACGTTTACACAGATCTTCAAACGTAGGCAGTTTGTACGGGTCATGCTCAAACACTAAAACAGCAAGGTCAACTACTGCACCGTCAGGAGCATTGCCCATAGTTTCCCAGTCAATAATAAAATCTGTCACTTTGCTCATACTAATCTACTCTCCACTTGGTTCGGTTTAATGTGCAATACCATATCAAAAGCATCACTCAATATGCGATAACCTCCGAATTTGTATTGTAATACGGTTCCGCTATAGCGATACCCGTTTTTGATAAAATAGACCAGTTGACCTGGTCTATAAATCGCTTTTTCAGGATACTTATACGAAACAGACATTTTTGCGGGCACGAGTATTTCCGACATAAATCAATTCCTGTGCAACATCCGGGTCTCTGCAATATTGATGCAAACACGGAGTAAAAAGATATGCATTATCGAATGTTGAACCCTGTGATTTATGAAATGTCATTGCACCCAAGGGTCGAACTTTGGTGAAAGTATTGCTTATTGTCCAGAAGTCTTTCCAGTTGGGGAAAACTTCACGACTTCTATATTTTTCAGCAATAATAGACAAAAATTCGTTTATTGCATATTGAGTATTTTGGTCATGAACAACCGTAAACCACGCCCGTCTATAGTCATCTTCATCTTCTTCATAAGATTCACACTCGAGCATTGTGCATTCGACTTCAATTTCGCCGACACCTTTTGCTTTAAGCGTTTTGCGAGAAGGTTTGACGTTTATAACCCGTACGTTTTGTCCATTGTTGAAAATGACTTCTTTTAGAGTTTGGCCACCAATGTCTATGTCAAACATGAGTGGTTCTTGCATGACCAGTATTTCATCCGGTAAGAATGGCGCAGCGTTTGCTCCATACAGCTGTTTGCGGATAACGGAATTTAGCTTATCAACAGAATTGTTTGTGTAAGCCATTATGCGATTTTCAAGTAGGTCATTAGGCGTTTTTGTTCTTTCGAAATATTTTGAAAGAAAATCTTTGACCGTATGAAATTGCTTTACTCCATTGCCAGAATCGTCAAGCTTTTCATAAATCCATTTGCCATTTCGGATATCTGTTGCAACTTCAATGATTGGGCCTTGGTGACGCTTTACTTCGGTCAATTCAACTTGTTCAAATCGATTGTCCGTAAAGAATGGACTGAGTTCATGCGTATCATCTTCTGATACTCCCCGAATTTGCGCCTTATCTCCAATGCCGATAACAACACAATGAGATGGAACATTTCGCATCAGAATGTCAAACAATTTGCGGGTATAAAACGACACTTCGTCACAGATAAGCACGCGTGTTTTGGAGAAGTCAGGAGTACCTTTCTGCTCAAAAATTTGATTTTCTTCAAGAGTGCTTGGGTTAATCTTCAGGACAGACTGAATTGTATACGACTTGCGCAAGGCGTGCTTGGACAATTCTTTCTTTGCTTGGTGTGTAGGTGCTGTGAGAACAATACCTTGTTGACCGGTCTGGAAAAGACGCTCAAGCAAAAAACGAGTCATGGTAGTTTTACCAGAGCCCGCAGGCCCTCGAATGGTAATATGGCGTTTAGTTCTCATTGCTTGGAGTGCTTTTTCAATAGCATCTTTTTGACCAACAGTCAAATCATCATATGTTACCATTTTTACCTCATTTGTTTTGGCATCACATTAATATCAACGATATGCATTGTATCACACATTCGTTTATGCGTATTAGCCAAATATTCCGACGGCTTGTTGATCGCGACTATTGTTGGAGGCCCAAATAGTCGCTTTTTGACAACTTTTGTTCCTTTCAAATACTCTGCTATGGCTTCTTTCGCTTTCTGCATATTAGCTTTGGCATCTTCCCACGAATTATGGAATACAACGCCACTAGATGAGCCATACAAATTGCCGTCCACAAAATGACAGAATCCTTCGACGTCTTTCCATTGGATTACATATTTTTTCATGAATCACCCGTGGCAGAAAATATATCCATTTCCATTGGGATTACTGACAACTTTTATATCAGGAATGAACGTCATATCAAACTTTTCTGATTTAAAAGTGTAATTAACTCGGATTAGAACACCGTTGGGTGTATTCATAGCAAATGTTACACCATGATTGTCCCTGTTAATTTCAATCCATTTGACTTCATACATAATAAAAATCCTCATATTCGATTGTTTGAAATGGAATATATGGGGCGTAAATAGACGCCCTTCCTTCTTCAACATCTAGTTTGCGCAAGCGATTGATTTCATCAATTTCGTCTTGTTCAAGCATTAGTATCCATTCTCCTGCCTTGCGAAGTTTTCGGCATTTTTCAAATAATAGAGTTTGAAGATTTCATCGCCATCCATGCCCATCGCAATGATCTTGTTAAGAACAAAATGCATTTGGTCAATCAACTCAAATTTTGCTTCGAGTTGGTCTTCAGGCGACAATTCAGAAAATAGTCGATTACGATATTCATCATGTTCGGCGCGCCAAGGTTTCCAGATCGCATTCGGTTTGGGATTACTCATTCCACCCAAAGCGGTATAATGCTCGCGAATCTCATCTGCAATATAATCATCCTGTGCTTGGCACCAGTCAAGAATTTCGCCACAAGTTTTAAGCTCTCGCGGGTCGCGATTGTATTTTGGGTGCCGTTGTGCGAGCTCAATTTGAAGTTGACGCTGCATATCAATCATTCGATTGAGAGGATTCTCGTTGGCAATAAGGCAATCATACAGCGCATTTACTGCCTTATCCATATTACCAGTTAGTTGTGCGCATTCATTGAATTGGGGTGTCATTTTGTTCTCCTATGTTAATTGTAGTAATTATATCACTTTTCGACACAGACAGCAGTATTACCACGTCGTTCCTATTGCCATAGCTTCGCAGACTTGACGACTTTTTTGAATATTCATTTTCAAATTATCGATGGTCATATTGATAAAACCAGTTTCGATTTTATACTCTACAGATTTGAATTCATTAATTAGACCAGCTGAACGAGCTTGAGCTACCCATCTGCCCATCACATCGTTGCGAACTATCCTGTACGCGCAGCCGCGCATCCAAATCGGAGCATTTTTGTCACGGTAATCTGTGTAGCTCGTTTTTCCACGAAAGTTGAGTTCATCCCCTTGTTTTGCTTGCCGAATGAGATCTGCCACCGTGTCTTTTTCGACAGGCCGATTACTTGTAGCTTTAGCGGAATCGGTTCGGACAATTTCAGAATGTGGTTTTTTCTGAACACCTTCCAATTCAGCAATAATCTGCAACTCGATGATGCGGTCAGTCATATTGTCTTTTAGTTCAGACAATGACGTTGAAGCATTCCGTGTTTTGATATACGCACGCTGGTCAACTTTAACCCCGGGGATATGCGATACCGCCTTAAATGCTTCTGCCATTTGATCATCCAGCAAAGAAATTTCTGGAACAGCGCAAATAGCTTTCTCGATAGCATTCAGATTTTTTACTTGGCAATCGAAGCTAGCAGCAGAAGCTGTAGAAGCAGCGAATAATAGAGCAATAGTCAGAGCTTTCATGTTTTGTTCTCCGTATTTTGTATATCGCGGACAGCCTCCAACGCGCCTCGATCGAATTCGTTAAAGTCAAAAGCGTTGTCAGCTTTTTCTTCAATTTCGTTTAAAGGCGTACCCTTCTTGAATTCAGAATACGCCCAGTTCCAACCTCTCACATACGGGTCACTAGAGAGGCGTTTCATCATATTCCCAATTGTTGAGATCAATTTTTCCTGCCTTTTTTATACGCTCAATCAGTTTGTCTGCACAAGCACGACCATTCATGTAATACGAATCGTCTTCGTCATGAACTATCTTACCAACAATACGTGTTTTGAGGACATATTGCGATTGAGTGAAGAAATTGAATGCGACTATTTCCCAAACAAAATCGTCAGATGGACCTTCGGGAGTTTGAACAGCGATGATATCACCTTTACGTTTAGTGATGCACCACTTCTTTTCTTCTACCGCACCGCCGAAATCGCTCGAGCGAATAGTCGCGTTGATGTTGATCATTTAAATTACTCCGTTTTATGTGACTATTCTATCATAGAATAGTCACGTTGCAAACTATTAAATTCCAGAAAATACCATAAGAGCGAAAATAAAATCGTTGTGAACTTTGAACAGTGATGGTTGAGTATCAGCAATATTGTTCAAAACACAACGAAGAGTTTGACGTTCAGCATCACTCATTTTACCGCCGTTGATCGCATCTTCCAAAGTATCACGAAAATGACCTTTTTCCAGAGTTTCAAGAATTTGGAAACCAGATTTCTTTTCGTTTTCGGTGAGGTTGAGAACGTTAGTTTGGATAGTCATGATATACTCCGTTGTTTTAATCAGTTTGTTTGGTATGATGCTATAGTATCATCTTTAGAGATAGTGTACACTGTTTTGTTCGTCATCGTTCAATAAAAACAACTAAGGCCTCCGAAGAGGCCTTAGCAACGCTTCCATTTGCCAAATCGCAGTTTTGCTTGCAAACCCGACACGGTGTTGTCCTTGCAATACTGGAGAATATCTTCGGCAGTTGCATTTTCCTTCATTATCATATCGTTTACGTCTTTTGACGCCCAAGCGCACCTGTCCCACATCACAACTCGTTCACCTGCATCTATTAGCCTAGACAGCCGCTTGCATGTGTCAGGATGAAATGGCTCATTATCAAGAACCCATACTCGAGTGCTTTTGAACGGCACTTCGTTTAGTGCAAGACTACCGCCAGTGATAGCTCCAGAATTCGGAATGAAGAGGGAGTCAATTGGTCCTTCCATAAACCATACAGTTCGGTTCCCATCAATTGTGTCCATTCCGTAAATTTTTGATGCATCTTCATGGGCCTTTATAGTGATGTATTTGTTTGGACTAGCTGATAGAGCTCTTCCCTGAAAAGACTGGATTTCACCATTTTTGTCAAATATTGGGATAACCAATCTATTTTCCGGTGATTCGCGGGTATACGTATCTGGTGAAATAGAATTTACCAATTTCTGCCATTCGCGAGTAAACCATAACCGCTTATATGCTGATTCTGGTATTTTTCTGTTTGCGACGTATTTTACTATAGGATGGTTCGCTGGTAGCAAATCTAGACGATCACAAAAATTTAACTTTTCAATCACCGGCATCTTTTTGGTGAAGAGATTTTCTACTGGTTTTGCTTCTGGCTTGAAGACAGTGCTTTCTTTCCTTCTTTCTAATAGCCATTCACGATAAAGTTCTTCTTCTCGCTCCTTTAAATACCCGCCCAAATTGCTATGATAACCACAGTTAAAGCAATGAACTTGCCACTCGCCCTTCTTCTCATACATCCAAAAGCGGGCTTTGTTCATGTCCGTCATGGAATCACCACATATTGGACATCTTGAATTGAACTTTCCCTTCTTTCGTTTGAATTTTGGCAAATGCATCATTGCTCGTTCAGCAAACAAAAAATCAGCAAACATAATAACTCCAAACGGGGCTCTTGGCCCCATTATACTACGACAAAAATCCATTAGCATCCAATTGCCGACATGCTTCCAACAGAATTTCACGGTGTTGAGCATATTCTAAACGAGAGAATGGCTTTCCTTGCGTAACCAAGTACGAATCAATTTCTGCAGCATTAACAGCCATCTCATACACGACATCCCTCATCATTCTCGGTAAACAATTCGTGTAGACTGTTTTCAGAATATTGAGATGAGGCTGATTTCTAAGATTCTTTAATGCCACATGACCTAAAGCCTCACATGCTTCTTGAGCGGCTTCGAACGTAATCATTTCTTCTTTTCCTTCTTAGGAAGGACTTTAGGCCCAGGGGAAATGACTGCGCCAGACGTTTTACCAGCTGCGATGTTGACTGGGTCTCCTCCAGAATCACCAGCCACAACATCTTCGTCAACCTGTATATCCATATTGACCTGATCTTTCTGTTTACCAGAACACTCTAGAAATGTTTTCATCATCAGTTTCCTATATAGATGGCCGTTAGGCCATCAGAAATGCATTGTAGCGGCAAGTTCGTCAAGATGTTGTCTTGAGTTATTTCCCTTCGTATTGTCAGCTTGTCTCGGAGAAGGTGTATTTGGCGTTCCCGGCCTTGATTGTTCTTCTTCTACATCATACCATCTCTGGTTGCCCTTTTTAACACCCATTTTGAATTTGTTAATCCAATTTTTATCTCCATACCGCGATTTTATCTGCTTCATCAATTGGAGACCCATTTGAGCTAACTCTTCGGTTTCCATCACTGCGAGCATAAAATCAGCAGTTGCTGGTAATCCAGCAGATTCAGCTACATCAGACATGTCGATGTCGGTCGAATCCCATGCAGATCGAGTAGTTTGAGCACCAGTCCATAGAACAACTTGATGTTGGACAGCAAGACCACGTAATTCTTCGGCAATAGCTTTTACCAAAGTATACGAGTTCTCAGAACCTCCACGAATTCGTGTGGACGCACAGATACCCAGATAGTCCACAATAACAACATCTGCTTTGAAGTTTTTCTTCAGCTTCAGCTCGTTCAAAAACGCATTGAAATGATTAGCATTTGCACCAGAAGTTGGATATTGCTTGATAATCAAACGACCCATATTTCTGGATTTCAGACGCTCCATCCGAGCTTTATACTCGGCAAAGCTCATGTTGCCATCATCTATTTCGTCAAGTGTGACATCGAGCAAGTTGGCATCTATACGTTTGGCAACAACATGTTCAGCCATCTCCATCGAGAAATAAACGACGTTTTTGCCAGTTTGGAGATAATCTGCGGCCAAAGAGCAAAGGCCAAGAGATTTACCAACGTTGACACCCGCCATGATAACGTTTAGCGTGCCAAGTTCTGCACCACCCTTGGTTATTTTATTCAGAACATTTGAGATGAACGGGACTTTATTTGCTTTGGATTGATAAAGCATGTAACGTCGTTCATAATCTTCAAACCAATCATGTCCGACTGAGCCATCAAACGAAATAGCCAATGCTTCTTTCATCAAATCTTCGATTGCACCAACATCCGGCAATTTCTTATTTCGTTCTTCGAATGGTTTGGCTGCATTTTCCTGTATCTCGATTGCCTTAGACAACGCGTTATACATCGCTTGGTCTTTGCAGTAAGATTCAGTTTCTTTAATCAACCAGGCATGATCTTCTGGTTTAGAAGACAGACGAGCCAAAACTTCCTTCACACCGTCATGAGTTACTTGATCGATAGATTTTTTGTCAAGTGCAATTGCAAGTGCAGTTTTGGTTGGGATTGTATTGTACTCATTCACATGTTTTTGAATGAGTTTAAAAATCTCGCGGTAAGGCCCACGGTCGAAATAATCTTCTTTTATGTACGGGTACGCCGAAATAAAGTACGTATTGTTGAAGAGAAGGTTTTCAAGGATTGTTTCAACCAATTTTGTGCCTCTTTATCTTTCATAATTTGTTTGACTTGTGCATTCATAGCTTCATGAACAAGCTGATGAATTTCATCATTTTCATTAACTGCTTTGTAATCTACATGCAGTTTTCCATCATGTATATGAGCATCAAAAATATAAACAAGGTGTGATTTGCCCGATTTATCGATTATCAGCAGCTCTTGTTTAACGTTTTCCATAGCATGCTGTATAAGAGCATGAGCGTCATTTAAGTTTTTGGGAGTTTCATCATCAGTGGTAGATGCCATAAATGTTCCCTTTGTGTGGTGACATTATATCAACCCTATAAAGATTCTAAACATAGCGAGCAATATTATGCTCGCTATGCTGAAATTGAGAATTATTGAGCAATGTATTGTTCAATCAGGCCAAAATGTCTTTCATACACATGGAGTGAATCAGCACACCAGTAGATATCACCCTTTTCTACCATGATTTCATGGGATTGAAGAGTATCAACCAGTCTAGACAAAACATAATCCTGCCACGCCCAATCATTCCGATAACCGAAAATAGCGTCATTTGACCTCATATGAACGACTGCATTCAGTTTTCCATCCCGGATCTGGTATTGGACATTATTGGTGCACATGAAATCGGACATACAATTTGCATTGTAATCAGTATGCATAGACGGTCGAGTATAAATCATGTTTGCACGACGAGTGTATGGATTTTCAATTAGATGTTTGACAACATTTGCAAACTGATTTCCATTTTCTTCGCTGAAAATAGCCCAGCCATAATTGGAGTTGATCATACCGTTACAATCTGCAACAGCTTCCCAAATTGCTGGGGTTTTACCTGGAATATCAGCAACATAACGAGATTGACTCAAATACCAAGACAACTCTCGCTCAATATAATCGTGATTAAGTTTACCGAAAATTAGATCTTCATCGGCCTTAAACATAACTGGGGCAATTTCGACAGTTTTAACCCCGGATTTGTCAGTAACAAATTCATTTGATTTGTATTTTGACACCATGATGTCACGAATATCTTGAACAGTCATATAACGCATACTATTTCCTCAAATATCAAACATGTCAAACAAATTATTCCTAAATTCATAATCTGTTTTCGTAGCTTCACAAATTGAAGCAAGTGGTTTAACGAATGTTTTATCAAAAAGCTTATTTATATCCATAAACTTCAAAACATCAGCTTCTACGACAGGCGGAATTTGCGTTCCTGACGGCCACGCAAAACACGCTTCATTGAATGGATTGCGATCACGAAGAGGAATAACCATTACCTTTTCGCCTTCAACAATCTCTGGAATTGATTGGTCAGTTTTTGCAATCCGGTTATATGCAAGGGCTCCTTTCACATGATATGGAGCTCCTTTAATTGGATATCCTGCCGAATCCGCGTTTTTGGCGATATTATTCGCAGAAGACACTGCGGCAATCTCTTGATAATCGATCGTTTTGAATTCATTCTTGAATTGAATGAAATAATTTTGCAAAGAAGATTCACCTTCTTGCAGCAACCGACGAATTGACTCTTTTAGTGATTTTTGACAAGCCAAAGGAGTGGATGATCGTTGAGTTTCCAAACCCATGATTTTAAGATGTGGTTCTGCATATCGAGTGCCTTCCATGTCGTAGACATTCAGTGCATATCTTTTCTTACCAGTCCAGAACCCGCCAATCCCATCCGAACCAAGTGGAGCTCCAAAAATAGCTTCGCGGTCCATGAGCAAGAGATGGTGCTCATTGTTCATATATTCCTCGAGTTCTTTGTATGACTCGTCGATAAATGGCTCGAGCTTTTTATGTCCGAGATTATCAAGGAAATCGATCAGATGGTTGGTGTCCCGGAATTTGTCAATCCCTACTTTATTAACCACTGCTTCCATATTGAGATACACTGAGTCAGTATCAATATAACACACATAGTCGACATCAGTCGTTTTAACAAGATTGTTGATGTATTCGTTCAGCTTGCGCTCAATCCAACGGATTGCTAATTGACCGTAAGTTGTAATAGCTTCAGCATTTCGCAAATCGTAGAATCGGAAGAAGTTGTTACCCAAACACCCATAAAGACTGTTGATCAAGATCTTTCGGTTTAACTGGTTTGTATTTCGTTTCTGCTCTTCTTTTTCGCATTGACGAATTAACGAGTATAATTCTTCGCTTGAGAGTGTATTCAAATAACCAAGTTCGGCATCATTGAAGTCGCGAAATAGTTCAAGATTCATTATTTTAACTCCGGCCAAGTCTAATTCGTTTGGCTCTAAAAGGAATAAGCCACGTTTCGACGTTATGTTTTGTTGTTTCTATTATATCACCCTTCTTAGCTTTTCTAGAAATTAGATTTTGCCATGCTATAGCTTCGTGCTTGGTGACATCGAGGTCTTCAAATATCTGCTCTTTTTCGGTCATGACATATGATGGGTGTTTCTTGCATTTGTCGCCATGCCGCATCGACAATTCTTGAGGTTGAAAATATGACTTGCACCATGGGCATTCAATTTTCTCTCGCGATTTTGCTCGGATTGACATTTTCTCCTTCATAGCGTTTGCGGCCTCGTCAGATCTATTGGCCACCGCTATTTTATTCGCTTCAACTATTTTTCTTATTGTTTCATGTTTAACATCCGGGTCGACATTTTTATGATATTCAAGCATGTATTCTCGACGTCTGGCTTTCAGTCTATTGCGGATATCAACAACTCGCTGATCATCGGTTGTCCACCAATCACGATTTGCTTGCGCTGCCTTTTCGCGCAATATTTGGTATCTCCGGCTATTAGAGACATAAGATAATTCGCCAAAGCAATCAACGTCAACCAACCGCCTAACGGCGCTGTGTAGCCCATGCCTATCCGGATAAATTTTAACAAGCAATAGATGGGCAATATAATGTTCGCGAGGTGTCAAAAGAACTAGGTTGTTTTTATCATTAGTGCCGCCGATACACCTTGGAATTATGTGATGTCGCTCAGAGTTAAAATTCAAGTTCTTTTTGTTTAAACCCCTAGTTTGTCTCGAATAAACTAGATCGTTGTAAATCTTCAAATAGTCCACATAAATCTCCTCAAATTGTATGGGTGCAATATTATCACACCCATACAGTAGTGGAACATTAGTGGTCTACCTTTTCGCCCCTGGAAGCCAGAATTTTCTTAATTGCTTCCTGATTGCGTATAGCAGCAAGCATCATTTTCTTTTCGGCTTTACGTTGCAAGAATACTTTCTCAGTTTCGGTTGGCAGTACACCAACTTCACCTCGTTTGTACATCATGCCATTTGGGGCACAACTATAAACTTCAGATGGTTTAGGAGCAGTCTTATTGATATAGTCGTCAAGATGTGCAGGTGCAAACATTCCGGCAATCATCTCTGGGCTGATATTGAGAAGACGCAGAATACTCGGATAAAGCGAAGTAAGGTCGAACGATAAACCATACTTATACGCGCCAGGCACAGGTTCTTTGACGTATGCACCAGGGAAACTCTGTTTCGGGCTAGCCTTTGTCATCGGAATGACGATATTCTGCTCAGCCAGAGAGTTGAAAATGATGGAGTCCCATACCTTGATTGTACCGAGAACCATATCGAAAGTGATTTTCGCGTAATAGCAAAGAGACAGAATAAGATCAATAAAGCACCGACGACCATCAATCAACAGAATAATATCCGTATCTCGCACACAGTAATCGACATATCGTTGGTGATCTGCTGCTCGGAACTTATTAATTGGACCATCATATTCCAATTTGTCTGCTTTAACTTCGCGGTATCCGACATTGCCCAATTTATAGTCAGGCATAACAGTGAAACTGAACTTTTTGAAAACATCCATATAATCCATTAGTGCAACGCCATGGATACGATAGATCGTTTTTTCACCGTACATGTTTGTAATTGTTTTTGAGCTGATCTTGCCATATGGGCTTAATTGGTTAGCTGCACTTTCACCCAAAATATTGATAATTCGAGTGATAATGTAAGGAATATCGAAACCTTCACTGTTCCAACCAAACACCAAATCAGGGGTAGATGATTTCCATAGTTGAATATAGTTGAGAAGAAGATCAATTTCAGTGTCGAATGGCATGTAAACGACATTGTCAAGAATATATTTGTCCAGAACAGACTTAGATGGGTCCCAATGGCCTACATCTTTAACAAGGTCAAAAATGTAATATGTCTTTTTGCCCTCGTGCAAACGCACATGGGAAATCATATCAATTTCATATTTTGCAAATTTGGGATCAGGGAATTCTGGAGCTGTTACTTCGATATCGACTACATCGATAATGACATTGTCACGATCAAAATCAATAACTCCGCGATAATTATCGGAGATGTAGGAAATGCAATAGTCGTCCATACCCATGGCGTCTTGGCCAATTTCGGCCATTCGTTTCTGCCATTGCTTTGCTTCCCAAATGTTTTCATGCTTCTTCGGTACGCAAAAACGTCCATAGATGTCTTTGTGCTTTGTCTCTACACCTGGAGCGGCATGATGAAAGAGTGTCGGCTGATAGTTCGTTTTTCGCGATAGTCTTACACCGTCTTTAACGTAACGCTCAAAAACGGTATTTCCAATAACTTCGATGTTCGTGTAATGCTGCATAATATATCCTTCTAAATGGCCTCAACAGAGGCCATTTCATTAACCAAATTTATACTTCGCGATAAGCTGCCATTCACACTTTTGCTTGTGGCTAATAACTCTAAAATTATTGTGAGTTGACAATTCAATAGGAGTTAGTATTTTACACAAATTCCATGACTGAAGCAACGAAGCAATATTATTTCGTCTAGAAATATCTTCTTCGGAAATTGATACTGGTAGACCATCTAGTTTCAGCATTTCCTTGAAATGAACAATGAAATATTTGCCTTGCTTTTGAAGAATATGGCAGCTTTGATAAAGTTTCTTTTCTTTATTAGAAGCAATGCCAATTCGTGTAAGTGTTTCAGCAATTTTCAGAAAATCATCAGGATGATTGATATCGATTTGGATCATAAGAAAACCTTAGAATTTTTTAGCCAACTTAAGCATCTGCGTTTGATCTTTTGCTGTTTTCGCAACAGTTTTAACAAATGCTGGAGTTACAATAAATTTGTGATTTTTCAGAAAATCATTCAAAGTGTTTCGCCTTTGCATGATTTGCATATACATCTTTGCGGTATGCAAATCAACGTTATTCGCTGCTTGTATAACGGCAATATAAAGCTTTTCGTTGATTGATTCATCTAGTTTAGGCCATTTGCCGTAAATCTTGCCTTTTCTTACAGATGACACCAGGTAATTGTATTGCGCTTGGGCCGGCAATGCTGACAGAAGATTCATGACGTATGCCGAATACAGTGTTTCGGCATGCATCGAAAGAGCATTATTGATAAACCATGCCGGATAATCACTATTTGATACACATCTTTCCGTTTTGGTGTAAGTGATATCATCCAACAATGCGAATGCATTGTTTTCGGCAGGTTCTTTGAACGAATCAGCTAATGCTGATACGGCATCCCAATCTTTCGATTTCCAAGCAATTTCGTGCTCATTGAGTTGCTCATCATCACCCATAAGGAAATTCAAATTCATATCGAACTCCTTACAGCCAGTTACCATGGAATTCTACGGCAAGCTGAACGAACATATATTGAACATGAATCTCGATATTTGCGGCTTGGCCAAACAGTTGGTTGTTTTCACCGATAATTTCGTACATGCGAATTTTTGCCGGACCATTAACGAGCGGGTACAATGCATTACATAGACGTTCAACAAAACCAGCGTAATCAGTCGTGTATTGACCAGCCATTGCACGAAGCGATTTCAAATCTTTAGCTTTAAGTGCATCAATGACTTGTTCGATATCGTTGCGGGTATTGAGAACCAGACTCAGAATACCGCTGTCAATTTTACCTTCGGATGCATAGAAATCCATCTCGTTGACAGTTTTACGGAAATCAGGGAAGTTCTTTTTAACCAAAGCGGCAATAACTTTGCGATCTTCAACTTCGATATTTTCAGCATCACAAATTGCTTCGGCACGAACAATCATCTGTTTCATCATATTGACTTTATCAGATTGATCGGCTTTACCAAATTGAATAACACGACACCGTGATTGAAGTGCTGGAATAATTCCACCCAAATCATTCGCAGTAATGATAAATGTGCAATTTTTGGAATGAGCTTCCATGAATGAGCGAAGATGACGCTGAGAATCTGCAAGACCTGCTCGATCGAATTCATCGATGATAATTACTTTTCCACCTGCTGCCATAGTTTTAGAGCTTGCAAATGGGGTCATAACATCGCGAACAAAATCAATTTTTGCGTCTGCGCCGTTAACGAACAGAAACTCGGCTTCAACTTCTGATACCAGAGCTTTGGCGACGGTAGTTTTACCTGTGCCTGGGGAAGGAGAATGAAGAATAATGTTGGGGATACGACCAGATTTGACAATAGATTTGAAAATCTTTTTGTCATATTCTGGCAAAATGCATTCATCGATTGTTCCTGGACGATATTTGTTTTCAAACATGAATTCGCCGGCATTAACTGTCAACATATTAAAATTCCTCTCAAAAGAAAGCGGGCTTTTACACCCGCATTATATCACACCAGGATTTATTAGAAGTCGTGCTTTGAAGATGTTTCAAGGACAAATACGTATGCAGTATTGATTCCTTGGAATTGAGCAGCGCCCTTAGAAGAAATATTGATTTTGTAATCGGCAATAACGACACTGACGTTTTCAAGGTTGATAACGAAGCTGAAGTTGTTGGTGCCTTCATACGGACAGACTGTCAAAGAATATCGGGTTCGTGCATTATCGCCGTCTTCGACTGCAAATGCATCAATAACGATATGGTCATTGCGATTAGTAATCGCGATGCGGTCTGCACCAACGGCTCGAGAGATTTTGAGAATTTCTGCTAAATCTTCGGCTTTCAGGTCAAACTCTACATCAGCCGGTGGCATACGCAGCCGTTGCTTCGGAACCACAATGACTGAAGATTCAGCATCAGGCAGATTTACTTTTGCACGACCATTCTGGATGACAATTTCCCCGTTTGAGAGATTGATGTCAGAACCTTCGCCCAATTGACCAAGAATTGACAGGAAGTTAGGAAGGTCATAAATGTTCAGCTCGGAATCAATTTCATCAGCGATTGTAGCTTCAGCGTATGCAACACCATTTACCGACTTGGTCATGATGAAATTGCCAGGGGTAAGTCGCAGAGATGGATTGATAGCTGCAAAATTCTTCATTACGGACAGTGTTTCTTTTGTAAGTTTCATTTCATATTCCTTTCAGTATTTGAAATATTATAACACAACTACGATATAGCTTATTAGTAATCTGCCATGACAGTCTGAGCAGCTTGAATAATCAGTTCGTCAGTGTCGTATTGGAATTGTTTGGCCAGTACTTTTTTGTCGTTCATTCCTTTAACATGATATCCGCCATTGGCCAGAATGCTTTCTCGACGACGTACGAGCAAATCGATATACATGTCTCGAACCATTTTATCAATTTCGGCATATAGTTCGAACCGAATTTTCTGCTCAAGAGCTTGCAATTGGTTTGCACGAATATCACTGATAAATGATACCCAAGCTTTTCGGATTTTAACAGAATTTTCAAACACGTTATCGCTCATCGGGCGGATATCGGCTGGTACGAAAACAACGGCTTGATTACGCATACATATTCCTCAGTGTGTTTATAACGAACATTCTAATATAATTTCTATTCACGCAAATCATTAGTCGAAAATTTCAACTAAATTGTAATAAGCATGGCGATTTGATTTCAACTTGCGGATATCTTCTTCACTGAAGACCTGTTTCAGGTCGTCATCCGTGACGACCAAATTAACGTGACCATATTCATCGGTCAAATTATAACTCCTTATTTCAGGAGCAGTTGTTGGAAGATTATAAAACATCAAAAATTACCTCATTCATTACGCTAGTTCTCCCTAGCTTTGACATTACAATGTGTCTGTCAAATTTCTGAGGATCGTGTTCTCCATGCGAAATGATAAACACGTTGGCTTTCATGTTTTCTATGATTGAAAACACTGAACGTTGTGCATCATCATCAGAAGGACCGTCAAATACTTCATCCATAAACAGCGCATTAACATCTACACCAGAAACTTCAGATGCTAAATCACGCCAAGCAAACATGACAGCCATGTCAATACGAGCTTTTTCGCCTTGAGAAAAACTGTTATAACTGAATGTGCTTCTTCCTGAAGATTTTATTACTTCTTTAAATTCGGAATCAAGAGTAAATCCAAAATCTGCATCCATTATATCAAGATAATGAGAGATGCGATTATTGAAATACGGAATATAGCGGGCCATGATGACGGCTTTAATTCCCGAATCCTTCAAAAGATCAGCTATCAAAGACCTACGGTGCTTCTCTTTTTCTAAATCAGACTTAGCACTAATTTTTAGACGTAGGTTATTCCCGAGTTGGTCGATTTCCGATGTGTAATCTGTTCTTTCATCTTGCAGACGCTCGATTGCAGCTTTTGCAGCTTTTGCTTGGTTAACATAAAGAGCAATAGACTGTTTTTCGTTGTTTAACTTATTCTGAAGATCGCGGAAATTAACAGCTGCTTCATTGAACTCTATCATTTTTTGGTTGAGTTCATTTATGCGAATATCGGCTTTATCAAGTTGACCTTGGATCTGCGACATTTTATCACGCAATTTCACTAGCAGTTCAGGATCGTCAAATTGTTGCATGCATGTTGGACACGTTCCACCGCCTTCATGCATATGAGCAATACCGGAAAATTGTTCATGTTGCGCTGCGGCTTTTGCTCTAGCCATTGTAAACTTGCCAAGATCGGATGCAGGGGAATCAGGCATCACGAATTCTGTAATTTGCGTTGTGAGCAAATCAATAGCCGACTTGATTTCTTTTGCTTTTTCTCGAGCAGTGTCATATACTGCCTGATGGTCGGATATAGCAGCAGCATTGGATGCATTAGAGTTATTCTGGTGATCCTGGTATGTTTTCAACTGTGAGTTGATATGGTTTATTTCCATATCAACTGAAGTGATATCCTGGTTTAACTCTTTAATCCTGGCTTTATTGATTTTATCCATTTGAGCTAAGACGGATACTTCCAGCAAATCTTCCACAAGTTTGCGCCTTTCTGGCGCTTTTAGTTGCATAAACGGCGTATATCCAGCAGTGCCCAAAACAACTATCTGTTTAAAACTGGTAGAATTCATTCCAATCATTTCTTCGAAATATGACTGAAAATCTTTAACTGATGCTGCAGCATCTATAGCCACACCGTCACAAGTTATCGAAAACTTATTAGGCTTAATTCCACGTGTAATGTGATAAACCTTTTCTTCGTATTCCAGCCAAAGTTCCACTAACAAATTTTTGCCAGTGTTTTCATTCAGCAGTTGGTTTTTTGTAATATCTCGAAAAGGTTTACCGAATAACGCAAAATAAATTGCCTCCAGCATTGTCGATTTTCCGGCACCATTTTTACCGGTACACAGTGTTTTAGCATATTTGTTAAGCGACATATCGATAGGATCATCGCCCACAGACATGATGTTTTTATAGCGAACTCGAATAAATCCAAGCTGCTTCTTTTTAATTTCAATCATGACGCAATAGCCTCAGCATAAAGTTCATTTGCCATAATTACGATTGCTTCTTTATGTTCTGCACCGATACTGGAATTTGCGACACTTTCGGCGAATAAACCCATTATGGTCATCGAACTACCAGAAGTATCCATAGATGAAACAGTAAGAGTTTCACCATCATCGGTTATATCAGATGAAGAATCAACTTCAATTTTAGCAGATTTGTTGATGGTTCTCAAATCATGAACAATTTTAGACAGAAGAAATTCAACTTTTGTCAAGCCTTCATCAACTTCATTAGCAATCAAACGAACTGAACAGCCAGAGCACTCTCGAATTTCTTCTAATGTAACACCAGGATAAGTCAGTCGTCTGTGCCATGTTTTGGAATTCGGAATAAATTCAAATTCACGGGTTTCTGTGTCAAGAACCCAGAAACCGCGAGGGTCATCTTCATCACCGGCTGTAATCGTATAAGGAGTGCCGATGTAGTGAATATTTTCACCTCCTGATTGAGTATGAAAATGTCCAGAGACAACTTTTTCATACTTTTTCAAAAAATCTCCACTGTATCCCGAACTCGGAATATTTTTGTAGAAATAGAATCCGCTTAGTTCCCAATGGCCAAGACACCACGGGGATTCTGACTTTTTGACAAACTCAAAAATGTCCGACGCATTTTCTTTACACAACCACGGAATAAGGTCAATGTCTATGTGTTCGAATTTAACGGTGGTTGGAGAATCGATAACAACATAAACATCGTCTTTGCCTAAAATCTCTGTCACGCTATTAGGGTGAATTTTGTCCTTCAGCATTAAGTCATGGTTACCCACAATAACATAGCATGTTATCCCTGCTTCTCTAAGCAGTGTCGTTATTTTAGTTCTAACAAACCGCATTGTTCGTTGTGTTACGGCTTTGCGAACATCAAAGAAATCTCCCGATTGAAGCCATTGGGTTATCCCATTAGCTTTTGAATAAGCAATGGCTTGCTCGATGGAAGAAAGAATTATATTTTCATGCCATGGGTCATCTTCCTTTACCCCAATATGCAAATCACCTAGAAATAGAGTTTTCATAATCACCCTTCTTTAAATTTTTGATTGAGCCTTTACAATCAGTGCCTTATTCGCTTTTCCGAAGATGATCATACGAATGGTAAGCCAAATAAGTAACAAACATCTCAATAGATACAAAAATAGGCTCCGTGGAGCCTATTATATCACTAATTATTCACACCAGCATTAAAGGCTTTAGCCATGTCAACAATTTGTTGACGACTAGTTTCAAACATAGTGGTCATTGCAGAATAAGGAAGTTGCTTTTGCTTGTAAAGGGTACGAAGTTTACTGATAGCATATGCATACTGTTCTTTATTGTTTGCGAATAAAGCTCGTTCAGCATGTTTCTTCAGCCGCTTAATTTCTCTCCCATGAGTTTTAAGATGCTTTGCGGCTTTTTTCTCAGCTTGTTTTTCAAGATGTTCTTGTAAATCCATGAGATTTTGGTCATAAACTTCACTCAGAGCTTCTGCACCAGTGCTAAGGTCAACATCGTAATCAGGCGACATATGAAATCTCCATTGTCATTGTGTCTACATCAATATGCCAATCGAGTTGGCCAGTTTCTACTTCGAACGGCTGCCATGAAATATTGGCAGGATTTAAAACTACAGGAATATTATAATCCAATAATTGGAGTTTTACGAAATACGCTAATAATTCTATTTCTCCGCATGTTGAATCAATGATGGGTAAAAGATTAATCTTCAGGGTCGTCTTCATAGAATGAATCCAAATTAGGAACATCCTCTTTATCTTTCTTTTTAGATTTAAGGGATGATTCATAGGCTACTAGTTTGCCATGGATGTCTTGGATGAAATTCTCATCAACCAATCGCGACATATCCTCATCATGTTCGTCATACACGTTTGTCAAAAAATAGCGATATTTGATTGCCATTTCGTGTTTTTCGTACTTGATGCGTCCAATAAAGGCACGGTAACAAGCCTGTGTGATATAAGCATGAGGGTTTTTGTAATTATCTTCATCGAAATTTATCAAACCCTTTACAACAGCTTCGACTGCATCAGATATCATTCCGTCTTTCCAATTTTGCGTATATCCAGCAAATTTGTAATATCCGGTAAAACCTTTTGCAATCTTCATAATGTCTATACCAATTGCATCTGGCATCTTGATGTGATGCCCCGCATCACGCATATCTTGTTTCCATTTGCAAATATTCTGGTATAGAACTTCATTGTCAACATATTTCATAGGGCAATTCCTCCTATGATTGATTATATCATACTAATAAGCTTGCTAAACTTATTTAACTTTACTGCCTGCAGGTTTTGGCCCTGCCAAAACTTATCCTTTATGGCTTAATAGATATTATAACTAAAAGGATAAAAAGATAAGTTCAAGCAAGCTTGAACCTGGAGCCAGGATTTCTATAATCAATCAGGTTTAAACAAGGTCATTAGACTAATAACCTATCATCAAAAATTCCTGATAACCCCAGAGTGATCCCTGTGTTATCATACGCATACAACAAAGGCCTCATGTAGAGGCCTTCTTTTTGGCTTTTTCTCGTGTTTTGATTATCCAGTCCTGGACAATTTCCTGGTCTTCCGCAGAATTGATATCGAGTATTCGCCCAAGTTTTCTCAGCAGATACTTGTATTTGAACCTTTCTTTCTCGGTCATTTGGTATAACGCTTGATACGATTCTCGATTTCTTTTTACCTGTTTGTGATTTTCGATTGAATTACCGTCACATATCTCAGCGTGCGGCAAATATCTCAACATATATTGAGCTAATTTCATATCAGGAACATACAGGTTGATGGGTTTTAGCGAATGTTCATTTCGGATATCACATCTTGCGCAAAGTTGAAATGCGGGTTCAAGATACTTTGAAACTATGTACGCGTCAACCATTGCACTTTCATCTAAGCCTACCGACTTTGCGAGTTCTTTCAAAATTGGAACTTGCCAAGGTGCCGGATTATACGAAAACATCACAACCACATTGGTATAATCCGAATAGTTGTTTAGACCGTGTGGGTTATAAGGAACTTCCGTCCCCTTTGGCATTCTTGGCCGATACGAATTTCGGGTGTAAATGAAATCACCATTTATGATTGTGTCGAGAGTATTTTCGATGCGAGTGTAATTCGAAATCCCATCTACTTCCTTGTCGGCTTTGTAACGCGACCAATCATCATCAAACATTACGTGAATTTTTACACGAGCAGTTTTAGGATAAACTCGGAAAGCCAACCGCTCAACTAGCGGAGACTCTTCAAATTCCCATCCGTTAAAATGCTTCATAATCATGCCAGTAAAAGTCTGCTCGAAATTTGCAGAACAGACAGTTATTGACTTGAATTTTGCCCAATCATCATTTGACGCATCATTCACGTAATAACATTGCGTCACACCTCCCTCTACTGACAGCCTGACAGGGACACCCGTCAGCAGTGCTTTATACAACGGAAAAAGTGTTGAATAAATGTCATCATTTCCTCTAAAGCCATCTATTGCCATTTTTTGGACTGATTTTCGATGCTCATCACGCAGCTCTAATAGTCCAGTTTCATCTATTTTGCACAATTCGAGTATGTGGCTTTCGACTGATGTTGTGAAAGTAAAGCGCTCGAAGCTTGTTAATTCTGGAACCTCGTCGATATAAAGATTAAAATCTTTTAAAGCGTCAATATCTCGAAGGCCCATTAAAGCCGCATGCGTTATAAAAATCACGTCAAATTCTTCGGATGCTTTGATAACTGCTTCATGCACTGACTTTTGACCTTGGCGGTTATCGGTGTCAACTAACTCGCCTTCTCCGCCCAGGCCGACATAGTATTCGAAAGATTGTTTCGATAATTGTCTAGATATGCTGGCTATAATTGCCTTTTCATTGTTTTCAACAATATGATTTAGAATAGCTGCAGTTTTTCCTGCAGCTGGTATAGCGGAGAGAGTGTAAAGTTTCACAGATCCAAAAATTCCTTAAGCCGCTCAATGTCAAACTGATTGTAAAGATTATAACACTCCACACCATGACGCATTGCAAGCTGCCAAGCAGTATTTGTTCCTCCAGAAACTCCGTTATCCGTTGGAACCGAATAGCACACCAAGAATTCTGAAGGTGTTTTCAGATTATAACCTAGAACTTGATACACATTTCGAGTATGAAGTGCAAGAGCACCACCCGTTAATTTACCTCCTTTGGAGTAAATTGGGTGGACCGTTTTCATGATTTGCTCGGCGTCCCACTCGTTGGCGCTTGGTAAAATGAGGTTGTGGCGAGCATGTTTTGGTGCAAAACGGCCATTGAATCGTTTCCATGGCAGATAAACATCAAATTCAGCCATATTGTCGATGGCTAAACTATCAGCAACTGCCAAAAATCCAGTTTCAAATGCGTCATCTGCTTTATCGGCACCGCCAGAACGTCCAGTATATCCTCTGATCGCAGCAACAGCCGCGATATCTTTCATCAAACGACAAATATGTTCAGGAGTCTCGCGACTCCCTACACCGGTATAAAAGCCCTTGAAATTCATTTTAATTATTCCAACATAGATAAATTCGCTAACAGCTTTCTCGGCCTGACAGCTATAATTTCTCGTTATATAACTCCGACAACGTGTGCACCAGCCGGCACTCGAATGGCATTCAGAATGTAATGAACGTGCCGGTGAACTTCGTTGTACAATTCGGGGTCATAACCGTCAGCATGGAAAATGATATCAGCACCAGAAGTAGTGCGTAAAATATGCATTTCGCAACCACCCGGAGAAACACGGTCGATATTTTTCAAATCCATAATGTAGCGATCAATCGGACCAGCGTGGCGGCTTGAAACAATAATTTTAAATTCCATTGTGATATTCCTCTTTCGGAAGACAGCAAAAGCCTTCAGATACTTTATTTGGAGCTAAGAAAATTATCGCTTGCTGCCGTACATTTCTTGGCGGATTTTGCGAGCTTTTCCTTGATATTTCTTGTACGCATCTTCGGCGACTTGCTTGTAACCTGCGTGTGTAGGAGTGTGACCAAGTGGTTGAGTGCCGAATTCATCCGCAATATATTGCACGATAACGCTGCGAATGGCGCGCCGTCCAATGCCAGTAACACCCGCTTCCATCATAGCATCCCACACCTTGTTTTCGACTTTGTCGATCATTTGCTCAGTGATTTCACGGCCGAGAATATTATCGGCGGTGAATTCGGCGGCAGCGGTGTGTACAGCGAAGTTACGAACAGCAATGAATGCATTAGACATGTTTGAATTCCTCTCGAAAATTTGAATGCTTGTTTCGGCTATATTATCTTATCACAGTTGACAGACATTGTAAACTGTTTCATTCTCTCTTCGGAGCAGTTCGACGACAGTAGTCTACAAACATTTCGACCCGTGCGATTTCAGGAATGTCAGAATAATTTGACAACTCATTCAATAGCAATATTTGATTTGGGCAGCTGATCGACATGTGATAGCCTTTTCCGAGACTGATATTAATAAGTACATCCTCATTAAATGGATTATTCCATTCTTTGACAATTTTCACTTCATTTTCGCGGTTGTTTAACGCCAGTTTAGTGTAAGCCAATTTTGTATAACCGATGTGCGACAGCTGAGGATGTGCGGAACGCAGGAGTTTGACAAATTTGATTGCGTCGCCCACATTTTTAAAATCTGCCACAGGCAAAATGTTATAATGCGCTATATACTTTTCGCCAGGCCGGGCTTCCGACGTCCGCTTCCACCGCCGTTCTGCTCCAATTTGAATACCGCCAGAGATTTGTTCAAGGGCAGCCGCAGCATTTTCCATACCGGAAATGGTCGAAAGATACTGTGCATTCAAATTCGAAAGTTCGCTTGTTTTAACCTTATTAAGCCTAAGATTGTCAGCAGTTTCAACCGCTTTGACCAAAGTTTCATAATCCATTTTAGCAATCCCATCATGCTCTTCGCGTTCAATCTGACGATCTTTACCTATCATTTCGCGATAATTCTTTTTCATTTCAGAATTAGACAGTTCGAGAAACGAATCGATCGTTTCTTTGACTTCTTCGGTTCGACAGATAGTATATCCCATAGAACCAGCAGTGTATGCGTCGATAGATTCGCCTTTCGCATTGGTATATGTCATTGTCGCTTGATTATACCAATAGTTAGTTCGAATTCCATTTGGATCGACTAGAGTTACTAATGTTGAGCAAATCATTAACATACTCCATTTTCAAAGGGCCTCCAAGGAGGCCCTTTTTAATTACTTCAGACCATTGATATAATTTTCAATTTCGCTAATTGTTACAGCTGTTTGTTTATCGCCGTTGAAGGTTTCGATACGCATCATAACATCGTTGACATCGACTTTGGTGAGACCAGCCAATTCGATGACATCTTCGGAACAAGAAATACCAAGCGCTTCTGCATTGCGAGTTTCGCGGATAAACTCAAGTTTGGCAGCCAAGTCTAAACGAGAATTGTCGAGTTCAACAACCGCCAGCTTAATCTCGTCCCGCATTTTTTCCAACTCATCAGCTTTGGCATTCAGCGCATCTGCCGTACGACGGTACAGAATAGCAAGTTTAACATGAGTTTCGACGGGAACATTTTGATTCATGAGCATACGAATTTCATTATCTTTTCGCTGCGCCTCAACTTGCTTATCTTTTGCATATTGACGCAACCGTTTTTCTTCTGAAACGGATTTCACATGTGCCGTTTCCAGCCTGGTGATTTGGCCAATCACTTGTTCTGCTGCTTTCGCATATTGGTCTTCGACAGAAGTATTTTTCTTGACAAACGAGTTGATTTTTGTGCGAATAAATTCGGCAATATTTTTCATAGACATAGTATTTTCTCACATAGTTGACATAGGATTAGCAATCAAACGCATTGCTCTAATTTGTTTGTTCTTTTTGTCATACACCAGCATATTTGACCAACCAATTGTTCGCTGGTTGTCTTTTGCAAACTTGCGAACTTCGTCAAGTTGCTGAGGAGTTGCAGTAATTCCAAACAGTTTCTCGTGCTGGCACAGCGGCGACCAGATGTTCAAGCCTACCATTTTAGCAGTTTGCCAATTGATTGGTTGGCGACCTTTACCTTCTGCGTCAACATAGCCTGTCCACGCTTTGCCGTTATTGGGCTTATACCCAAGAATCGCAAACATTTTGTTCATATTTTCAATAATATTCGGTATATCGATCATAATGTAAATCTCATTCACTTGACTTGTGACTTATCTTATCATCGCAAAAACACCTTGTACACTACTTTTACGAAAAAGGCCTCCGAAGAGGCCTATGAATCCAGATAATCCAGGAGAGCTTTGGCACCGCCGATGTATATCCCATTAACAAAAACCTTGGGAAGCTCCAGAGAACCTTTGGGTTGCCCTATACGACGCCTGAGCTCATCGATAACATCTCGCTGGTACTCAAACCCGAGATCAGTTTTAGCATCCCGCAAAACAGTTTTTATGGAATATTCTATGCCATCTTCTTCGAGACGTTTGACAATAAAGTCGCATGCTGGGCATTTGTGCGATTCTGAAACAATTCCATATATTTCAATCATGCCATTTCTCCGAGTAGATACAGCTCCATCGGTCTAACGTCGCCTCCGTGGGTTTGATTCTTGTTATTTCAACATCGGGTCTGTAGCCAACTTTTGTTATCCAGTTATAATTGGCTATTCCTACTCCAGTTACGACATCGCCGCCGTCTAGCAGTACTCGATACTCCACTCGATAAGCATCTCCTGGGCCATTGTATTTCTGTATTTTTTCCAAAATACTGCCTACATGAGTCCCATCATATTCTTTACCAAAGAATAGTTTAGGAGGGCGGTTTACTAACTCTTTAGCTTCTTCAAACATCATATCGGAGACTCCCAAATAAATTTCCGGTTGCATTTGCGGCATCGAAGATCAACTACTTTATTAACCCATGAAACAAGTTGAATTTGATCAGTATCGCAGCATGGACAACGAAATTTTTGTTTTGCGACTTCTTTTCTACGGTCAAGCATTACGTCGTATTCATTCGACCTCAAATAACTCGAAATAGCTTTAGCAACATGATCTTCTGAAATAAGTTCCGATTCGACTCGGCCAGCTTCTTTTTCTTCTACATATGCATTTCGCAATTCCCGCATTCGAGTGTGTTTTGCCGTACGGGCAGACCATTCAGCTTCGCGAATCTGTTTTTGTGCTTCAATATGCATTTCAATATCCACTACATTCTCCAATTACAAAAATGCCCAGGGTCATTATAACACCTGGGCATAAACTATTAACAGCTTCTATTCGTCTGTTTTAGGATTTTCGGATTCATCCTCTTTTTCCGGTTCTGGTGCCGGGATGTCAGTTCTGACGAACTTTTGTTGGACTATGTATCCTTCCACAGTATACCTCCTCCTATGTGAAAATCCATATTTATTTACTGTGAATTTTCAGGAGATGCTGGTTTCGTTTGAACAATTCGTCGTATGAGTCGCCAGCCCTGACTTGATCGGCGTAAATTTTCATAACGTCACAATAATTTTCCCATGCAAATTCACGGAACCAACCAGATGTAATAGAAGTGCATACTTTCTCAAGGGCCATTTGAAAAGCTTTATAGGGTTGAACTTTTCCTGGGAAAGGAATAAGACAGCGTTCCAGGGCCAAAACGCAAGATTCTTCATAAACACCCATCAACTGATTGTGACGAGAGCAATTAAAGAATTTTTCTTTTGACGTCATTACTTCAGCGCCATCAACCATATATGATCGATACGCTGGAATCCCGTCAACCGCCACAGCTTCGTGAATTGTATCATGATCATAGGTGTAGATGTCGTCTTTGAAAAATGCGCCTTTGCCGACGTTAAGCTTCGGATGGCCATAATTCAGAGATTCTTGTTCACGCTTTTTGAAAATTTCCACATGTTCAGGCCCCATGACTATACCAAATTCACGCAATTCATGAATGTGCATCATGGTTTTGATGAAATTGCGAGTGTTCTTTTTGAACCGATGAGCCATTTTCATGGCTAGAAGAATTTCGGGAGTGGCATATACGTCTTTACCTGGAACAGTATCCATGAGTTTGTAAATCATTTCATCGGACGAGCCAGGCTGAACGATATATGCTTCATGATAACAGCAACGAGATTTACCATCACCGACGACGAAAGCTCGAACATTCGAGCTTTTTACTTCAATAGTCCGACCTTGCATTCTGGCTTGATATTCGTTCCATTCTTCTTCGTATGCAATGAAGTCATGGTCCATATTTACTGTAGGAGCAACAAATGGAATTAGCCTAGCTTGAAAAGCACGAGAGCCAACAATAATCATAACAAAATCCTCAAATTAGGGCTCCGGAGAGCCCTTTGACTAGCAATTACTTTCCATCCAAACGGAGCCATCCGCGTTGACACCGAATGCTTCAGAACCTTCGCCGTAGCAACTGCTTGACAGCCAGTCACTGAAATCAACTTCGTTACCATTGATTTCCATGCCGTAATCGTGTTCTGTTGCCAGCGCTTCAACTTCAACAAGAAGTTTTTGAAGTTGAACTGCCTTTTCTACCAATTCATTAGAACGAGCCATTTCTTTTCTCCTTAACACATATCAGAGGAACTGAGCCAGTAGCCATTCTCGGTTCCTTGGCCATATTCTTCGGCATTGCTTTCTGTCCAAAAGCCGTGACCTTTAGGATAATAGGTACGGCCATACCCATAATCACCAGTTGAGAAGGAAATGCAGAATCGATCAGCAACAGCTTGAGCGATTGATTCAAATTCCTCAGACATAGAATTCAGTTTGTGGATTGCTTGTTGAGCTTCGGCTTTATCCATTGGGATTTCCAGAATGGACTTAATATCCTGGAATTTCTTTTCAAAGGTTTCAATACTTTGCTTAATATCAGACATAATAACCTCATTTGGACTGTTTAGTTTGTGCAAATGTATATTAACACACATCCGCACAAACGTAAACAAGTTTTAAAAAATTATTTCACATGCTTGACGCGTGATGAAACCTCGGCTTGTTTGCCTTTATTGAATCCTCTCGCCAGCGGAGCACCAAGATACCCACAAACTCTTCGTATAACTGACATCTTTGCCGAGTCGTGGTTACCACAGCTCGGACAACTAAATCCTTTCGAGGTGCATTTGAATTCACCGTCAAAACCGCATTCATAGCATTTATCGACAGGTGTGTTTGTTCCAAAATAGGAAAGATTTTCCATCGCGTAATCCCAAATTTGCTCAAGGGCCTCGAGATTGTTTCGCATATTGGGTAGTTCGACATAGCTGATATGCCCGCCTGATGCAATCCAATGGAATTCTTTTTCGGCATCTATTTTGTCATACGGGTTCAACTCGGCATCAACAGGAATATGGAAGCTATTGGTGTACCAATCCTTGTCTGTAATTCCTTCGATAACGCCATATTTCTTGCGATCCAACTGGCAGAATCTGTCGCACAGCGATTCAGACGGAGTAGAATAAAGGCTAAAGTTCCATCCGGTATTGAGTTTTGCTTTTGCACATGAAAAATCGAGATATGTTGCAATCGAAAGCGCAAAATTGCGCGCTTCTAGATCATTAGCAGTCGATTTGCCAGTCATAATCAAAGCAGCTTCGTAAAGGCCAATATAACCAATTGAAATCGAAGCTCGTTCTTTCAAATGCGGCAAAAACTCTTCTTCCGGATTAAGATATAGACCAAAGGCCCCTTCAGTGTAGAGAATTGGGGCGGCTTTTGCCTTAGCACCTTCTAGGTGTTTAATTCGTTCAAGAGATGCTTCAACTGACAATTCAAAACGTTCTTGTAGCAGTTTAAAGAATGATTCTTGTGATCCGTTTGCTTCGATAGCAATCCGGGGAATATTGACAGAGACAACACCTAAATTGTTTCTGCCATCTAGTTCGCCAGACTTTATACCAGCCAGGAAAGACCGGCAACCCATTGGACTAACAGGAGTCTTACTACCAGTGATGGATCGGTTGTTTTTCGCGCTGATAATGTCAGGGTACATTCGCTTGGCTGAACATTCCAGAGCAAGGTGTTTAATTTCATAGTTTGGATCTCCAGGATTTAAGTTTATACCAGCTTCCATGAACATAACGAGTTTTGGAAATACTGGTGTGATGCCATTCTTTCCAAGACCCTTGATTCGTACTTTCAAAATAGCTTTTTGAATTTCTTTTTCGAACCAGTTGGTTCCCATCCCAAATGTAATTGTCACGAACGGTGTTTGGCCATTTGTGGTAAACATCGTGTTGACTTCGTATTCGAAAGCTTGCATACCGTCATAGATTTCTTTAGCAGTCATCTCATATGCGTATTTTTCAATTTTCTCGTTGTCACTGATGAAACTACAGCCGACAGAAAAATGCTTATTCCATGACATTATGGCGTATGGCGCAAGGACTTGGTCAACGTGGGAAAGAGTAGTCCCGCCGTATTGGTGGGAAGAAACTTGTGCGGTAATTTGAGCCATGATAGCTGAAGCTACGCCAAAGGATTTAGGCTCTTCAATTTGAGCATCACCCATTTTGAAGCCGTTTTTGAACATTTCTTTGAGATTAACCAAGCAACAATTTGTCATTGGAAGAGTAAAAGCGTAATCCAAATCATGAATGTGAATATCTCCACTATCATGTGCTTCGATTAAATGAGATGGCAGAATGCTTTTAGCGTAATCCTTTGAGGAGATAGATGCCATCATATCTCGCATAGTCGGGATAACGTCAGCGTTTTTATTCGCATTTTCGTGATGCAGGCCAGATTGGCCTTCTACTAATTGCTTTACAAGTGATCGGGTAGTCATTGAATGGCCTTCTTAAATTGCTTTCTGAATTTTTTGACTAAAACAGCTTTTTGATCTTTTTCATCAAATTCAAATCCTCGTTCACGTAGTTCAGCCTTCATTTCACTCAAGTTTTTCCGTGAGAAATTTTTGGTCATGTCGGAAACGTAATTCGGGTGTATTGGATTTTTTGAATGATCTGAATCTACATATTCTAATAGTGATCTCATCCATTGGATGTAATCAACATCCTTTGCCTTTAATCCTGACCGTATAAACTTGTGCTTCATTATGCCTTCAAGTAGATTGCATCTACTGCAAAGTAGACCTCGAATCTTTCCGGCATTCGGGCCTTGCAATACGTGATCGTGATCCAAATGCTGTTTATTGTATGGACCGTCAAACTCGTTTCCACACAATTTACAACACTTATTTTGTTCTTCAAACAATTTCTGTTTTAATTCATCAGCAGACTTGGAATTTAAGAGCATAAAGATTCCTCCATATGCTCTTATTTAATTACATGGTTACACTGTACTTCACATTATCGTTATCAGTATATACGATTTCATAGCTGGCAAGGTTTTTTGGATATTCACCCTCATGGCGTGGCCACCATAGTGTTTCAACACCATATTTTTCCCATATTTCTATGCTTTCTTCCTCTTCGCAGAAATAGCGATAGTAGTCGGGAATGTCGGTGAAATCGTCCAGACCACCTTTACCGTTTGGGTATCGATTTTTGCATTTTTCCAGGAAAATGGCAAGACGCTCAATTTCAATAGAAGCTTCGTTTAAATTAACAGCTGGCAGTTCCCAATGAATCGTTTTATCATCAAACTTGTCGCTGAAGTTGATGGTAACTTTAAACATATTACGTTCGTCTTTTGCTTTGAATTTTCTAAACTTGAGGGTCATTTTGCCACCATTATAACCTGTTTGGTGTTGTAGTCTATTGTTGCGTTATGTATTTTACCGTCTTGGGCAAAATATTTCGAATTTCCAATTTCAACTTCTTCTATATCAGGAAATGCCCAATATATCGTGTTTTTGATTTGTTCATGATCTGTCGACAAAAGATTAACTCTGATATTGCCACCGATCACCCTGGTGAATTCTTTGGCATGATTATGTATGCGCATACACACTCGTATCATGAGGGATTATGGGTAAAATGGATTGATATTCTTGAAATGACAAATAAACATATTCAACTTGCGGGACAGAAAAAACTGAACGCAATTGGTTGATTGTTTCATTGTTTAGTGGATATTCGTATTGGTCATTATTTTCTAGAGCCTTTTTGAATTCATTTCTTGTCAGTTTGATTTGCATTACTTTCCCACTCCGCTTTTGACATAACGATATGACCCCATTCAATAGAAACAATAAAGAGTCGTAAACGATTTAACTTATACCCGTCGTACATTTGGCCCCAATATGATGGAAGATGTCCGAATTCTCCATCAATTGAAAAATATTTTACCAGATATGAATTTTTCCATTCATAGATTATTTTCTTTTTATACAGCCATTCTTGTTCATACCACTTGATAATTTTGTTGATCATGATTTCTCCAATGTCAAATGCCCTCTTCGGAGGGCATTTGATGATTACTTAATTGCAGTTCGTTGGCGGATTTGAGCCAGATTGCTCTTGAATTTTTGACCTTTTTCAGCGTCATAATAACGGACGAATGCATCTTTCGACATAAGTTCAACAAAACCGTCTTTGATGCTTACACCGTACAGAATTTGACCACCTTCAATAGTTCCTTCGGTATAATAGCGGCCGTCATCCATGATTCGCAGTTTGAGCTGGCCTTTCTTGGAAGCTTTCCATTCAGCACCTTTCGGGCATTTGAATACGTCTTTCCATACACCATTGATTTTGATAGCAGACATTTTCATGGCCCACTTGCAAGTGTCGCGGTTGACCATTTGCAGAAGACCGCCACCCATGCCGAACGCAATATTCTCTGCAGCCCAACCGCGAGCTTTCATAACAGTCAGAACACGGTCGATAACTTCGGGGCCGTCGATGCCATCACCTTGAATAATGCGGCAATGCTTATTCAGAACCTTGTAGCCCTTGCTGTTGGTTTCATAACCGAAGATTTCACCCAGAGTTTCCAGGGCAAAACTGATATTGTCGATCATATCACCACTGTCAGGCCGAGCGATCAGAGTACCACCCTTGGCGATAACTTCGTCCTTATAGCTCTCAATTTCGCGGATTGCCTTCTTGAAATCGGTAGAGTCGTACACAATGGAATATGCACCAGCACCAAAGAGTTCAACCGAGTTGAGGTAGGCGTCTTTTTCACGGTCGGCACCCCAAGAGGTTACGGTGGAGTGCTCACGGGCTGGTACAGAGATGCCTGCCATTTCGGCGCCAAACAGTTGTTTTGCGAAATACAGCGACTCGAAAGTGTCAGTCCCCATGGAGTTGTACAGATGAGCACAACCGCCGATTGCAGCAGATTCACCAGAACTAACGCCGCGAGAACCAAAATCATGTAGTCGGGTCATCAGCACAAAGTTGAACTCAGGACTGCCTACTTCCAGGTCAGAAGTTTCAATCAGGTGGCGGCGAATAGATTTGATACATTCGCGGCTCAGCGTGGCAACAGTAGAAGTGTACCAGACAGCTCTCAAAATGATTGGCTCAAACCAGCCCGCCAGCCAAACGAATGGTGCTTTGACACGAACAGTCAGCACAACATTCTTGACTGGGACAACAGTACCTTCCGGAACAGCATCGATTTGGATGGGCAGACAGCCATGCTGTTCTTGATATTGGCGGACTGCTTCCCAACCTTCACGGTTGAATACGTCTTGGCCAAAGTGAGCCTTGCTCATGGCATCCATTTCGTCAATATCATCTTTGGTGATGATTTCTGCAAACTTGGTCAGCAGATATTCCACGCCACCGATAACGATTTCATCGAATTTGCCACCACGAGCTTCGACGTAGAAAACTGCTTCTTCGGTACCTTCAGGCATCTGGTTCCAATGGGTGATTTTGTAAGAATCAGTCATTGCGATCAGAGGGATACCTTTCACGCCGATGTGTGGACGGATCATATTCATAATTAAGCCCCAATTGAGTTTTTGATGATTTTCATGTTGTCTTCGATTTCTTTACGTAGTGCTTGCAACTTGGCGATTTCACTGTCAATTTCGTTCAACCGTTTAGAGCCAAAGTGGAGTGCACCTCGAACAGTGTTGATAGCTTTTCCGATCGCTTCAGAAAAGAAGATGCTTTCGCAAATTTCTTTTTCAGTTTCGAGATTAACAGGTTCTGCCGATCGTGCCTCTTCGACAATGTTTGCATCTTCAGCAACAGGCTTGACACGTTTAATTTCGCTCAAGATGATGCTAAATCTAACTATTTGATTTCTGCCATTTTCAGAAATATCAATTTTTACGGCAGCCCCATAATGCCTAAGCAGTTCCAGTCTCGCTGCAAAACAATCTGCTTCAAACACTGTGTTGAGCCAAATAATTCCTTTAACCGTGACGTTGTTTTCGGCATCAACATTAAAGTAGTTTGGCTTGATTTTGGAGATGCCATTGTGTTTACCGAGAGGCGATGCGGGCATCAGATTCGGCAAAATATCATTTACCAACTTCATGAAGTGGTGATAATTTGCCAACCGTTCAGCTACAGGCTTATAGGTTTTAAAGTGATTATTGGAAGTATCCCGACGATTTTCCAAAAAGTTCTTAACTGTCGCATAATAATTCATTCGCAAATTCTCGCAATAATGGTTGAACCGATAACTGCCATTGCACATCCGAGAACGGCATAAGCATTTCCGATATACATCGAATAAAACAATGCAAATGACGCTATGTACCCAATGTTGATTGCAGCAGTTTTGATGGACATTTAAATTACTCCGTTCGTTTATTGATGGGAACATTATAACCAATGTTCCCATCACTGTACACTAACTTTTCAATCAAATACCATACTTTTTCGAAAGATAATCGCGGACATCTTGTCGTGTATTTTGGAGTTTATCTTGCAATTGGGCAAGTTCGCGAGAAAGAGCGCTGATTCGTGACTCGAGTGCTGGGATTTCTTTTAACATTTTATCAATGCTAATAGCATCTCTCATGCTATCAATCTCTTCGGTAGTCGCATAATGAATGTTTTCAGGCTTAGGATGAACCATTTTCGTGCGAAGTTCGGTATTCCGACGGTTCCGATAGCGATTCAACACCGGCAAAACTAAATTCATACCAGAGGAATGAACTTCAATTTCAAGAAGCCGTGCGAGCATCAATACGCCTTTGTCGGTAGAAAACGCCAACTCGCCAACTCGCGAGACGCCTCTCTCATGCATGTATATGGCTATACCAGTGTTGGCTTTACACCATGGAATATGGTTTTCTCTCATAATTCGGTCAATTTTGTACCAAAACCACGCCGGAATCCTGGCTGTTTTTTGATACGTATTATCCCATTTCACCATTGTTTTAACATTGAACATTTTGCAAACCAGATTGAGCCAATCGCGATCATGCTGCTCGGATTGTAAGGTGTTCAAAAAATTGCGAACATGAGCAATGTCGTTGTGACGTCGGCGCTGGTGTTTACGTTGAGAACGAAGGGTAGATTTTCCACTCATGATTTGTCTTCCTTATCAGTAATAACTACAATAGCCTTGGCGCTTTCGGAAACATAGTCGTCTACCATAAACACCGTGATTTCATCAGAAACGTGACATTTCCGGAGAATTTCATAACAGAGCGAACAATCATTTTCGGAAATACCTGGCCCGTCATGCAGAAATATAAATCCGTCTTTCACCAGCCAATATTCTTTAGCGAAAATCTCAAGTTCACCGACTTTATTACCGATGAGCGATTCAACTTGGAGTTTGCTTTCCAAGTATACTTTAACGATGTTCAGCTCCATTTAATGCCCCAAAACGATCATTTTGTTACCAACGCTACTGAAATGTAATCAGGGCTCATAGGTGGACAAACAAGTTCTGCTTTATAGCCCAATCCCCGCAGTTCTGCAATAAAACGTTTGATAATGTCATCATTATGCAAATGAGTAAAAGGCTGCTTTTCACGTAGGTAACGCAAGAATTGGCCCGTGTCAACAGACATATAGCCGCCTTTGACAATCATTGTGTCTTTCATATTATCATTGAAGAAATCATCAAAATGCACAGATACGGAATTGACGATTTCTGTGGAGTTCTGTGCAACCATTTTTGCCATTTCAGCAGCTTTAATCATTTCATCAGTCCCTTTTTCATAACGAGGAAAGTTGCGCCAGCGATAATACCAGCAATGAAGATTTTACGAGCCATATCGATATCGCCAATAAAGCACATTGCAGCCCCTGCGCCAACGATTCCTACGGTAATACCGGCAGCAATGGTTTCGAATCGGGTAATTTTAACCTCTTTGGTTTCTGTCGCTGCCTTAACGACACGGCCAACGAAATCCATGGATTGCAGGTTAGTTGATTTAGTGATTTTCATGATGTACTCCTTAGTTGATTTGATGGGACTATAGTAAATCATAGTCCCATCGATGTAAACTGTTTAGTCTACTTTTTCACAAAACTTTTCAAACTCAAAGGAGGCAAAAGGAAGCCAACCTTCTTTCGAAGAAACAAGTTCTTTAAGAGTTTTACCATCAAAAATACTTTTGACTTGGCCACGTTTGTTGATTCTGGCAATAAAAACTGTGTTTGCGCTGAAACCTACTGCCCAAATATGGCGTCTGAACCGAGTAGTATACTCGGTCAGCATTTCCTTACTTTTGAATTTAAAGCGAATCAATTTCATTATTTGCTCTCCAGATATTCTTTCATTGCTTCAGCGTAAACCTGTTCGACAAACGCTTCCCATGGTCCAATGTCCACTTTATCGGGCATTCCGTTCTTAGATGCCTCTTTTGCGGCCGTATCAACATTTCCAACGATTTCTTCGAGGCGTTCTTGAACAACAGCGAAAGGCAGTTTACCGGCTTTAACCAGTTTGATTTCTTCAGCATCAGCCAATGGATACTTCAAATCGCCAGTTTTGTAAATTTCAAGCAATTGAAGACCGCCTCGCATCGCATGACTTAGAGCTTTCCAGTCGATACCTTCATTTGCTTCGGCTTTGCGAGCTCGATCGCCATATTCGGCCCAGAGCTTGTCAACTGCCCCGCAGAATTCAGCGATCTTAACACCAGCCATGTACTTACGGCCCATCATGGTGTAATACGACATGGTGTCGGGATTTTCTTCAACGTGAGTCCAGAAGCAGAACTCGTTTTGTGGCAGAGGAACTTTTAGGTCTCGCAGTCTTGGGTTTTCGTGAATCTGAAGAGCATCCATGAACTCTTTTACTTCTCGTAATGCGGCTAAACGAGAACCTTTAACACCGTATTTTGCCGCTTGCTTCATAACATAACCCATATAGGAAGTCATATTGGTCGTGTAGAAAGCAGACCGGTTTTGATGGATATATTGCCAAACAGACGAGTCGGTGATGATTTTGTCTTTTGGAGAATGCAGCATATCCAGCGCATAGGTTTCACCCTTGGCCGCATCCAGGATGAATTGCTGGAGCGAAAACATTTCGATATCGATATCATCCTTGCTGTTCTTGGACTTGTCGTTGCCAGTTGTGATGGAATAGCTTCTTTTGGCTCGGCCAAGCAGAATATCTTTGGGATCGGGGATGAAAATGCCTTTCATATCCAGGTCAGATTCGGGAGTATTGAGTCCGTAAAGATGAGAGCCATGAAGGCCCTCAAAAACTACTTTTTGCATAATTTCCACCTTAAGATAATTTCATGTCATATGCTTTAAGTTGATCACGATCGTTGCGGTTAACGAAAACTGACTTATGATAATCAGCATCCCAAGCAATTAGAGAACCGTCTTCTGCGATGAATTTAACCACGTATCGTTTATCATGATTACGATGGATGAATTCGTCGCCGACTTGAATCGGGGTGTAAACAGTTTCTTCGTTTTCTTTCATCACACCGAAATGACCACTGACGAATTTGATTTCGGAAGTTTCAGACGTTTCACCCCAGATGGTAATACCTTCGGGAGAAATTTCTTTAAACCGGAAAGACATTTCACCACAGTCAGTGACAAGTTCGATAATAACATGAATTCGGCTCATCTTTTTGCGTAAAATAATCGTTGGATTTTCAGTGATGCAACAAACTGTTGCAACTTCCCAACGGGCATTTTTGTATCGCACGTCATCACCAGGCGTAAGGCGCTCAAATTTTTGCTTTTTGATTTTCTTGCGAATGCAGATTGCTTTCATTTTTATTCTCCTTTGGTGATGTTACAACATTTTCCGTAATTGTATCCTAGATACCGGTGAAGCGTGAAATGATTTCAGCATGATCGTCAAACATACGTGCCCGATTTCTCTTGTATTCATGCATTGGCATCCAAAATGCTGCTTTTGCATCATCATCAGCACGGACTTCAGGCAAACTACCATCGTCATTGGGTTGAAGTACGATATAATAAGCAACCGTTGGTTTGCAGAACTCTGCTGTTCTCTTTGGGTGATCAAATACTTCGTGTGCTTTTATAGACCCAATGATTTTTTGACGATCGACATCAATCCGAACTTCTTCATACAATTCGCGAATTGCACAATCGCGGAAGGTCTCATTGGAATTCTTGTGACCACCTGGAAGAGCAAGAGCACCTTTGCCTGGTGCATGTTTGCGGCTAATAACCAGAATATGGTTGTTGCACGTTACTACGGCATCAGCAGTATTGCAGTTGAGAGCATCAGCGTATGGGTAATCTTTAAACTTTGCAAGTTCATTGTCCCACATCGCACGTTCTTCCATCAACCGGCTGCGTATTTCGGAACCTTCAGTATTCCAAAATTTCAAAAGAAATGACCGCACTGACGGATTGATAGGGAAATCGTCGTGGATAGAACCGGTTCGAAGAAATTCATCGCGCATTGGGGTATTTGAGATGTCTTTTCCGTGATTCTGAACGCCCATGCATTGAATATGGTCCCATCCAAAGGTTTTGATCCAATAAGAATCTTCATCCTTATCGTATGCAATCATCGCAACACGCTCGCCCGGTTGCTCTTGCGCGGCCTCACGAACTTCTGTTTGCCAGCGATCTTCATTATAACGGTAGTCAGGAACATTGCCGAAAACAATTCTGGCTTGTTCGCTAGGAGTGAGATTGTTACTCATCCATTCTTTGAACATCCTGATTCGAATCGGCGTCGGAAGCGGGTTGACTGTGTTTGGATAACAATGGGATGACCCGAAGACAACAGCAACAGTTTCAGCAGTTTGAAGCGCTTTGTAAATCAGCATTTCATGTCCACGGTGGAAAAAGCTGGAAAAGCGGCCAATAACAACAGCACGATCATAATTATAAACCATGTCAATAACCTCGACGAATCATTGTATTAATTTCTATCTGATTTTGGCGCCATTCAATGTTGGCGCGTCGAACTAATCCTGCCGTGATAAACAAGTCGACAAACCAGCCAAGACCAAACAAACCGCAAGTAAAAAACCAAATAACTCCGGTGACGTAATTTCTGGTGTAGAAACGGTGAATACCAAAAACACCCAGAAAAAACCAAAGAACATACGCTAAAGCTGTAGATTTCATTTATACCAACCGTTCAAGACGTTCAAGACGATTTTCAAGTTTAGACATGCGTTCCCGCAAGGCCGCGTTTTCGGCGAGCAATTGCTCAACATCATTATTTTCCAATATCTTCTGAGATATCTCATGAGCAACATCTTCAGCGCTTACTTCTTCCAAATATTCTTTTACTTCGTTAGCTAAGAAAACAGGAAAATACTCGGGAAACAAAGTAATACCGTTGATTTCGAAAAAAATCTCATCGATAGTATTTCGTGGCATAGCTACGTAAAACACATGATCGCATACGCTATTAGCAATAGCAGCATTGATGTCGCTTATGGCAGCAAATTCATGTCGAGCTTCATCAGATTTGAAACGATATCTTTTCATAATTCCTCCAAGTGGCCCCTTGAAAGGGGCCACGATCATATCAGTGATACACTTTGTGCGATTTTTGTGCAGGTTTAACAAGTTCTTGAGTAGCAATTACTTCATAACCATATGCTTCGAGTTCGGCACATACTGTAATCCAAGGGCCGCGACTCATTGCGAAGTTGACATCCAGAATAATGGTGCCAAAACGGTCGAAATAGCCAAGATCTTTGAACATTTCGGGAGTTGCAGGTTCCAAACAAGTAACGATGTCATAGCGGTTTTTGATAGCAGGATTCTGAATACTGAACATGTTAACTCGATGCTCCAGTACAGCTGGATGCTCTTCAGAACAAACGATAAGAACAGGGTGATTCATTGCTGCCATATAGGCAGATTTGATTGCTTCGGCGGGTTTACCTTCGCCTGCAGGCTTAAGGATAATTTGCATATTATCTCCAATTAGTTATCGCTTCGCGATCGAGCTTCGCTCGAGTTTCTATTTCCAGTCTTTTTATTCTAAACCATTGTACTGGTAATATACACCAAAATGACTAAAGCGTTACACAAACTGCCAACGAGTGCCATGTTTGCTTTTGTGAGGTTCTACTTCGCTCACCGAAACGATCATTTCAGCGAAACCCATAACCTCTTCGTTGTTTTCGTTGACGAATTGAGCTCTATGCCGCTCAGAATGAACTGCGATAGTATAGCCCATTTCTTTATGTTCGTAAACAGTGAATTCGCGCTCAAATGAAAGCCCATAGGACCACTCAGGTTTGCGCACAATTTTCCAAATAGGCGGAACCTTGAATTCTGATGCTTCCATGCCTATTTGTTTTGACAGCTTGTCGATTTCCTGATGTATAGACATTTTTAAATCACAATATAGTTGAGTTCGAGATCTTCATAACCGTCATCGTAATAACAGTCGTTTGTACGCCATTCTTCAGTAGTGGCATCATCTATGAGGATTTCAACCACCCCGTTGTTCCAGCGCCAGGTTTCAGACCAGAGTTTGCCGTCATATACCCAGATAACTACAAACTGACCATTTTTAGGCATTTCATTAACACGTTTCATTGGTTGTCTCCGTTGGTTGATTATGATAACATTCTAAACTCGTTTAACGTAAGAGTACAATCATTTTGAATTTTATTTTTAAAGGGATACAAAAATGCCCTGGTGTGAACCAGGGCATTCGAATTAGTGCAATGATAGTTTATACATTGTCATACGACAAAGCTCTTGGATATCATCTGAGGTGTTTTTGAGAACCGTATTAGGTGCACTGGCAGATACCTTTTCCGCCATCTGGGCAAGTTCGTTGACAAATGACTCAAAGGTTCCGCTGTAAATGGTCAGTCGAGGTCGATACGTAAATCCTGAACCCATATATGATTCAGCGAAAATATCAATCAACCCTGGCATATTGTCATAGAAATATTCGTATGCTATATGCTTTTCATACGACTTTGTCATAAAGTGCGCGGAATGCGCATATGTGCTTGACATTAAACACGCACCAATAAACTCATCAAAAATGCTTGTTTTCTCGGTTACAACATCACCGAATCTTACTTCCATGACCTTCTCTCTTTGCTATGAATGTCTTTGCTTCAAGATATCCAGTTTGATAACAACTCGAAGAGCATTTAGCAGATTTCCATTTATCGTTCAAATGCTCAAGAAATTCAACCGAATTATCTAGAGATGGCACTATTTCGTTGCTATACACTATTAAAGCGCCACGCATGTACTCATCATAAGACCCACTTTCAGGGTCCGCCTCTACAAAGTGCATTGAAGCTAAAACCAATGCGATTATTGAAAATGTTTTTAACATACGACAAATGGGCCATTGGCCCCTCCTTGATGGTATTAAACAAAGGCAAAAAGCCTATTTGATGCCTTTGTCGTTACCGCATACTGGTTTAACCAATATGACAAGGCATCTGGCCAATCCGTGGCTTTATCTCCTATCATATTTAACGCATTATGGAGGGTTTAAATCATCTGCAGTTTGTCAATTTTCTACTACATGTGGAATAAATCGACTGTTATTACCGGTAATTCGGCTATCATCTTCTCTGATACCCAAACCCACGGCATCGCTACCTACCATCCATACGCCAAGCATTGGGTAGCAACCATCGAAATCTTTCCATTCGATATATTTCTGGACGATACGCGGTTCTTCTGCGTAATTGCCATCGGTGAATTCACTTTCTCCACCATATTCAAAAATATGAACATTGCAACCTTCGCGAGAAAGAAGAGGCTTTGACACCCATTTCGGATTTTCATAAGTGAACAGATTCAATCGATCAAAATCATCTTCCATATACGCTGGAACCAACCATTCACAGTTAGGATAACGCTCATAAAGAAGAACCAAAAGTGCTTTGTTGGAAAGCATCATTTTCCAAGTTGGTTCAATAAATCGAGTGTTGCTCCAACCAATGGCTTTGCCAAAATCGTCTTCATACAGCCATTCCCATGGATACAATTTGAAGCAAGTGTCGATATGTTGGCCTTCAATGTCATAAAAATTACTGTCATCACCAAGCTGAATTTCAGCGATATCAAACATTTTGACATTCAGTCCTGCTTCAGAAGCAGTTTCAGCCATATATGCGATTGTAGCAAAATCATCAACTTGCGTAGTAGCTACAAAGCTGATTTTATCACCAATTGCGTTATAAGTGCTCATATCACGCCAGTGATTAACCAACGCTTCATGAATTTCGTTAAATTGAAAAGCTTCTTGATGGAATTTTTCACGTTGATCGTTGAACCAATTCCATTGAGAAATTGCAGATTCGATGAGAATGGTGGGGGTATCAGCATTATATTCGAGAAGCTTGGGTCCGTTTTCGGTCATGATGAAATCAAACCGCCCATAAAGGCCCCATTCATCATCTTCCCAACTGCGCATGATTTGATCGCGAGAATCATATGGGATATTGAACATGTTGAAAATTTCGTTTTGCTTTTTGGCGTCGCGGGTGAACAGCCATTCCATTGTCTCAAGACACATTTCATGGATTTCGTTTGCAGCTTTCTCGAGTTGCTCTTGTTCTGCACGAGTGAAAGAGTAATATTTAGGCTGAACCATCGCTTCGGCCCAATAAGGACCTTCTTCAGTAGTGGTCCACAAAACACCTTCGGAAGTCAACTGTGGCAACCAATCTTTACGAGCTTCAATAGATACGCGTTTCATTCTACTTTCTCCAAAACGGTGTCAATCCAAATTCGGTAAGCTTCTTGGTCAGTTTTGCCGGGAATTTTTTCCAATGTGTCTGGGCACAAAATGTAACCAATTTCAGTTTCACGCCCTTCCCAGTCAACTGCTGGACCGCGAATATTTCCGTATTCATCTTCTTTCAAATAAATCTCGTCGCCTTGACTAATGCGGCGATGGTTCGTAGAGATTTCACCAACAATCCGATAAATTCCGTCAATCATTTAAACAGCCTCCAAGCACATTTCGACCTTTTCCCAATATTCCGCGACAGTGTACGGTCCTTCAAACATCAGGATGCCGTTATATGAATTTCCTTCGATATCAACCGAAATATCCATTGAACGCACACCATACCAAGATAATTCAGTGATTTCAATAATGTCACCAACCCCAACGATGTGGCAAGAATTCACAGGGGTGGTAATTCGATATTTTTGACCAACATAAATCATGATGTACTCCTTGCTGATTTGATGGGACTATAGTAAATCATAGTCCCATCGCTGTAAACCGCTTTTTGAAATTAACCACCGGAAGAGCCGAAGCCACCGGATTTTCCGAAACCGCCAGATGACATTCTCACCACAGGTTTAGAAGATGCTACCGGTTTGGCAAAACTTCCCTTGCCGAAGGAAGTTTTGAAAGTGTTTGCACCGATAGAACCTTTTCCAGGAGGAACGTAGGAACCATTCGCAGTGACGAAGCCATTTCGACGATCTTCGGGTCGGCTTGGCGCATATACTGGCATCGGGCGAGCATTGCTTGACATCAGTTGGCCAACAATCATACCAACCATAGCTGGAACGAACACGTCGCTGAAACTGCCATCGGAATTCTGAATTTGTGTTTGGGTGCATACAGCACCTGTGCCAGATTCACATGATGTTTGGTCATTGAATTTTGGTGCAGCTGAAATATGTTCATCCTTTGCTTGCTTAAACGCTAGTTGGCATTGTTCCGTCGAACCACCACCCAGTTCTTGACATTGCTCTGCCGAAGTCGCGGTGACGGTAGGCATAGGTTCTCCACCGAGACCATTATAAGAAAATGTATCAGACTGTTGCTCGCCACAACCAGAAAGTGCTGCTGCTACGAATGCCGCCATGATGCCCATTTTGAGTTGCTTTTGCATTTATTCTCCGATTGTTAGTGTTTGTTTATTGATCACTTGATTTTTTCGGCAAACAAGAATTTCTTCGCCATTTGGCGTAATTGCGGTTGTTAACCCATGAGGGCATGCTGAATCGATCGGATTATAAATTTCGTTATCCGAAAAAGCCGGTATTGCTATGGCTAACAGAATAATAACAATCGCCACTAATACCATCAATTCGATTAAAGTAAAACCACGGCTAAACATAATATATTCCAATTTAACAAGTTATCTTATCAAAATGGGCTCCCGAAGGAGCCCGAGTTAAATTACTTGGAACGCATGTCCATCAGCATTTGGCCGTCATAACCAGCGCCGACCACAGTCTGTGGTACACCGCCTTGATATTTGTTGGCACGAATCATTTCGACTTCCAGCTGGCGCCATTTGATCATTTCAGGAGTAATGGTTTTCTGCAGCAGAACGTTAGCTTCAGCTTCTTTACCGGCGGCATACAGTTTAGCATCAGCGTCACGTTCGTTGGCAACAGCGTTTTGTTCACGAGCTTCACGCGCAGCTTCGGCTGTCTTAACCTGCTGTTGTGCCACTTTTTCAGCTTTATCCAGATCCGCTTGGGCCTGGTTTACGGCTTCTTCGCGAATTTTGGTTTGCTCAACCTGGTCTTGAATCAGCTTCGGCAGAGTAATTTCTTGCAGGAATACTTCAGTTACTTCATAACCAAACGGCTTGGAATAGTCATTGACTTCAGTTTTGATCATGTCTTGCAGCATGGATTGGGTCTTTGCATCGCCAAACAGATCTTGTGCTTTCTTGATGTTTTTACCAGATTCGCGAACGGTACTCTCGAATTTCTTCGCGACGTACTTGTCAATGGCTTGGCGTTCGGTACCGCCATTGATACGAACCATTTGGGCTTTATCACCGTCGAATCGCAGCATCAGAGTGATATCGACAGAAGTTTTCAGTTTATCTTGAGAAGGAACTTGTACGTTTGAGAATTCCATCTTCAGATCACGAGTTGAATAGGTATCAACTGATGCCAACGGATTGATGATGTTCAGGCCGGGCTGCATGATATTTGGGCTAACTTTACCAAGGAAAGTGGCAGTTGCAACAGAGCCATCATCGACCACAGTAAAGATATTCAGGGCAGTAATTGCGGCCAGCAGACCGGCTGCGATAGAAAGGCCCATTTTCTTGGTAATTTTCGGAGTTTTGGACATAGTACGCATTATATTTCCTTTTGATTGAATTAGGGTTTTGCAGTTACGGTGATATAGCTTTCATTACGGTGAGATTCGGTGCGAGTCTCATATCCAAGAGTTCTTAGATAGTCGACGATATCTCTGGTGTAAATTCCAGGGAATTTATCGCCTGCGAAGGTGATTGTAAAAACTCGTTTGGAAATCATTTCGTCGGCAACGAATTTTCCAACAGGAGCTAATTTGCGTTTCAACTCTTCAGTGGCAAAAGCTTGGGCAAGTTGAACTTGGGCAAAAACATCAGAACTTTTCATAGTGTGTTTCTCATTTTTGTTTAACTTGAGGCCATTTTATATGAAAAGGCCTCGTTGTAAACAACTTTTTGAAATTATTTTGAAGATTTTCCCATGTTCCAGTGTTTACGACACACTGAAATATAGCGATCATTGCCACCTATCGAAACACTTGGGCCCCACACCTTCTTGCCATTTTCGTCGATTCTCATGTTCATTGTAGCTTTGGTGCCACACCAACATATGGTTTTGTGTTCAACCTTTTCTTCTGCTAAAACTACCAGTCGTTCTGCTGCAGGAAACATGTTACCGTTTGAATCAGACAACAGCCCATAGCACATTACTGGAATGTCTAATTCATCTACGACCGATGCGAGCTGACTGACTTGTTCTGGAAGCAGAAATTGCGCTTCATCTACTAACACACAACTAATGCGCTGCCTGCTATGCTCTTTGTCGATCAAGGCTGTCAAACTGTCGCTTTGCCTCACCATAATAGCAGGCCGTGATAGACCAATTCGCGAGGATACTGTTGCGCCATCACGTGTGTCAATTGCAGGCTTTATGATAATAGCACGCATACCACGTTCTTCGTAATTGTGGGCTACTTGAAGTAAATGAGTGCTTTTACCGGAATTCATTGCAGCATAGTGAAAATGAAGACTTGCCATTTAGACCTCGTTGAGCCGCTTGAAAAGCGCATAGTTGGTGTGATATTCATCATTGGTAACTTCTTCGCCGAACCAGCACGGTGGAATGAATGCATTGGCATCTTCGACGTTATCAAATTCGATCTCGATATATTGTTCACCGCTAGCAAACATATCGAGTTCGGCCGTTAGTCCATGGCCATGCGGTATTTCGTATCTGGTCTTAACGACGCAAGTTGGTAAACCTGCAGCATCATGGGCTTCCCATGCAGCATTTTTGTCGATTTCATGTTCGACCTCTTCACGAACCAAACCGGAGCCAGTTTTTACAGTTTCAATGAATTTTTCACGAACGCCAGTTTCCATCACACTTCGATAGCGTTTGCCGTCAAAGTAGAATTGCGCAATTTGCTTATGAGGAAACTGCTCCAAATTCTTGTATGGAACAAATTTAACAAGCCATTTACGTTCTATTTCTTTAGCCATTGTTCTTCCACTTATATACAATTGTAGTCACTTCATACGGTTCAACTTCACTGACATCCATCAGATCGGGTTCATTTTCCCAAATCGGGCTGTCCTGCTCTTCTGTTGCGCCGACTTCATACGGCTCGCGGAAATAACGCTTTACTCCATCCTTTTCAAAGGAGAAAACAAAGTCGTAATAAACAGTCCAGCGGCCACGGTCGACAACTTCATTTACTAAAGTTTCATATTTGCCACACAGTTCTGATGGAAGACCTTCTCCTGGGATGATTTCCAGCGATTCGCCAATGAGTTCAATCAAAAATTCTTTTGGAAATTTCATTACGGCACCATTGAGGTTTGACCAATAAACACTCGGCCGCGGTACATCAACTCGTAATTCACGAGAACTACATCGCCGGCGTCACGATATGAGTGGATTATAATACCTTTACATTCTTCGCCAAGCAATTCGACTATTGCACATTCGAAGATACGGTTCATCACCGGACCACACTGTTGCCATTTACCGACTGCCATCGAATTCCACCACTGTAATATCAATATTTGGAGTTACTTCGTTGATGATTGCAGAAATCTTGTCCCAATCGCCCCGGGCAAGACCTGCGCCGATCATAGGAATGCACATAGTCGGCTTACCGAGGCCAAAATCGACAGTTTCTTGACACATAGTGTTCAAGGTTTCAAAGCATGAACGGGCCGCATCATAGGACAACATATCGCTAGGGTCCCAGTAAGTCGCCTGAGTATAGAAGTTGAAGGCAAGGCCAGCATAAGGGTAACTTGTGGCCGAGATCGTTCCAAGCTTGGAACGATCACCTTCAACTGTCTTTTGATCGAGTTCCCAAAGCTCAGGGAGGCGTTCACGAACTTCTTTAGCAATGCCAGAACCCATTCGGTTAAAAATGTTACAACCATGCGCAAACATGTCATATTCGCCGTTCAGAAACAGACTGATTGCATTACCTTTGACTGTGTTAACGATCATAATGTGAACTCTCCTTTACCTTTTGCCGTTACTACTTTGAGGACTTTGCCAATTGGCTGAAATCCAGGGTTTTCAGAACGATTGATGACGATAGCGGTATCAGTGCGAATATAGTGAAGACGCTGAACAACTCCGTTGATCGTAATCATCACGGGTGCATTACCAACGAGGATGTTGCTGTCGTCGCGCGCGGCGTCGATCATCCAGGAATCGCCATTGAACACAATGCCGAGACAGTCATCATAGGTTTTCAATTTTTGACTATCGCATTCAATGGACAAAGCAGATTCGTAAGTTCCAGAGTCATCTGAAAATTCCTGCAGTGCTCCCGATTTTTCAGGAAACCAGAACATTTCTCCGACATTCGCAAATGCAGAAAATGATATGGAAAGAATACTAGCTAACACAAGTTTTTTCACGATACATCTCCGTCAAATGCCAAAATGTCAACGAAATCACAACTTTGAAATCCGAGACCATTTTCGTCCGTTAGAGCATAAATAGTCATTTGAAGATCTACATCCCAATGAATCGTAAAGTCATAAGTCTTTCCATTAGAAAAACCTACTTTCCAGTTGCCAATAGTTTGCCAAACGATGACAACATTCGGATTTACATCTTCTATAGCGAAAATATGTTCCATATATCCCTCACAAAACAAATTCGTTGATGAAACGCTCAGGTTCGATTTTCACGATTTCGCCACTGTATTGTGTGTACATCATGACCGGTGAATCAGGAGCTTCTCGTGTTACGAGATATTCGAAACCGATACACTCCTCGTGCATTTCAAGGTTCATATCATATAGGCTGGAAAAGGTTTTCCCATCGATTTTGGAAATATCAAAACCTTCCAGCGAAACAACAAAGGCGATACCGTTTTTGTTGATGATGTAATGCATAATTAATACTCCGCGTGTTTTCATTTGATGAGACAATTATACCAAGGTCTCATCAACATGATTTAGACAATAATGTGGAAATATTTGCGCTCATTCATGAAAATGAGAGCGTAATATCCGTCGATTTCGATGCATTCTTTTTGAGGAGTCACGAGTTCGATTGTGCCATCATTCAGACGATTCTCAGCAAGCCACCAATTCATGCCGATAAGTGTCGCAATCATCCTATTTGCTGGACCACGTTGCATGAATTCGCTACGATCTTCTTTGGATTTGAATCGTACTTTCATTGGATTTCCTTGGATGGTTTATTTGATGAGACTATCGTATCATAGTCTCATCAAATTTACACTTTTATTTTGAAATAAATTCCATTTTCTTGAGGTTTTGGTTCTTAGCTAAAACTCGATCAGCGTACTTCAATCCAGCATGGTAATTCCAACCTGCGTTGTATGAAGCCAGAGCAATTCGAATGTTACCTTTTCGAACCTTGAGCCAGTATGAGAGTTCATCCATAGCCCATTCGGCAGAAGAACTTTTACGCTCCAAATCCCTTTTCAGATACCAATGTCTGTACGGAATTCCTCTATTGTCGAGTTTAGATGTAACCGTTGTGTAAAGATTTTGAAACATCCCATACGCGTGATGACCCTTTTTATTTCTACCAGTGTTTATTCCAGCTGAGGATTCTTCCCATGCGATAGCAGCGAATAATGTGCCAAGATGACGATCGTTCCAGAAATTCGGATTATTGACATCTCGCAATTCTCCCATCAAGTCATAAGCTTTTCCATAGTTGTAAGCATACGACAAATTGTACTTTTGAGTGTCCGTAAAATCTGTTACCGACGGACCGGCATAAACATGTGTGGCAAATACGATCATGAGAATCATCAATAGCCTCATAACCCCTCCATTTTAATGACTTTCGTAGTTACGTTTGAAGTTAAACGTCGCGAATTGACTATTGCCATTCGGCATGTCAAAGAAGAACTGTATTCTGATGATGGCGGAATTTTGGAAGGAGTAATTCCAATCCAAAGTGATCCATTAGTGATTTCTAAGCGAATTGGTCGATATTCTACACCTTCGACCCGTTTTTCGTCAAGATGCGGAGGATACGGAAGAGACATGTATGCGTCAACTTCATGTATTTTTTCCTTCAAGCCTTTGATCAAGCTCAGCGTATCATCGACATTGATATTGCGAAGCAAAAGGTCATCTATGAAATGATAGGTGTATTCCAGATGAAAACGGTGGCCATGACCAGAAGCCAACCGAGCTTCTTCGATTTTTCTGTTGATTTCTTTAAACTCTGCTTCGAGGATTCTCCGAAGTTTGTAGCGATTCATGATAATACTCCATATGTTATTGATTCAAACTTATTCTAACATGGATTTTTCGTGATGTACACCATAAAATGAAAATGGGCTCCGAAGAGCCCATTGTTAAATTCCCATTTTTTGCTTCAATTCCGCAACGTTTTTCGGAACTCCCGTAAAACGATCGGTTGTTTCTACATTAATCATTGTAGGCAAACCCCGAATTGCGTATTTTGCTGTTAGAGCTATGCCTTCATCAGAATCGACATCAATATATTTATAGTCAACGTTGGCAAGCATAGGTTTTACGAGTTTGCAGTTTGCACACCAGTCAGCGCCGAAAAGATAGATCATTTATTTTTCCTGTATAATAAGCTATTGCAGCAATTCCTTCCAAAACAAAGAAAGAAATCACAGTTGAAAGTAATACGTCAATTATATACCCAAATCCAAAAAGCGGATTGACATAGACAAAAATTGCGCATAAAACTAGAAGTTGTATCAAGTCGATTCCTTATTGGGCCTCGAAAGGCCCATAAGTCATTGATTTAAACGGATTATCCTTCGCACGCCAAACAGGTTGATTCACCAGTTGAAGCCTTAACACCGCGCTCAGAACGCAGATAGTACAGAGATTTCAAACGAGGGTCATCCATAAACGCTCTATGAACAGACGCAACGACTGATTCTTTTTCATCGGCAGCGAAGAACAAATTGATTGATTGCGCTTGGTCAATGTGTCGTTGACGAGCTGAAGCAAGACGTATGATTGCATGTTGGTCAATCTCGTAAGCGGTTTTGAACACCATTTTCTCATGGTCTGTCAAAATATCCAGATGTTGAACAGAACCGTTGTGATAGGTGGCAATATTTTCCATGAGGTCTTTGATTTCTTTATCAGAAAGACGGTCGGACAATACTTTAGCCAATACTGGGTTTGAGCGAACAAAATCACCGGCATTTGACTGTTGGATGAAGCTGTTGCATACGAGAGGCTCAACACCTTGAGATACACCGCCAGCCAATAGAGCAGAACTCATATTTGGAGCAATAGTGATCAAAGTAGCATTACGCATACCTGTTCCAACACACCATTCTGGTTCACCATGCTCTTCTGCTAATTCTCGAGAAGCAGCTTCTGCGTAAACCTTGATTTGCGAATAAATGCTATTGTTCAGAATGTGGGCGGCGCCAGATTCGAACGCGGTGTCGTTCATTTGGAGATAGGTATGGAAACCCAAAGTACCAAGACCTAGCGCACGTGCTTTTTCGGTAAATCTGATAGCTTTATGAAGAGTGTCATACGGGAGTTTTTTCGCTTTTTCCAAGAATTCTGAGCATACCGAATCAAGGAAACGAACAGCCCATTTGATATCTTCAGCACTAATTTCATCCCAACGAGCCAGATTCAATGAGCTCAGGATACAGGTAAAAGTATGCATATCGTCAGATGGCAATGCGATTTCGGTGCACAGCTGGCTTGAACGAATACGGATACCTGAATTTTTGATTGCTTGTGGAGCAAGATCGTTAGCAATCCAGTTCTTCCACATATAACCCTTACCAGTGCGGGCACGCATATAAAGCAGTTCATTCCAGCGTGCCATATATTCAGGATCGCGAGCCAGAAGCTTTTCGTAATCTTCTTTCTCAAATACCCAACCAACGTGTGCAGAAGCTGGGTTTTTCAGCACATACCCCTGAAGTTCCCAGAAATCACCATGCGAGAAGTCAACGTAACCGGCCCATTCACCACGTCGGCCAGCAGCTGCAACCTTTGTTTTGGTGTTAACGAAGTTGTCAAATACAGGAACGAGCCCGTCTGCTTTGTTGTGACTGGTCGAGATATCGGATCCACGAGGCCGGATGTCTCCAAGATATGACGCAGTTCCGAAACCATTTTTAGCGAGCATTGCGACTTCCGTTTGGCCTTCGTAGAAGTCAAGGACACTGTCCCCAACATAACTTCCTGCGCAGGAAACAGGCATTCCACGATCTGTGCCGGTGTTACAGAAAACTGGGGTAGCCATCGCCAGCTTACCGGACCAGAGAAGGTCGAAATAGCGCTCTTCAGCTTCTGGCCGGATATCATGCTTTGCAAGTGTTGAAGCGACTCGTCGGAATGCACCACGAACGGTTTCTCCTTTGTACTGATAATTTTTCAGGAACATCGCATAGCCTTGAGTAGTGAACCACTCTGGCATTTCGCCAATTGATTGCAGATGTTTGCGTTCGGCTGACAAAGATTCGAATTTAGAAATTTTAGACATTAAAGCACCTTGATGTGAAAAGATTGCCCTGGTTTGCCAGGGCAGAATTGTATTACCAGCAATCAGAGAAACCTTCACGGTTCCAATTGATGTTGTATTCCGAACCTGAGCCAGTGAAGAAATCGTGGAATTTCTTGGCATTAATGGTGCGATAGAACCAATCTGCAATAGGGTTATTTTCGATTTCGAAAATGGGCTCATAGCCAAGGTTTTCGAGACACAAATTAATGCGAGATTGAACAAAAACTCGTAACTCGTCAGCAGTTATACCATCAATCGGTTCGGCGAAAACGAGATCAATGATGCCAGACTCGTGATCAAACACTTGATATGCCATGTTGATAATGTCATTTTTCAGTTTTGCCCGAACATCTTCGCCATATTTTTCTTTCATTTCGCGACAAAGCGTTTGGAACAACATTGCTCCACCAATTGAGTGGTGATGTTCATCTGCAACTGAAAGGTCAACACCGCGGCAAATATTTCGCATCAAGTCTTTGCCACATTCCTGGGCTTGGAAGTGTTTGAGGAATGCAAAGCTGGAATAAAGTACGGCGCCTTCAATGAAAGTGAAAGCTGCAAAGGATTTGGCATCATCGGGGTCGGATACCGATTTACCGACAAACTGAATGCGACGAGATAACTCTTCGCTTTCTTTCCAAGAAGTGTAGAAAGCTTCGTCATCCAGATAAAGAACTTCATTAACTTTATTGTAAAAAGGTGCATGTGAGTTACCTTCTACGGCAGCAAATAGAGTTGCCATGCGATTGATTTCAGGGCGATCAAATGTTCGAGCGATTCGTGCTGACCAATAATCTTCACCGACTTTGCGTTCGTAAATTGTAAACAGTTTAAGAACGGTTGTAATACCATTCAACTCACCAGGTGTCAATTTGGTGCGCAGATCTTGAGCATCATTATCAACAACTGGTTCATCCCATGGCCAAAAAGCATGCATTTGCTCATCTGCCAATTTGGCAAACTCAGGGTATTTGATAATCCAACCTTCTTGGCTTTGATACATCGGAAGGGTTTTGTAAAGTTCGTACATTTAAAATCCTATAAGATTTCTCAATTTTTGGACATAACCGTCACATTGTTCGAGATAATACGCTGTAAATTCAGTAGATTTAGAAAACCCAGTCTTTGAAAATAAAGCTGCACGTATGCTCTCGACACTGGTAGAAGTTACAAATATGATTACTGGAGGCCTATGCAAAAGTTCAAAATGCATTTTATCTTTACAAAATGACAAAGTATCTAACATTTTCGGTTTATTGCATGCATACCGTATGTCAAGTGCAATATCTCTGTCTGCTACGATCAGCGCTCCTCCAGGTAGTTGATCGTAAGATAATTTATGCATCAAACTGGCCGTATAAATTACGCCTGATGTTTTAATAACTTTGATTGGGTCATCTGCACTATCGCGATTGAAGTGCTCAGTCATTATGTCTTTTAGCATGGCGAAAATAAGCGACTTTGTCGCTTATTCCAATTCGATTACTTTTGCTTCCAGGGTCAAAGTATCATTCACTGGAAATTTGGTATTTGCGGGAATCATTGGGTCATGACTCTCAATGACATTGAAATAATGGCCAGATTTCTGTGCAACGATTTTACCAAAACCGAAATCGATAGTATGAGTAGCTTTAGACATTTTTAATCCTTGTAACATGTGTTTATTTGATATGGCAATAATAACATCAAGCTTGAACAATTTAACAGGCTGCATCAAGTTTTTAGGATAAATTCGGCATTTACTAATTTTGCCCATTTGTAAAAATCATGCACCCTGTTCTCATCAAAGAGAATAAATTCGCTCTCGTCAATTATGATAAATTGGATTTTTTCTAAATCTAGAATCTGCAATCGTCTCTTAATATCACCAAAAGTCAGAATATCGAATTTAGCTCCCATACTTTTGGTCATTTTCTTATTTTCGGTGTTCATGACTATCATTGCGACTTTGGCATGATTGCTTAATTCGTTACCAAGCCTGATAAATGAAGTTGTTTTACCAGTTTGCCGGCCAACGTTTATAGATATTGTTCTATTTGATTTTAAAAAATCTGATCGATCTTTCAATACCTCCATCTCACATCCCGGCGGGTAATTGGTCGAAACAACACGCATTGCATTTACGAAGAAAGAGTTATAATCGAAATATTTGTTCATATTGAAACCTCATCGAGAGAATACGAAAAGGGCTCCCGAAGGAGCCCTAATTATGATTGACGCTTAATTCGCCGTTTTAGCATATCGTAATACCTGTCCATCGCGATATACTGTTGTTCCATGAGAAACTTCTCATCAGGATCAAGAGTCTTGTAAATATCAGACATGTTAATGAAATCGTTGAGCTTATTCAATCGTTCACCCAATTCACTCAGCTCATCTTTCATGCGTTGTAAATGAGACATATTAATTACCTTAATAAATTGATCTGAGCAATTCCTGTTGACGCCTGCGAAGCTTCTGTTCATCAGTTAATTGATCTTCGGGAATTTGTTCTTTTACTACTCCGGGTTTTTTATTTGGGCCGGTGTTTTTCCACAATGGAGAATTATACCAATTCTCGCTTCGGGCATTTCCGCTGCCCCTTCCCTCTCGAGCATGAGATTTTTCATGCATCATTGCCATGACATCACCTTTAATTTTGGCAGTCCCTATTGGATTCGAACCAATGACCCGCGGCTTAGAAGGCCGCTGCTCTATCCAGCTGAGCTAAGAGACCATTTGACTAAAAAGCCGCAATTAAGCGGCTTGAAGTTTATCTCGGATACGATACAGATTTGAACAAAATTCTTGTTCAGTTAACACTGTTTCATTCTTTTTGCTTTTACCCATTGAATGAGTTAACGAAGAATTCCGGGTGGCTAGGATTGCCCGTTGAAATCCGGAATTCTTCGCAATTTCGTCATATGCTCGGCAGATTAAATCAGAATAAGCATCGCTTTGCCGCCGCATCGGTTTACCTTTCCAGTACAGAGTTTGATCTCTCCACCAGTTTTTCTTTTTGCCTTTAAATTTGGCGGCTTTACCAACCAGAGTGCAAACGTATTCTTGCATTTCAGGCGATTTGAATTTGAGAGACTGAAGGAATCCTTCCATTGAGGAACATCTAATCCCATCGATAACGAATTCATGTGGAGCAAAATTACTCAATGCACATGATGGCCAAGACGCGCCGGATCCGATATCCATAGTATTTTCCTCAAATTGGTGGGTTCTGCTAGTATCGAAATAGCATCATCAGGATGCAAAGCAACCTACGGTCTTCCCATTAAACGAAGAACCCAAATTGGTGACCCTGGTAGGAATCGAACCTACTACGAGCGGTTATGAGCCGCCTGCTTGAACCGTCTAGCTACAGGGCCGTCAGATGAAAAAGCCGGTAACGATCATTCGATTAGTCACTGGCGTTGTTATTCGGGCGCTTGTTAGGGTCTCGAACCCATCACAAATATACGTATGTGTGAACTGCCAGACAACAAGTACTTAGAAAGCTACTTTAAGGTTCCGGTTCGCGACCCTTTCCCATATTTTGCTATTTTCCCACGTTCAACAAGCGATTGAAATTGGAAGCGATGGGTGGATTCGAACCACCGATTTTCGGGATATGAGCCCGACGAGGACGACCTCTCCTCTACATCGCATCAATTAGGTTGTTACGGTAGGACTCGAACCTACGTCTCCGGGGCGTTATGGCCCAGACTCTAACCGACTGAGTTACGTAACATCAAAATTTAGAGCGGAGCCACCGAGGATCGAACTCGGTGCTGACCCGTGACAGGGGACTATTTTAACCAAATAAACTATGGCTCCGCTCTAAACTCTGTTTTGGTATGAGTTAATAATATCACTTGTTGGGAAGTTTTAAACAATATGCTTCAGGATGCATTTGGCGGAGAAGGAGAGATTCGAACTCTCGAAACCTTTCGGTTTACTTCCTTAGCAGGGAAGCGATTTCAGCCGCTCATCCACTTCTCCTAGAATTTGGTAGTGGATATTGGGATCGAACCAATGCACTCTCGATTATCGGTCGAGTGCTCTACCTACTGAGCTAATCCACTATTGGCATGACATCAAGGATTCGAACCCTGGCCGCACGGTTTTGGAGACCGGCATGCTACCGCTAACACCAATGTCATATTGAAACGATCTGGGCGCACCACTTCCAGACAAAACCTCGTCGGAGGCCAAGGGCCAGCTAGATATGATACAGACCGACGTCCTCGTCATATCTAGATGGTCTTCCCTTTTTTACTTAACGAACGGGTCCGAAGAAGTCCGTTCCTTTGTATTTATTTAGCGATTGAGTTTTGAGATACAAAAAATATGGATAAGTACCGTCAATGGCCACAAAGCACCGGCAAAAACAGAGCCAATCAAATTACCCGCAATTTCGGAAGGGGAGTCTGAATATCGCTTGTAATCGCCCAAGAAAGAGCAAATAAAGAAGATAACAGCAATAACTTGATAAGCAAATAACATAATATTTTCCTCATTTAAAAATTTGGAGCCAATTGTCAGATTCGAACTGACGACCTACGTATTACAGGTACGTTGCACTACCGCTGTGCTAAATTGGCTTATAATAAAAACGATTGTTCTCACGGGTATTAAGTGCAATTTCTTTTGTTAACATTTTCCAGTCGCCGCGTATATCAGTGGATTTAAACCACTCATTTTGCATTCGTTCTCCTAGAATATGCATAACAAGTCGTTCAACTTGACGAGCGTTAGATACAGCAAGATAGAATTCCAACTTAAAATCGCGTGCCGGACAATATGTTTGATATTGTTTAAGTCTGTCAACGCAATCCAACGAAAAGCCTAGTTTATACATTTCGGGAAAAGATGGATTTGAAATAATATAAAAGTAACCACATTTGCAGCGTATATTATTAGCAAAAGCGTATTTGCAGTAACTAGCAATCGATTGCTCAAAAGATTCTGCAAAAGCTTGAATTGCTGGAATTGTATTACTGATATATGGCGATGCTCGCTTTTTCTTCTTACGTTCGAATAAAAAATCCGCATATCCATAAATCGCATCGATTTCAGTCATTGAACCGTCGATGAATGATTGCATTTCGCCTGCGTGATGCTGTCTTGTTAATGTCATCTGCATAATATATTTCTTCTCATTAGTTCAATTCTTCAAACACTCTTCCCTAACGCTGCAGCTCGGGACATCGAGATTTCAGTTTTTAACGTGGGGATGTCTCGACCGCCACATAAACAAGAGTGTTTGAAGAATTGGAGTCAGGGCCTTACGGATGTGACTCAATTCTTCAGTTTGCGCCGTTCTGGATAACCGCATCACTGGGATAGTGCCAGGAGAGGATGTTACCACATTCGACGACTTTACGGACTTGTTTGCAACCAAGTATCCGCTTACGTAATTTGGTCCGTGTGGAAGGATTCGAACCTTCGACTTTCTGGCCCCAAACCAGACGACCTAACCTGACTAGCCTACACACGGATTGAATTCGTTACCCCGTCTATACTTCCTCGTTTCACCGCGCAAAATGACGGGAGTGACTACTAAAGTTCTGTCCGAGGATTTTACGGGACGTCTCCCGATTTCTCTTGTTAAAGCCGGTCATCTAAGTGCCGGAGACAATACGGTTGTCCAACTCGCGGGCTCCAGTCACGGCGCAATAATGGACAGTGCATCAACCAGGGGTGCGAAACTGACTAGGAATCTAGAGCCCTGTGACTTGTGTTTGGAGCGATATATCGGTCTCGAACCGATGACATTCTGATTGGAAATCAGAAGCTCTACCAACTGAGCTAATATCGCGAAAATAATCATTGGGGTGACCTACGGGGTTCGAACCCGTACTCCCTGGGTCACATCCAGGATAGCTACCATTACTACTAAGGTCACACCAATGATTACTTGAAACTAATTTGCAGTGAATGATACAGGACTCGAACCTGTCCTCCGGCGCCTAAAAGGTGGCGTGCTTGGCCGTACACTCGTCATTCAAATTGTAGCACCCTGGAATCTTCGTAATCATACGTCGAACGTTACTCGGTGTGGTCGTAAGATGACAGTTCATTACAACTTCTTTACTGCGAAATCTGGTGGAGAGGGTTGGCTTCGATTCCAACAAGACTTGTAAGGCGGGCCCATTACGAGGGGCTGATGATCTTTACATCTTACCTCTCCATTGTTTGGTACGCCGGGATGGATTCGAACCATCGAGTATCCTGATTAAAAGTCAGGTGCTTTACCGCTTAGCTACCGGCGTATTTCTCTTGTAAACTTCACCATCATACCATTCGTCAACAAATCGTCGCGCTTGTGTATGCGATATGTTTAAAACCTTAGCAACCTTGACAACCCAACCAAATTTCGTCAAATCGATATCTGATATTAAAGATAAACGAGTTTTGATTGTATCTTGACTTAATGAGTAAAGTTCAGCAAAACGTTTTCCACCGGCTTTTCCGGCCAATTTGGCTATTCTGGCTCTATGGTCATCGCTCATTTGCCATCCCTTGCGGGTTCCCAATGATAACATATCTTTCATGTTATCGGAATACGTTCCGCAATACACATTTGATGGTGAATAAGGACCGGTATCATTTACTCGACACATAATATAACCACCGACATGTATGCCGCGCTGACTCAGTTTACCAGTGGATTCCCACCAAGATATCCAAGTGTCGAATGTAAATTCCCAATCTATTCCACGATTCTTTGCTCTTCCACGCTGATTGGAATATGCGGTCATTAAGTCAGGCTTCATAATATATTTCTCGCAATGAAATGGTGGAGTATCCTGGATTCGAACCAGGAATGCCAGAGGCGGCAGGTTTACAATCTGCTGGGCTACCAGTTACCCAAATACTCCATGAAATTGATTTTGGCGGTGATGGTTGGAGTCGAACCAACGTAGAGTTTCCTCGCCGGGTAACAGCCGGCCGCATGACCGTTATGCTACATCACCCCAAAATCAACTTATTTTAATCGATGAGATAATAATATCTCATTTCCAGCAACTCTGAACAATATGCTTCAGAATTAATGGGTGCTGGTAGGATTCGAACCTACGATACGCTTTCGTATGTCCTGCATTAGGACCGCCTTAAGCCGCTCGGCTCACAGCACCTCAATTTGGAGGAAGATATCCGATTCGAACGGATGAGCCGTATTCCTACGACTGCCGGTTTTCAAGACCGGTGCCTTAAACCAACTCGGGCCAATCTTCCAGAATTCTTTTCGAATCTAAACACTTCCTGCGTCACTAGGATGAGAGTTCTGTCCACTTAAGGCTTGCTCCAGGAAAACCATGGCTTTTCACCATTTATCCCATTCAAGACTGAATGCGTGTTTTGATTCGATAAGTTAATAATATCTTATTTCCAAAGCGTGTAAACAATATGCTTTAGAAATTTGAATTTGGTGCAAGTAGTGGGACTCGAACCCACAATCCCGAAGGCGGGAGGTTTTAAGCCTCCAGTGTATACCAATTCCACCATACTTGCATAATAACGCCAGGTGCTCGGGTCTATGCTTCCCCGTTTACCGATAGCCCAGTCCATCCGCCGTAACTTAATCGGTTCAGTATTAAGGATGTAACCGCTTCGCTTCCTTACCGCGCTGCGCTCGACCTTTTGTTATTTGGTATATCTATTTATGGGTGCCCGGTATGTGAATTATTGACCTAGAACCACACCCAGGACAACCAGGCTGTCTATGCAATAATCCTTTCACTTTCTGCCATGAGCAATCCCTGATTGTCCAGGGTTTTCCACAGCCCCAACAAATGTTTTCAATGTCACGAAGACGTTCCGAATATCGATCGATGTCGTGGTTTTCTTTTTTCATGACTAACCTATTCCATTTTCCTGCCAACGTATACCGGAATATCGGATCGCTCGATTTCAGCGATAACTTAAAAACGTTTCACAATAAATCACTTATACTCAGTAACTACGATATCAGCGGTCTCGTCAACTTCTTCGCCACGCTTTCGAGAATAATATGGATATCTGAAATCGACGCCATCGCCTTCGATGCCTTCATCATGCCATGCTTCCATGAGATGCTGTTCACCCGAATTGCACATATAAGAAATGAACCATTCTTTTAGATGAGCGGGCAGTTTTACAACGACGGTTTCCAATTCAAATCTCCTCAGCTCGACTCTCGAGCTCTTTTTCTAAAAGGGTTTTGCAGAAATTCCAAACAAACGTTTCTTTTCCATTGTAGATATCTTGATCAAATGGGCACAGACCCCAATGTACAGTCGAGTTAAATGGAATATCTAATATATCAGCATCCCACGAATCAAAATTAGCGTACAGCCACTCTTTCAGGCTTTTCCACGATTTGAACGTTTTTTCTTTACCAGTCGGTGAAATAGTTTTCATTTTGCGTTCTCAAATTTACCAAAGTTCAATCTTTAATCCGAACATCGTAACAACTGGTGTTACGCTTGTAACAAATTTGACGCTCGGAATAGGGGTATCTACCGAAATATCAATGGCGGCGAGCGGGGCTATCCCGGCACCCAAATCAACACCATTATACCATCGGTTATTGGCATATTTTGTTCCATATCGATAACCGGTCATAAAACCAACGCGATAACCAATATCAAAAATTCCATAAGTGTAAAATGTGTCAGAATAAGCCAACTGAACCGAAGGTTTATTAATCGAGTTTTTCGACGTATATACTATTGAAAAGTTGTCAATTTCGACCCCTATCGCCGGATGTTTTTCATTCATTTCATCATTTTCGTAATGTTTTGAAAAACCACCAATTATCAAATTGGTTGAATCTGCGATCGCATAAGAAGATGCAAAAGCAAGAGCCAAAACCAAAACAATTTTTTTCATTTTACCTCCTTCGGTATTAGTATTTCAGCACGCGTTATTGATTCCCTCCACGGCCAATTTCGATGGGTATTATAGTCAACCCATTGTCAGAACTGTGTTGTTTCTCACAGAGTGTATTGATGTTCTGCTGCTACTTCACGAGCAATCTTTTCCATATTGCGGAATTGTGCCGTGTCATTTTTGAAGGTGCAATCAATGACCTTGCCATCTTTAAACATGATATAGCAATGAAATCCTTGAGTTTTATGGCCGCGAATCATGTCAACCTTTGTAATACCGTTAACTTTCGCGATATGTTGCGGGTGATAGATTTTCATTTAAATTACTCCGTATTGATTTGATGGGACTATCATAAAACATAGTCCCATCAATGTAAACTACTTTTTGTAAATTTTATCGACTACTACTTTGACGTAAATGAATTCAATTAGCTTCCATAGCAAGAAAAGAGCTACAGGTAGCCATGCTGCTGCAATGGTTCCATAAATCTGCATGGTTGATAGGCTTTTTGCTGGAAACTTTGAGTCAGGCTTTCCTCGCCGCCATTCGTCAAAGAATGCATAACCATGCAGCAAAACATATACAATCAGTGCAACAGCCGTGTATTGAACGCTAACTGCAAATAATTCAAATAAAAATTGCATTAGATAACCTTAATTTTAACGAGATGTAATTCTGGAACAACGTATTCAGACGCGTTATACTCGATTTCAATAGACTCGACCACACGAATAAAATCGAAGTCATACTGTTTGGCATAACCGGTGATGTTTTCTTTCACCATTTTGCAGAAATTGTCATGGCTGAATGAATTTGTATAATCGCCATCAAGTGGATCATACATATCTGGTGTCAACCCTAGATAGTGTTTGAATTGCAAAGACAAATGCATATTTTCTACAAAAATCTCAAACAAATCGGCGGCCATCCCAGGATTATAATCTTTGTTGCCATAGCCTTTATTTGTTTCGTCATGGTATGAACTGAAAATCGGTTTGATTTTCTCAAAGAATTCGATATCTTTCATTGGCCTGCCGGTATGAATGACATCATCGTAATCATCACCATCATTTTCCCAGGAAGTGATTTTAATGACGTATCCTTCTGGAATTACAGTTCCGGGTGCAAATTTCATTTTCTATACCTCAAGTCTATGCTTTATGTTAATCGAACTCAATTGTTCTGACAACTCTTGCAATGCCAACGTTTTCCATCACAATTCCAAAGGCGTAAAGTAGTCCCATCCAATAAGACCATCAAGATCGTCTTCATCTAAGCCAGTTTGCTCTTTCATATGTTTCATAACCATGATGCTAATATGAGCAGAATAATCATCTGGCGGCATATCTGATGGAAACATGATACGACAAACTTCTTCATTGTTGTTTCCTCCAAAACTGCCATTTATGTCATATTCACACCAGACTTTAACTAATTCGGATGTTTTCGTATGTAAAAATTCTTCTTGCTGATCTGTCATTTATTTTTTTCCAATTGTATCTGCATAAACGCGAAACGGAATAATGTAGCTGCATAGTGCAGTTGTCAATACAAATCCGCATTTTTGGCCAGTTGTCCAGACAAAATTCCATCTGAATGTTGATGTTGTATACTTTATCACGTTAATAGCCAAAACTGTACATGCTGCCAAATACGTGATCACAAAATAAAACAAAAAGATTTCCATAACTTCTCCGTATAGTTACAAAAATGCCCTCCGAAGAGGGCATTTGAAAATTATTCAGCAGCTTCGACAGCTTCACCCAGAAGGCGAGGTTCATGAACAACAACATCAACCAGTTCACTGCGAACTTCAGCAACTACTACGCGTTTTTCGCCTTCACCTTTGACAAGAGCAGTGAAAACAGGGCCTACTTCAACAGAAACAGCACGGCCGGATACAGTCAGGGTAGAACCAGTGGACAGAATTACTTGCTTTTGCATTTTATTTTCCTTAAGTTTGATTAGTTTTCATTTCTGAACAACGTTTTGTTCATGAATTCATAGTACATCAATTTTCGTAGCTTTGAACATTAACTGCTTTTTGCTTTAATCTTGACGTAATTCTTCCACATATTCATGTGCTGTTACGATAGGGAAGTCATACGATCCTTCATACTTAAGAGGACCAATGTCTTTTGCAATCGTGATGTGAGGAATGTATTCGTCAAAATCATGAGCTGACGAGCCAAGGATCTGGCCGTACGCATGTCGTTTTTGCATGTACGGAGAATCATACGCCAGAACAAGAAAATTCTTTTCTGGAGTTTCAAAAATTCTCAGATAGCAACTATCGGCCAAATGTTCAGGCGAATCGTCTGGGATAAATGGAACATATACTCTGCTATAAACGATAGTAGAATGAAGTTCGTCTCGAGGAACAGGATTTGGCAATCTAAGTTCTTCTTGAATACGCTGGATAAAATCCAGCGTTTCATCACTAAATTTACAAGCAACGTATGTTCCTACGAAGCTGTCTGTAAACATTATTCTTCTACCACTTCAACTTCTTGAGAAGGAACCAGAGCTTCTACTGCTTCTACAATAGAAGAAAGGGCAATGCTATCTTCACCATCGGCCGGGGTCACACCCAAAAGTTGGACGATTTTGGTGAGGGCATCTGAAAATTCTTTTGCTTGTTGTTGAGTAGCAACAAGTTGCTCGCTCAGATCAAAAACTCGAATTTTCAGGGAAGCGATGGTTTGTTGTTCTGCGTTCATTTTATATCCTTAGGGTTTAGTGTTTTTACGAAATTGTTAACGGATTCATGCAAATCTTCAAGCGTTCCAGTATTATCAATTATATGATCACCAGACCGGATAGGAAGACCTGCTTCGGTGGAATGAGTATCTACTGAATCAGTACGACGAATAATATGAGCAACTACTGCTCCCAATTCTCGCATTTCTGACATTTCATGGTCTTGCCGACAGTCAGTAACAACGACATTTTCGTGATTCAATAGGAAATTTTCTAGATATTGCAACCATATACGTTTATTTATTGCGCAACCAATATCAGTTCCAAATGTTTGCATCAGTCGACGAATTGACCATGCTTTCTTATTGCCAAGAACTGCTTCTGAAATAATTCCAGTATGCGCATACGTGTAATCGATTTGTTGGTCATCACACACAAGCATCCATGCAGATCGCATAATTCTAAAAACATCCGAATTAGAAATGGGCAAATATTCTTCACGGTCATAACCAAGACCGTTAAAATCATTCATATCAAAATATTGGACAAACATTGGCAACCGATTGTCATCTCGGATTGCACGGTACAGGAAAATCTTGATAGGTTCTGCTAAAGCGTACTTATGAAAACCTTCTTTTTCCAATAGATCGCCTACTGTGTCTTTTCCACATCTCTTTTTCGCCGATAACGCAATTATCATTGTTATACTCTCAAAGGTCGTATTAATTCACCATCTTTTTCAATTTCAAAATATTTGAAGAAAAAGGTAATTGTAAATGTCACAGAAACATCACCATCTTCAGTGTAAGAATACTCTATTTCACCGATTTCAGATGGCCAAGCACCATGATAATTGAATGAGGCAATTATATCACGCTTAGAGTTATTAAGAACATGAAGCGTTATTGCTGGCGGTTGATTAACCGTTCCCCACATAGTGGGAGTTTGCCGAGCATAGTCATTCAATGAAAGCATCCATCTGTACATTTCGGTATATGCTTCAAAATCCTCATCAAGCAACACTCGAACAATCAACGGATCAAATTCGGTTGTTGTACTGGGCACGTTTTGTCTAGCAGTTCCCTGAGAATTTAATGGCATTTCTGTCGGAGGTATACGAAAACCTGGTATTGATGCTGATTGCACGTTCATGAGCATGGTCTTAATACCAGCAGATGACGGTATATCAAGCGTAAAGTTAGTAATATTCGATTGATTGTTTAAAGCCATTGTAAAACTCCATAAAAATTAAAACCTGTTTACAGGTTTGAGCTTGCTCAAACTTATCTTTTTATCCTTTTAGTTATAATATCTATTAAGCCATAAAGGATAAAAATGAATGATTCAAGCAAGCTTGAATCTGGCAAGCCAGTAACCTTTATATAACTGGATGCATACAGGGTTTAACCGGAATCACCCTGCTAAACTCGTTACGTCGAGATATATGGTTTATTAATCTATAAAATAAAATGGCCCAGACGAAGTCCAGGCCATTACCATTAAGCACGTGCCCATACCTTTTTGGCAGAGTATCGTTTGCCTTTCGACATAAACTGCTGCAGCGGCATGTAAATGACGTTCACCCAGTCGCTAGGTTTCACTTCTAGCATTGAACCTTTTAAATGAGCTGGTAGGTATGCTTTTATCATGACGTCGGAACCATTCATTCCTTTAACATTTGACCAATTTATTTTCAGAGTCGTTTTATTGGAGAGTCGTTCGGTGCTTGCATAATTTTTTAGCAATTCTTCTAAAAAGCTTTGTCTAGCTTTTGGAGGAATATAATGCAAGTTTAAGCCATACATTAAGGGGCCTGATGAAGATGTGCCTATTCCCAAAAATAAAATTAGCGGGAATCTATCCCAATATTCGAGAGTATCTTTGTGCTTTGCATCATATGCAAAAGTGTAAATTCTCCCTGGTTTCGGGTTTGATACCATGTGACCACGAATTGATTTTTTGACAGTATCATTGAACCATTTTTGAGATTTATTATTGTTTGCTGCTCCAGTGTCAGCTGCTCTAGAACGTAATTGACTTCTAAAGTCATTTATCATGACTAATGCTTTTTCGCGTGCATTTAATTTTGCTTTATTTTTTAGACTTTCGACTTCTATGGCAATATCAATTTGCTTTGCGAATTTAAGCATAGTCCGTCTAAACGTGTCATAATTTAGACCCTTTGATTTTGCAAAATCCTTTCCTGATACACCTTTGGATTTTGCTTCTCTCCATTCTATTCCCAATGTTACCCATTGGTTTCTTGACTTTTTCTGTGGAGCTTCATTGATATAGTCAAAAATCATTATCCTCTCCATCCAAAATGAGTTCTAAGAGAATTTTCAGTTATTATCTTGAAATTCCAACCTTTTTCCATACACAAGGCATTAGCAGCTTTCCACTTATCTGTATTCACTTGCCATGTGTACATTTCTGCCATAAATTGCTTTTTGGCTTTCGCAGTATTCGTAGACTTCATCTGGGGAGGTCTGCATTCCTTTTCGGGTTTTACTTCGAACAGGAATACTTGGCCGTTTGACATTTTGACCCAAAAATCCATGAAATATCTTCGTCTTTTTCCGTCAGCATTCGAAAAGTACGGGATTATTACTTCTTCAGAATTCCATGCTAAAACTGAAGGCGACTGATCGCAAAATTTCATGACCCACGCTTCCCAACTGGACCTATACGTGATTTTATCTGCATTGCCCTTGTATTTTTCGATGTTTTTTGGCCTAAATTTTCCAGAATATGCCATTATCTACCCCTATTTACATAATCTCGCAAATTGTTAGCCCATGTGTTCCACTCACCAACTACTTTTTGTGTATACGTCTTGCTTATCACATATCTAACTGGTTCGCTTGGAGGATTACCTGGCTCAGTTGGCGTAACAACGTCGTATGTTAAAACAACAAGGTATGAATATTCTTTTTCCATTACTCTTGGCGCAAGAAAAGAATACAAATCCGTTGTTTGTGGATCAGGCAAATCTTCCCATCTATTTGCTGTTTCACGTTCTCCGGTTTTTAAACGATATGATAAACCACCGTTAAGGGTAAAAACTCCAGTATATTGTCCTGAAAATCCATTGTTGACAATAACTATTCCTTCATTTTGATCTATAGCACTAATTTCCAAAGAAACCAGGGTTGCCCCTGGTTCAGTTAGGTTTGCGCTAAATGTCTGCGATACTATTTCATTTTCCCTTTTAACAGGCAAAACGGCTGATGCTGGTAATATATTTGACATGAATTACCCCAAGTTTATTCTAGAACCATCAATTGAGAATGTTCCTTGTGCAACATCGGATACTTGGGCCGATTGTCTATTCCAATTACCAGAAACATCATCTGTCCTACTTCCTCCAACTTCGGTAGAAAAATTTCCTCCAATTTTTAGAGTGTAATTTCCATCAATCGTGTTAAAACAGTCACCCATAACTTTAATATCGGCGTTTCCATCAACATCTGCATTTAGATTTCCTTTTACTAACGCCGATGAATTTCCAGTGACATACTGATTGACATTACCTTCTACTCGCTCGTCAACATTACCACGAACGAATTGGGTAGCATTTCCAGATATTGTGCTATTAGAATCGCCTTGAACAAAAATATCAGCATCCCCGTCGACAACGATCTTGAGTTTTCCGCCGATATGAACATTCCCATCGTTCTTGACAATGTAGAAATCATCGCCAATAATTTTCGTGACTTTTGTTCCATCAGGATGTATTTCTTCAAACGTACCCGTCCGATGATATGTTCTTATGCGTTCATGCCCGGGTGTATCATCAAATTCCTGGATGTGACCAGACTCACTTTCATACACTTTGTTATATGGATATACAGCCGAGTAAGGTGATTCAGGCTCGGTGAACGAGGGAGCTTGGGCGGTTGATGATACACTTGCCGTTTTGAACATTCTCATCGTCCGCAATGACGGCGCAGATCCTTGTGACCCACCGTATGGCACCAAGTTTCCATTTCTTATGACTTCTGACACACGACGAGCTCGTGATGGAGTTTGTCTAGCCCATAAAGAATCGAGAGCAGCATCAGCCGCATTATCGTATTGGCCTAGTGCCAAGTATCCAAGCATCATATTGAAATTTGCTACGCCACCAACACCCATTTGGAACGTCATATTGACAATAGCCATTTTACGAGTATCGTCTAGCATCGAATATACCGGGCCGACCTTGTAATTGCTTGATATGCTAGAATAGACGCTGGAAAGATCGCGTTCGAACAGCATAGAGCATTCTTCTTCGGTTATTCTCCCATTAACCTGCCTGCCTACTTGTTGACTGAGCAATTGGTTTATTCTTGTCATATTTCTAGTTTTTTCGTGAACTATCAAATGACCTATTCCAACAGTTGGATATCCTTCACTGTCCCAATAAACCGATACACGAATACCTTCGTCATAACGTAGCATATCCTCTATTGTTACGTCTGGATCTGGATTTGGGTATATTTCGTCATTTGGTGTTCTATCTGCACCTTGTGCAACATCTCGGTTGAGATTTTGATCTTCTACGACAACTGGAACAATTTGGTTTTCTTTTACAATTTGGCCTGGTGAAATTTTTATTTCTTTTCCACCTCTAGCCAAAATATTCACATCTGAACCGACGTACCGAGGATATTCTCTTGATGGGTCAGAAAAACCTTTATTGAAATCAGGCATCATTGGATATATGCCTGGATATGTCCCGAGAACTAGGCCATTTTGATAAAATTCATCCAAGAAAATTCCGTATACGTGAGTACCGGTCACGATGCCTACTGGAGCCTGGCCTACACCCGAAACTGACGCTGATGTTACAGGCATGCCTACTGACATCCACAGCAAATCCTCGGTTGCTAAACCATAGTTGTCTGCTCTAACCTTTTGTTCTGGGTGAATACCGTGGACACGCACTCTCACCCTTCCTAACATGTACGGATCCTGACGATCTTCTACGACGCCAGTAAAAAATCTATCAATACCTTTTAACATTATGCACCTTAAACCTTTTCCATTTCACGTATCATGTCGTTTAGGAACGAGTTGATATCAGCTTCGCTAATTATCAGAATTTTTCGTTTCTGCTCATTGACAGCAGATTGAGCTTCAAGGGAATCAACGGCCCGAAGTGCTCCAACATATTGAATATGTGATCTAGATGTATCTCCAGCATCATACCAATGTCTCGGGAAATCTGGGTCTTCTACCAAATTCCAATACTTTTCACCATTGGCATCAACATGATATACGACCTTATTTTCTGGATATTGTTGCTGCGCGTAATCATATGCAGCATCTTGTGTTGTTATCCATCCGTAAAATGGGTCATATACATCGTTTAGCATTAGCAAAACCCAATATAGCTGTTGATTGCCATAAAGCTCATGTGCCAACATTTCAGGTCTTGTTGAACCATTTATCCAATACACTTCAGGCTTGTATTTTACGATAACACGATTAAAATACGCTCTGTAATTCTTAAAAATATCAGTAGTAGATTTACCCTGATAATCTATTGGGTCAAAAAATGAAAAAATCATATAGTTACACTCCTGTTTATTTTATTTAATGCCTCCCGGGAGCTCTTAAATAGAATCACATAGGAGGGCCTTTTATGCCTGGATTGACATACGATATGGCTTGGACAACTGGCCATGACACATATCCTCCTACACAAATACAAGCCACGCAGGGAAAAGTTTTTGTTGACGGTATAAAGGTCGTCGTTGAAGGCGACAGAATAATACCTCATCGAAACACTGTTGAGCCTTATGATGTTCATGACGGCTACGTTATTCCCACTACGGCGAAGGTTTTTGTTGGTGGAAAACCCGCAGTATCAATTGGTGATCCAATATCTTGCGGAGACACAATTGCGCAATCATCTAGTAAGGTGTTTATACGATGAAATTGAAAACAAATATCCCAGATATTTTTAAAGGCGCTACCTTTGACGAAATCAAAAGCGACTTAATTGACTGGTTAGGTAACCAGGATGAATTTAAAGATTATGACTTTACTGGTTCAAGATTAAACGTTTTAACCGATTTGCTGGCATATTGCACACTCTATATTCAGCAATTTTCAAATTCAGCATTATTCGAGAGTTTTATCCGAACCGCTGTATTAAGAAGTTCAGTTGTTCAACATGCTCAGGACATGGGATATATGCCAGATTCTCGTACTGCTTCTAGTACGACTTTACTGCTCAAAGCGACAAACCCGTTGAATCCTACCAGCATTCGTATTCCGAGAGGAACTAAATTCGTTGGTACGGTGGAACGTACTGATAACTACCCATTCGTTACTCTTGACGATGTTACAATAATTCGTGGTCAGAATAATACTTACGAATCCCTTGTAAACGTGTATCAAGGACGAATAGTTCGAACTGAGTTGAAATTTGATGGAATTAGTCAAATTTTGATTCGTGACCCCAATATCGACAGATCTAAAGTTCGTGTATGGGTAGATGGTTCACCTTGGGTCGATTGGACCAATAATTCGATGGTTGATATTTCGGGTGCTTCTAACGTATTTTATATGCGTGAGACCGTTGACCAGACGACTGAGATATTCTTTGGCGAAGGTGAAGCTAGCACCGAAATCGCTGGCGGGGCTCTTGTAGCAAATTACATTGGCGGGCTCAAACCGAATATCGGGTCAACAATCGTGATCGAATATTTGAGCACTCGTGGTGAGCCAGCAAATGGGTCAAGAGATTTCGCATACACCGATACTCTTCAAAATATCGTCATAACTGATCTGATTGAGAATCCGACTGATGACGCCGATTATGTGGGTACTCAGGGTGGTGGTGATCCCGAAGACATCGAAAGAATCCGCGAACTTGCCCCGGTTATGAGAGAATCTCAGCGCAGATGTGTTACTGCAACCGACTACGAGTCATTTGTCTCTCACAAGTTTGGTTCAGTTGTTCAAGCCGTTCAGTGCTTCACTGACAGTGAGAAAAGAGGATACGCGTTCATCGCTATTAAGCCAAAACAAGGGCTTAGATTAACAACTGTTCAAAAAGAAGACATTGAAAATTATTTGTCACAATATAATCTCGCGCCTATTACCCCTGCAGTAATAGACCCAAATTACATGTACATCAAGTCAAAAATCAAAGTGACATATAACCTTTCAGAATTGTATAACTCTGAAGAATGGCTTCGCGGGCAAATAATTGATTCTATTGACCGCTATTACACTGATGAAGTTGAAATTTTCAACAAAAACTTCTCTAAATCAAAGATGTTGACACGTGTAGATTCGTCGGATGATTCTATTATCGGCTCTTCTGCTGAAATATCTCTTGTCAGGGAAGCAGATAATTTCTTCAAAACTCCGATGGCTGGAATATCTTTCCATAATGCTATTTCTAAGGGGTCAGTCAATAGTTCTACAATCAACTTCACCAAGAATAACGTAACGTATGAAGTTAATTACGTTTCTACGTCACAAACTGGTAAAATTTTGATTGGGCCATTTGCTGATGGCGATATTCCTGCATCAGAGTACTCTGGTAATGATTTCACAAAAACAACAGTGGGTGGAAGAAACAAGTACTATGAAGTTGGAACAGTTGACTATGCTCTCAGTGTTATAAACTTTGACCTTGGTATTTTACCTGTACCGGCAGAATCATTTGCTGGAGCATATATAGAAATAGAAGCATTACCAGTTGATGACACTATCTTTGCGAAAGATGGAACTCTTATCGTATTTGAGAATGATTTACGTCAACAGTACACTGCTATTACTCTTGAAGCAATTTCACAATAAGGGCCTAACGGCCCTTTGGAGATTTTATGATCATAAAAGCACCGGCCGTAACGAGCCTTAAAATCAAAATTTTATCGGCGAATCAAGTATATTTGACTTGGGACGATGTAGGTTCAAATTTTTACTATATTGTCGAACTTCTTCAGACTAGAGCAGGGTCTGGAACCAGTTGGGGTCAATTAGGTGTAACATCGGTCGAAGAATGGTTTGAAGACACATCTATACAAGCAGACACATATTACAAAATGCGAGTTCGCGTTTCTGGAAAAGGATTTGAGATGTCTGATTGGGTAGAAACTGAGGAGTTTCAAACCTTTTCGGAAAATGCCTACTACATTTCTGCCATGAAAGAATTCACACCTGCCGCTTCCTTTGTGAGAGAAAAGTTCTCTAAAAACAACAGAAATTACGTCAATTTCAATACTGATGTAATTATGGCTTCGCTAATGAGCGAAGATTTCGTTTTCAGCAATCAATTTACTGATGCGACGAATCTTTATGACAAAATAGTTTCAAATGAAAACTATCACGAAATACAAGGCTTTATTGAGCCAGTGTGTGTTGACAAAAATAGAACAATGCTAGCTGAAATTGACGACGTGTTGTATCTGTTTGAGCGTTTTCAGCCAATGGCCAAAGTGTCGAATGACAAAGGGCAAAACTGGAAATATTACAAAGCTTTCAACGGGCGTGTCGGCAACCCAGTTAGTAGAACAGTAACATATCAAACTAGCACTACTACATATCTTCTTGGATATGAAAACATCTATTACGGTCGTCGGGCAAATGATGTCAAATGGTCAGCTGATGACGTCAGATTTAGCTCAGATAGTGTGACATTCTCAAAAACTGGCGATGAACTGAATCTTGGTTTTGATGTTGAAATATTCAACTCATACGCTCGGCTTCCTGGTGATATTTTTAGGAAGGGAGAAGCTATTGCTGCCGATGACGATTGGGTATATGTAGCAGCTAGAAATAAGTTGCGCAGAATCAAAACATCTAATGCCCCGATTGATACTGATCCAGGTAGTCCGACATTTGGTGAGAAACTTTTTGACCCAACCTCTTTCAATATAACAGCAAACGCACGGGCTGTTACGAAAAAGCTTGATACATTCAACGGCAAGCTTTATGCTTTGATTACTGGCGTAGTTACTCAGGCAGGTCTAGACCCAACAAACCCCAAAAATGTTGTCCATGACCCAATTGCTGGAGTTTATGAGTTCGATGGTACTTCTTGGCGAAAAGTTTTTGGTATTGGCGAAGACCATACTTGGATATCGCATGAATATAGCAATATGTCAACAAATGGAGAAGAGATATTTGTTTCTCAGATAAACTTCAAATATCCAGGTACTTTGCCAGATCTAGATTTACCAAACAAATATGACAACGTATTTGAAGCAGTAAAATACGAATTGACTCCAGGTTATAATTCCGATATCCCAATTCATATGGGAACATTCAGAATCAATGCCGATGATTCAGAGTGGAAACTTGGCCCTCAGCAATACTATAACGAAGCAGCGTTCACATGGATGGCTCGTTCTAGCACAAGGTGTTGGATAACACACAACGACAGAGCTCTTGTTGTTTACCCAAAAATCGAATATTCGTTCTCTATCGACGACGAAGGAACAGAAAGAGATAAAAGGGTAAACAGAGAAACTTACAACAAAGGCGTTGTAACACTGTATGCAAATAACGTATACTTTACCGGTTTCAAACAATATGCCAATGGGGTACTTTTCCATAAAAATACTGGCGAAATAATTGGGTATTATGAATTCCCATATCGGGTAAGAAATACTACATCCGTTTTCTGGAAGCCGGCCAACGTCATGATGGTAGCTGAGCTTCGCAATCAAGAGCGTGAAGTTCCGTGGACACCTGCTCCATTTGTTGGATTAAAGGATCCTGACCTTCAGCCACTTGTTACTAAAATGATGCCTGAAAGTTATTTGGACGAAGATACCAATTTTGGTGCATTTGCGAAATATTATCTGCAATTCTTGTCGGACGGAAACGGGACGTATTACAACAAATTGCTCAATTTGATAAAAAACAAATACCCTCGCGAGCAATATGCGTATGAATATCTTTGGTCAGAAGTTTTAAAAAGAAACATCTATTTGGATGAAGCTAAGCGAGATTCTGTCGCAAGATTTTTTGAATCTCGGGCCTACGATTTTTATTCCACGAAAGGGGTTGAACAATCATATAAATTCCTTTTCAAATTGCTTTATAACGAAGATGTTGAAATCGACATCGAGTCAAAGCATGGAATAGAATATGACATCGTAGTTTATTCAACCAACATAAGCCAAGACATTGTTGGAAGAACCATATATACTCCTACAGGACGTGCAAACGTCACATACGTGGATCGTGAGTATGTTGAAGGCCAATTGAAATGGAGAATAACCATTCACAATATGATTGGTAAATTCTTTGAAGGCCAGCAAATAAAATCCGAAACTAGTTCGTTCGTAGGTGAAATATTGGTAGGGGTTAGAGGAAAGGAGCTTATGAGCGATTCGATTGACTATATCAATCGAGGTAGATCATATTACACCATGACTATAAAGTCAACTCTTCCGGCGTCTAGATATGCGCAAGATGTTCTCCGTTTTGTTCATCCAGTTGGTTTTGGATTTGTTGGAATAACACTTCTCACGATGTTCATCAATTCTGGTTTATCGATGAAACATGTAGAAACTATCATCGATAATTTGAAAACGTATCGATGGGATGCTGGTTACCCAACTGAGCAATACGATCGTGTAGCCAAATTAGACGTTGACGGAAATATTGAGCATGACTCTGCCACCGGAGAAGCTTTATACTTGGTTGGGCCAAATGCTGGCGAACCATTTGTTCCTCCTCCTGAATATGACACTGAAGAAGAATCATGGTTAGGAAAACTTCCATCAGAACGAAGATTTGCAATGAGTCCTTTGTTTGATCAGTCAGCTGTGACGTTTTCACAATTTAGACGACTAGTTGAAAAACGACTGAAAGATGACGTTGGAAATCCTCGTGATCCACAAAACCCAACACAGGTGAAAATAGATGAGTAATTTCTATCGTGCTATTGTTACTAGTAAATTTAGAACAAAAAATTTGCTAAACTTTTACGACATGGAGGGCGACGAGCCCACCAAAAACACAATATACGCCACATTTGGACGTGATACTCCGTGGTCAACGAATGAAACCGATGTCGGCTTTGCACCTCCATATCCAAATGATTCGGTTGATGGCGTTGTTGACATGTGGACAAACATGCTAGGTGCAGTAAAAATTAATAAATCTCTACTGGACGCAATAATTCCGCGTAAAGATTGGGGAGATATCAGATATGACAATCCAAAGACATTTTTTATCGACGATATCGTCGTAGTCAACTCGGCTACCTACAATCGTACCGACAGTTCGGTTGGTTGGATGATTTACCGCTGTGTTGATGTTCCTTCTATTGGTTCGTGTTCTATCTCGGGAATAGATGACAAAATAGAGTGTATCACTATAGGTGGAAAATGGACTGCAACTCATGAATCAGTTGAACCACCTCGCGGGACTGCTATGGCAATCGACATGAGTGATGGCTATGTGTGGGAATATCTGTACACTATTCCGCCCGATGTATCAATAAACAGATGCACAAATGAACATATTGTTGTGCCTTTCCCGGATGAACTTTCTGACGATCCTGCGAGATGGGGGTATGAAAATGCTATTCTATGGTATCCGGATAAGTTAGACCTCATTTACCGGGTTAAAGTAGACACACTCCGGTTCAGAGCGTATATGGACTCAATATACTTCCCTGAGGCATCACTCCCAGGCAACACTGGTTTTCGCCAGATGAGCGTAATCATCAACCCGTTAGTTAAAAAATCATTGCCGTCCGATCCAGATGTTAAAGCGACCCTGATAGCATGTAAACCTGAAGAATTGGAAAAAGATTCAGGAGAAATGATATACATGGAAAATAGACAGCCTATCACTCGAGCTCTCGATCAGACAGAAGAAATCAATATCATTTTCTCATTTTAAGGAATACAAATGTTACAATCTACCAAAAAGAGAATTGATGTAGGCGTTATAGGTAATCCTTCAACTGGTGATATACTCTATGATGGTGGTGTCAAACTCAACCAAATTATTGATGCGCTTTATAACACATTTGGTGATTATAGACTTTATTCGTCAGCTTCTGAAGGAGCTGACTCTCAAATTCTTTACGCCACTGGATATTACCAGAAATTATCGCGACAATATTATGCCGGGAATGCGCTAGATATTGGTTCTATGCATGACGCAGACACGTCAGGCGGCGCGTTGACCATGACTCTACCAAATGCAAAGTTTGGGGAAGGTTGCATCTTTATAAATAGTAATGGATCAATTTCTCCGTCAAATCCTCTCATAATTCGCCCTCAAGCGGGCGAAAGTATCTTAGGAACATCTGGCTCTCTTATTATAACGTCTCCATACGCCAGAGTTTTTGTCTGGTGCACAAAGAACGAAGGATCAGAAAAATATTGGGAATACGGAATAACCCCAATGTTTGGAAATTCTATTATGCCAGTTGAAAAAACTATTTTGGCCACAACTACTGCAACTAATATTCGTATTGCTGGTAAAAACGAATATTCTGCGATAAAGTTGATGGTTGCTGCCCGAAACACTGCTGGCACAGTTTTTAAAAATTCGGAATACTTGATATCAGTAGATACGGTTACAAATGCGGTTTTAAATACTGAGTATGCTGTTCTTAAGAATACCTCTAACGAATTATACACAATTCGTTTCTTTATTGGCGCGGGCGATAACGTCTACGCTGAAGTAAAATCTCTCAGTGGGCAAATACGTTTTTCAATAAAAGCCATTGACACAATTAATATTGGGGCAACATCATAATGGAAATAATCAAAATCGGAAACGTTGTTGATGATGGCCAAGGCGATTATCTCCGCCGTGGTGGGCAAAAGGTCAATAACAACTTTACCGAACTCTATTCACAACTGGGCGACGGAGATCGCCCATTCGCTGCAGGCGCGTGGAAAAATCATTCGGTAGGAGCTCTTTCTCCATTATTCGGAGATTCATGGGCAATAAACACCTCCGCTGGTTCTATTACTGTCAATTTGCCTAAAGGATCTGTTTCCGACTACAATAAAGCAATAAAATTGCGAGATGTGTGGGGCACATGGGCAAGCCAAAACATAATTTTGGTTGCTGCTTCGGGAGATACGTTAAAGGGTTCACCAAATCCTCGTAATCTTGACAAAAATTTGATGGACGTTGAGCTTGTATATTGTTCGCCTGGCAGATGGGAATACGTAGAGAACAAGCGCGTTGATAAAATTACAACATCTGATTTGAGTACTGTCGCCAAAAAAGAAATAGTCGTGGCTGTTGATGGTCAAACCGATTTTCCTAACGTGTTTGGGGCAACAAATTACAATATTGCAAACCTCGAAGTCTATCTACGCGGTAACTTGCTGTATTACGGCGACACTTTAAATGAAAACTCAAACTATGGATCTATCGACCCAGCCAATTCGACATCAGTGCTGCCATTAGATGGTAGAAGTATTCGAATTCGCGATATTGACATCAAAAAGGGTGATACCGTAACAATTGTCACCTACATGGACGGAATAGCTTCTTATCGGAGTTCATATAACCTTAAGAATATTCAGATTTTTGATGCATCAACAACACAGAAAACGTCATCGCCTGGTGAAATTTGGGTTGGAGATATTTCGACAAAAACTGATTTCACTATTGATGAATTCGATATTCAGCCAAACAATAGAATAAATCCAAATTCGCTTGAAGTTCTTCTAAATGGGACGATGCTTAATCGAGCAGGGGCGGGCGATTTGCCAATGTTCATCTGCGAGAATGCAATTGGCGATACTCAGCAAATGTGTTGGGGTAATGGTGGCAACTGGATTCCGTCATCTATTGATTATTCTATCGTATTGGATGACGACGGTAATATTACCGATATTAAGTTCGGAAGAACGTTTGAATCTGGTGATATGATCACCCTCAGATGGTTCAATAATGACATTGGTACTCTGTTGGATTGGGAAGGAACAAACGGCATTAAAGAAAAAGCTGATTTGATTTATCTCAATACCGAACAAGAAATATCAATCCAAAACCAGATCGAATATACCGACTTCGACAATCCTAGCCAAAGCACGGCTCAAGTTATTCCCGGAATTTTCAATGGGAGAATCGAAAATATTCAGCAGATGTTTGATATTTTCTATCCAATCGGAACGATATACGAGAATGCTAATAACTCCGCTAACCCGCGTGATTACATGGGATTTGGTGTATGGAAAAGATATGCCGAAGGTCGTTTGGTTGCAGGGTGGACGTCAAATCAAGCGGATGTTGAATTTGGTTTAAACAATAATGATCTTGACAATCTCGGTAATCCCAGTCATACTGCAGGCGGAACATATGGTTCAAAATCTGTTGAATTAATTCCTCAGAATATACCCGAGCTTGTTTCAGTTGATAAAGTTTTGGTAGCAAATGATGGTGGGAATATTATTATCGGCGGCTGTCAGGTCGACCCTGATGCATCTGGTCCTGGCTATACAAAATACGTAGAATCAGTCCTTGCTGTAAATAAAGGAAATACATCGCCAGGAAACATTAATATTCTTCCTCCGATAATTACAGCATACAAATGGGTAAGGGTGGGATAATGATTTCAAAAACATTAGACAGTGCACACAACATCTTTAGAAAAGCAACTCATATTGAGTATCTGACTAAACCGGGCACCCAAGTAATGAGTGCCCGAAATATAGGTGGGCCGACGGTAGACTCATTTATCAACGGTGTGAACTATCCAAACGTGCAATCAGCTATCGACGAACTCCAAACACTGACAATGTTGCCTATTAACGCGATATATACTTCAGATGTTCAAGTTTCCCCAGAAGGTGTTCGTCAAGCTGAGATGCTTACATTTAGCGGAAGTGTTCTTCCTTCTGAATTTAATAAATCAGTCATTACAGTTTATGGCATACCTTTCATTATTGACGCCGGAACTAACGCTGATGCAGTATGCGACATAGTTTTGGCAAAATTTGAAGAAATGCGAGATGCCGGCATTTTATTTTATTCTGTTCAAAGACAATCTGGCACAACAACTCCCATCATAGAAGTGCAATTCATTGATTCGGCTGAGCATGGGAATATCGAAAGTTTTAGCAGTTGGGGAATTGTTGTTCAACGTGAAATTACTGTTCCCGGAAAGCCTGGATATGGTAATTGGGAATATATGGGTAAAGAGGCAAAAACTCTTACTGGTGGATCAGTAACCGGTCCATTTGAGCTTTACTACTTCAAGAGGATTGGTTAATGAATAACAATATCAAATATCATATTTCGGATTCAGCGGATTCGGTATTTTTCTCTGGGCCAGATTGGCCCAGTTCAGTTGAAACTGTATCAGACGCATTGAATGAAATAGCGCCATGGGCATTAACTGTTAATGGCCTGCCGATAGCAACTGAGGTTGTACCCGGCATCATTCGAATTGCTACTGAAGCTGAAGCATCAGCCGGCACGAGTAACAATACTGCTATCACCCCAAATCTTTTGCGAATTGCGATGCAGACGCCTCAGGCTACCGAGTCCATCGTTGGTAATACTCGTTACGCGACAAGTGCCGAAGCTTTGGCCTTATCTATTGACACCGCTGCAATAACACCTTCGAAACTGGGGCATGTCATTGCAAATAAAGGTTCTACCGAAGCGGCAAGAGGAACAATCCGTATATCGACCACTGCCCAAGCGTTGTCTGGCACCGACGATACCACAGCTATGACTCCTCTTAAGACCAAGCAGGCTATTGCACATTTTTCAGAATCATGGGGAACTGCAACAGAAAGCTCAGACGGAGTTGTCCGTTTGGCCACATTGGCTCAAGCTTTAGCAGGAGTTCTTAGAGATGGCTATGCTGTTAGTCCATATACTCTATCAAGAATGGCAGGGACGGAAAGCTCAGCTGGATTGTTTAAAGTAGCAACAAATTCGCAAACATTAGCATTAGCTGATAACACTGTCGTTATTACTCCAGCTAAACTTGCTGTATTGAATGCTACTAGCACTCAAAAAGGATTAGTTCGCCTTCTTAATACTGAAAGCTCACAAGCGAATACGGCTCTTTCTGCTAATGCCCAGGTGTTGTATCGCTCAGGTGGCACAATGACTGGTAATATCAATTTCACAGAAAACAATCAAGGAATTTTGTGGAATAGAAATACCGATTTGGCTGCTATAACATTCAAAAACGATAGTGACGCTGACACGAATTCGTATTTGCTTTTTGCTGTTGGAGACAATAACAACGAGTATTTTAGATGGACAACTCGTGCCGGTGGTGTAGATACCACAATTGCGACACTTAGGCCAGGTGGTCATTTATGGCTAGCCGGGAACATCGACATTAACGATATGTATGTTCGTTGCGATGCCAGGTTAAAAACCGACATTCGGCCTATCAAAGATGCACTTGCGAAGATAGATAGCCTTGACACCGGGATTTACACAAAGCATAAATCTTTGACTGACGATACTGTGATAGGCAAAGAAGCAGGTATTTTTGCTCAGCAATTGCAAAAAGTTTTACCAGAAGGTGTTAAAACACTTGATGACGGAACTCTTACTGTTTCTCCAATGTCTCTCATCGCATTACTGATTGAGGCTAATAAAGAGCTTAAATCCAGATTAGAAAAACTCGAGGAAAAAATATGATAGACAAAATCACGAAAGGAGTCATTCCTTATGTTGATACTACTCCAGGTGATGGTCAACTTCGAATTGGTTGGATTAAAAACGGAGAGCGGCTTTCGGCCGCTTCCACCCAGACATCCAGCGACGGCGTTTACAACAGGGCTCCACTTAATATTCAACAAAACGTTGTTCAGCTAGACGAAGACCAAGCCCAGTCATTCTTAAAAATCAATGAGATTGTCGATGCGGTAAATATTATCCAAGATAACTTGGGCGTAATCGGTGATAATACGATAATTGACCAAATCAATGCTAATTCTAATGATATTTTAGCTATCAAGCAAGATATTAGCAAGGTTGAAACTAATTTAGCAGGTGTTCTTTCTCTTTCAGAATCAACTTCGGAAAAGCTTGGCCATCGATATCTCAAAGACAACACAACTCGAACTGTATATGGCGATTTGTATTGGATAAAAACCGAATTAGGTGCATATCCAGGCTTCGACACAAACGGTAATTCGGTTCCTTCTTCGACAGGTTCGGGATTAAAGTATCGGTTTAGTCAAGTAAATCAAACAGTGTCTCTAAACACTCAGCGTATAACCGCGCTTGAAAATTCATGGGCGCAGTCAGATGTAGGTCAATTGACGTCTGATTTATATAATTTGAGGATGGAAGTCGGAAATACTAATCGTGGGACAGGAATTCCGATTTATACCAGATTGACCGCTATCGAAAATACTTTAGGCGGTGGTAATGATGACGTTGATCAAATCAAGATAAAAATCGATTTTTCCAACCCTGTGTCGATAGCGTCAAGGGTGACGTTGAATGAAAGTGCGACGAGTTCTCTTGCGAACACGATGAATACCCCTGTGACGGGTGTGTTATCTCGTCTTGGAGCAGTAGAGCAGAAAATCGGTGATGTTAATACGCAAAATACAATTTTGCACGACATTAATCGAAATACCTCTAATATTGCAACAATTGCACAGATTTTAGGGGCAGACGGTTCCAGCGGAATTCAAGGGGATATTTCAGATATCAATGCCGCTATTGGCTCTATCGAAGAACCATCATCTATAAATGGACGACTGCACATTTTACAGACAAATCACAACCAAATGTCTTTGTCGTTGAATGACGTTGTTTCACGTGTCGGTGATGAAAATTCAGGTCTTGTTGCTGCAAACGTTCTGATGTCAACCGACTTGTATGGAAATGCGGCCGGAATTACACAACTTGAAAGAGATGGTATCAAGAAAACTGTCAAAGAAAGCAGTGAAACTCTTCAACTCAAGTTAGATAAGCCACTCGCAGTAGGGCGCTGGTATTACGAAAACGGTGTTTGGGTTAAAGCAACTAACATCATGGTTGCTGTTGAAAAGAAAGATTTTCAAATAACTACAACTGAAACGTCGAAGATTATTCCATTTGTTGATTTTGATCAGACCGTAGCAAACGGTTGCATATTTGAATCCGGACAAATCAAATTCACTGATGGCGGTTTAGTTAATGCAAGCATCGAAATTGAAACATCTGGTTTGTTAGAAACAGATAATCTGGAAATCTCAATAGCTCATACAAGCAGCGGAATTACATCATACACCAATTTGCAAGAATTTACCCTGAGATCAAACGGTAGACTCTACGCACGCAACTGGCTGTACAATGTGATTTTGGATGATACTATCGCAATTTATGTCAAAGCACTTGACTCAAGTTCAGCTAAATCGATAACTATCGGCAAAATGTCTGCTGTTATTGTCCCAGCATAATCTCAAGGCTCCTTCGGGAGCCTTTATTGTAAATAAAACTTATCCTTTATGGCTTAATAGATATTATAACTAAAAGGATAAAATTTTCGAGCTAGCTCGAAAGGCTCCGCCATAATTTGCTTAAATATCATAAAGGAGACACTTATGTCATATACCACTAATAACCCGTTAGAATTAAAGGACGCTATACTTAGACGTCTAGGTGCACCTATCGTGCACGTCGAAGTAACAGAGCAACAAGTATTTGATTGCATATCTAGAGCTCTTGAATTGTACGGTGAATATCACTACGATGGATTTCACAAAACATATGCAACAGTAGTATTAACCGAAGAACAAGCTAAAACTGGTGTAATTAGTTTTGCAGGTGGCAATGTTTTTGCAGTTACTCAGGTAATTCGAACCAATATTGGGTCAATTATAACCATGGACGGCACGGCTGTTTATCCGTGGTTTACTGATTTTGTTATGGGTATGACTGGAGCTTCAATTGGCGGCCAATGCCGATGGTATGGGCCTAATGCTTTTGGCGCAGATCTCGGATATTTCACTCAATTGATGTCATATCGAGACATGATGGGAGACATGCTTTCTCCTTTGCCTGATTTCTTTTTCAACAGTACTACCGAAATGATGAGAGTTGCTGGCAAATTGCAAAAAGGAGATTTGCTGGTATTTGAGGTTTACTGCAAATCGTATGCGAATGTTGACTCAATGCTTTCAGGAACTTCGGCTGGATATGGGTTTGCCATGTCAGATGACGATAGCGTGCCGTCGGTGGCGCAAAAATACGCAAATCCTAATATGTCACATGGTCAAATTTATGCAGGCCAACCCAACGGTATGACAAAAGATAATTCATACAATAATCGCTGGGTAAAAGACATGGCAACAGCTTTCGTGAAAGAACTAAACGGCCAAGTTTTAGCGAAACATCAAGGTATGCAGCTTCCAGGTGGTGTAACAATTGACGGAATACGCCTGATTGAAGAAGCTAGAATAGATATCGATAAGCTTAGACAAGAACTCGAATTGCTGGATGGGCCTCCTCCTATTATCATGGGGTAAATTATGATGGATAAGTCACTATTCGCTACTTTAGAAAATAGAAGCGGATATCAACAAACAAATGAGCAAAATATTCTTAACCCGTATGTCAAATTCAATCGGTATGAGGGCTCTCAGGCCCTCCACGACACTCTAGTTGCAGAATCTATTCAAATGAGAGGCTTGGAATTTTATTATCTCGAAAGAGAATATACAAATTTGGACCTTTTATTTGGAGAAGACCCAAATAGCAGATTTGAAAAAGCATGGAAATTCGCCGCATGGCTCAATAGCTTTGAGTCATATGAGGGACAACAGAGTTTCTTTTCCAAATTCGGCCATCAGCAAAATGATGAAGTCAGAATTTCTATCAACCCAGGCCTTTTCAAACATCAAGTAAATGGAAAAGAACCTAAACTAGGTGATCTGATTTATTTGCCAATGGATAACAGCCTGTTTGAGATAACCTGGGTAGAACCTTATACACCATTTTATCAGATGGGAAAAAATCCAATCAGAGTAATTGTTGCTCAGAAATTCATATACTCTGGTGAAAAATTGGCTCCTCAGTTCCAGGAAAAACCTGAAATTGAAGATCCGTATAACGGTTTAGACTTAGAGCCAATATTGAATTTAGACGGTTTTATCGATCAAAAAATCAATGAGTTTGGCGAAAATGTTCAAGCACAAAATGAAGCTAGACCATTTGTAGAGCCGTTTGATCCAATTAGCACGAACCCGGTGAATAGTTTTAATAGTCCATTTGGGCGGCATGAGGGACAATAATGTTTGGCAATCATTTTTATAACAGCTCAATACGTCGATACGTATTGATGCTAATGGAACTTTTTGGTCATATTCAAGTTTCTCGTTTTCGGGATGGCCAGCATTATTTTCAAGATGTTCCTATCACATACGCAAGCAAAGAAAAATTTGTAATGTCTATTGATGATATTACGATGCCAACTTCTGAATTCAATATTGCAAAAGTTGAAGCAATTCTTCCTAGAATGAATTTGCATTTGATTGATATGCAATATAACCCAATGGTCAAAACTGGAAATACTCAACACAAATGGATAAATAAACCTAATGGGAAAGCATTGGCGCAATTTAACCCAGTGCCATATACGTTCATGTTTGAACTAGGAATATGGACCCGGCATGAAGATGATGTATTTCAAATAGTTGAACAAATTTTACCATATTTTCAGCCGCATTTTTCATGCACCATAACTGAATTGTATGACAACGAAATAATTATTAAAGGGCGCGATATCAATATAACTATCACATCCATAACGCCTGATGAGCAGCTAGATGGCCCTGGCGAACAACGACGCCGTATTGAATGGTCAATCATGTTTAGTTTCACTGGTTGGTTATATCCAAACACCAAAAATATTGCAGGTGAAATTAGAACGATTTATCTTGATTTCTTTGGCAATGAAAGAGAAATAAACAAAGATACTCATTTTGAATCAGTTGATCACCAAGTTGTTCCAAAAACAGTGCCAGCTCAAGATTGGGACGGGAGTTCGATGGAAGTATGGACAAACAATACCGATCAGAATACACCGCCTCGACCACAATAGGAAATACTCTATGAATGATCTTTTAGACTTCACTAGTCTCAAGGATTTGTCTGGTATCGAAGGACTCAACGGGGAAGACGTACAGGTATACGCCCCGTTGGTCTTACAAGAACCGACATCAAATCCAAACAATAGAAAAATTGACCAGGATGATGACTATACGCTTGTTAGACGCAACATGCATTTTCAAACTCAAATGATGATGGACATGGCAAAGATTGCATTGGAAAATGCCAAAAATGCCGATAGTCCACGTATGGTTGAAGTATTTTCTCAGTTAATGGGCCAAATGACTTCAACCAATAAAGAAATCATCAGAATGCATAAAGAAATGAAAGAACTAACATCGTCAGAACCATCTATACTCGGCAAAGTTCAAAATGATGAAAGCGGAGAAATTATAGAATTCGAAGGTTCTCCTGATGAATTGCTTGAACTGGAATTGGGTGATGAAGTATGAATATTTTCGAAAGTGATCACCCATTGCAAATGCCCCATCCATCCACGTTAAAGAGAGAAATGCGCGAAGATGGGGAATGGATTTTATCAAATCACGATGATAAGTGGTATCCCTCGACATTTGATAGATATCTGAAATCACAGGGAGTAAAGAGGGTAAAAATCCAAGCAGACGACCCGTCAATGTTTAGAACGTTTAAAGATAAAACAAACAAGCGTTCTAGATACAATGGTCTGCCGAATCTAAAGCGTGCTAACATTAAAATAAAATGGACAAAGGAGATGTTAGCCGAGCGAAAGAGATGCAAAGAAGATATCGTTTATTTCGCCGAAAACTATTGCTGCATTGAGCATATTGACTATGGCATTATCCGGGTCCAATTGCGTGACTACCAAAAAGATATGCTTAGAATAATGGCTGGCAATCGTCTGATGGCAGCAAATTTGTCTCGTCAGCTCGGAAAAACGACAGTAGTAGCTATTTTCTTGGCACATTTTGTTTGCTTCAATTCGGCTAAAAACGTTGGTATCCTTGCGCATAAAGCATCCATGTCAGCGGAAGTTCTTCATAGAACAAAGCAGGCATTGGAGCTATTGCCAGATTTTCTGCAGCCTGGCATAGTCGAATGGAATAAAGGGTCTATCACTCTTGGAAATGGTTGTGCGATTGGTGCATTTTCCAGTTCCCCTGATGCTGTGCGGGGTAACTCGTTTGCGTTGATTTACATCGACGAAGTTGCTTTTATTCCCAACTTCAACGACGCGTGGTTAGCAATCCAGCCAGTTATATCATCAGGTCGTCATTCGAAGATTTTGATGACAACAACGCCGAATGGGCTTAATCATTGGTACGATATCTGGACTGCTGCAATTACCCCTAATTCGGATGGAAGTGGAAGCAAATCTGGTTTTGTTCCGTATACCGCAACATGGTCGTCCGTAAAAGAGCGCATGTATTCGGATGGTTCTAAAACAGATGGCAGCGATTCATATTTTGACGACGGATATTCTTGGTCAGCCAAGACAATCGCCGGTTCTAGCCTTGAGGCATTTCAACAGGAGCATAATACTGCTTTCCAGGGAACATCTGGAACGTTGATCAACGGGTTCAAACTGTCAAAAATGACGTGGAAAGAAGTTCCAGCATCAGACAATTTCACGATGTTTAAGGAACCAATTGAAGGTCATAAATATATCGCAACACTTGACTCTGCCGAAGGTCGTGGGCAAGATTACCATGCTATGCACATATACGACATAACAGAATTCCCATACGAACAGGTCGCAGTATATCACAGCAACACCACGTCACACCTGATACTCCCTGATGTGTTGCTCAAGTACTTAAATATGTATTATCAGCCATACATCTATATTGAGCTGAATGCAACGGGTGTATCGATAGCTAAGTCATTGTATTCCGAACTGGAATACGAAAACGTTATATGCGATTCGTATAACGACCTTGGAATGAAGCAAACTAAACGGTCAAAAGCTATAGGTTGTTCTACTCTCAAGGATTTAATCGAAAAAGAAAAATTAGTGCTTTACCATAAAGGCACGATAATGGAACTGAGGACATTTTCCGAAAAAGGTGTTTCATGGGCAGCCGAAGACGGTTTCCATGATGACCTGGTGATGTCATTGGTAATATTTGCATGGCTTACTACACAACCGAGATTTTCTGATTTTACCGAGAGAGATGACATGCGATTGGCAAATGAAATATTTCGTCAGGAAATGGAAAATTTATATGACGACTATACGCCTGTCGTTATAGTTGACAGCGGAGAAGAAACTTTCGAAGTTGGCAGTAATGGTATGTCGTTCGTGTAAATATAAAGCAATAAATAAACATGTGTTAAACTAACTTCCAAGGAACCAAAATATGGCACTTCTGAGCCCTGGCATTGAAATGAAGGAAACTTCCATCAATTCAACTGTCGTTCGGTCAGCTACTGGCCGTGCCGCATTAGTCGGCAAATTCGCATGGGGTCCTGCCTATGAAATTCGTCAAGTAACAAATGAAGTCGAATTGGTTGATATGTTTGGTAGCCCAGACAATGTCACTGCTCCGTATTTCATGAGTGCTATGAACTTCTTGCAGTATGGTAATGATCTTCGTCTCGTGCGCGTAATTGACATGGAGCAAGCTAAAAACGCATCTCCATTGTTTAACCAAATCGAAGTAACAATTACTACCGAAGGACAAGGTTATACCGTAGGTGATACCGTTTCTATTAAGCATAACACCACAACTGTTACAGAAGAAGGAAAAGTAACTAAAGTTGATGCTGACGGTAAAATTAAGGCTTTGTTTGTTCCTTCAGCTGCAGTAATTGCAAAAGCCAAACAGCTGGGAACATATCCTGTCTTAGGAAATAACTGGCGCGCAGAAGTATCGGGCGCATCTGGCGGTTCTGCTGCTGCTTTAACCTTGGGTAATATCGTAGTTGATTCTGGAGTTACTTTTGGTAATTCGGAAGAAGCTCCAGATGTTATGACTTCTACCAAAGTGCTGGCTAATTTTGCCAAATATGGAATGCCTCTGATTTCAGCCGTCTATCCCGGGGAAATCGGTTCAACTGTCGAAGTTGAAATAATTTCTAAGGCCGCATTCCAAAGTGGTGCAGCCCAGCCAATTTACCCGTTTGGTGGTACTCGCACTAGCAATGCACGAAGCGTCATTCAATATGGCCCAATGACAGATGACCAATTTGCGATCATTGTTCGCCGAGACGGCATCGTAGTCGAATCCACAGTGTTGTCCACCCGTCGTGGAGATCGAGATGTTTATGGAAATAACATTTTCATGGACGACTATTTCCGCAATGGTTCCAGTAATTTCATTTATGCTTCTAGTGTAAATTGGCCTGCTGGCTTTACCGGTATCATCCGGCTCGGTGGAGGCGCTTCGGCAAATGATGCTGTTGGTTCAGATGAATTGATTGCTGGTTGGGATCTGTTTGCCGACAGAGAAGCTCTGCATGTCAACCTGATGATTGCTGGAGCATGTGCATCTGATGGCGCTGCTGTTGCATCTACTGTCCAGAAACATGTCGTTGCTCTCGCTGATGACCGCCAAGACTGTGTAGCATTCGTCAATCCTCCGTCAGAATTACTGGTCGGTGTTCCTACCACTCAAGCGGTTAAGAATATTGTTGAATGGCGAAATGGTGTGACATCTGGCGGTGAAGTTGTCGACAATAACATGAATATTAGCTCAACATATGCTTTTATTTCAGGCAACTATAAATATCAGTATGACAAATACAATGATATTAACCGGTGGGTTCCTCTTTCTGCCGATATTGCCGGATTGTGTGCCTACACCGATCAAGTAGGACATCCATGGATGTCCCCTGCTGGATATCGTCGCGGCCAACTTCGCAACACCATCAAACTGGCAATTGAACCTAAGCAATCGCTGCGTGATACCATGTATCAAGTGTCAATTAACCCGGTTACAGGTTTTGCCGGCGGTGACGGATTTGTTCTCTTTGGAGACAAAATGGCAACTCAGGTTCCATCTCCATTTGACCGAATTAACGTTCGTCGTCTCTTCAACATGTTGAAGAAAAATATTGGTGATACTTCTAAATACGAATTGTTTGAAAATAACGATGCATTTACTCGCCAGAGTTTCCGTATGGAAGTTTCGCAATATCTCGACAACATCAGGTCACTGGGTGGCGTTTATGACTTCCGCGTTGTCTGTGATACAACAAACAACACTCCGCAAGTTATCGACAGTAATGAATTTGTAGCTACGATTTATATCAAAGCTCCTCGTTCAATTAACTACATCACTCTGAACTTTGTAGCGACATCAACTGGTGCTAACTTTGACGAGTTAATTGGTCCTGCCCAATTAGCATAATTCAGCGTTGGGCCCATATTTGGGCCCATAAATAAACATAGAGGTTGATAATGGACGTAACTGATGTCCTCAGGGCTTTTGAGTCCGGTGATTTCGCCCGCCCTAACTTGTTTGAAATTGAAATCCCACATCTGGGCCAAAATTTCAAATTTAAAGCTAAAGCAGGTACAATGCCGGCAGCCACTGTTGAAAAAATCCCAGTTGGATACATGAACCGCAAACTTAATGTGGCAGGTGACCGTATTTTTGACGACTGGACGATTACGATTTATAACGATTCGGCCCATAACACTCGACAGGCAATTGTCGATTGGAATGCCATGACTCATGGAATGGGTAATGAAATCACTGGCGATATTCCAGAAGCATATAAAAAGCCTGGCATTGTTCGTCAAAAAGATCGTAATGGAAATACAACTAAAGAATATACCATTGTCGGTCTTTTCCCGACTAACGTTGGTGAAGTTACTCTCGACTGGGATGATAACAACACAGTTTCAACATTTGAAACTACGTTTGCACTCGACTGGTGGGAATAATAAATACAGGCAGCAGTAATGCTGCCTGATTAGGAGTTTGTATGAAGTTTTTAGATTTGTTTAAATTTTGGGATCGTGTCGATCAAAATGAATATGACGAGCGGCTCAAACAAGGCCACGAATCGATTGCGACTCCTAAAAAAGATGATGGTGCCACCGAGATTGAAGCTCGTGAGGGAGAATCATCATATAACGCTTTAATGCAACAATTTTTTGGTATCGATAACAACATTTCTGGTACCAAGGACCTCATAAACACATATCGTCAACTCATGAATAATCCTGAAGTTGAACGAGCTGTAGCAAATATCGTAAATGAAGCTGTTGTTTATGAAAAGGGTCACAAAGTAGTATCTCTTGATTTGGATGATACCGAATTTAGTTCATCTATCAAAGACAAAATTTTAGAAGAGTTTGATGAAATTTGCAGATTGTTAGATGCATCTCGCAAACTCGACACGTTATTCCGCAGATGGTATATTGACTCTCGTATATTCTTTCATAAAATAATGCCTAATCCTAAAGAAGGCATTGTTGAATTGCGTAGGTTAGACCCACGCCATGTTGAATATTATCGCGAAATTGTCACATCTGATGTTGGTGGTACTTCGGTAGTAAAAGGCTATCGCGAATTTTTTGTTTATACCACCGGCAATGAAGGCTATGCTTATAACGGCAGACTGTTTGAACCAAATACCCGCATTAAAATTCCGAGAAGTGCCATTGTATACGCGCATTCAGGCCTTCAGGATTGTTCTGATCGTGGGATTGTCGGTTATTTGCATAATGCAGTTAAGCCTGCAAACCAATTAAAACTCTTAGAAGATGCTTTGGTAATATATCGTATTACGCGTGCTCCGGAAAGACGTGTTTTCTACATTGACGTAGGAAATATGCCTAATCGCAAAGCAACTGAATACGTGAATGGCATCATGCAGAGCCTGAAAAATCGTGTCGTGTACGATTCAAATACAGGTACTGTGAAAAATCAAAAACGCAATCTTTCAATGACTGAAGATTATTGGCTGATGCGTAGAGACGGTAAATCTGTTACCGAAGTTACTTCTCTTCCAGGCGCCCAAACAATGGGTGAAATGGATGATGTTCGCTGGTTCAATAAAAAGCTCTATGAAGCTCTGAGAATTCCTTTGTCTCGAATGCCTCGTGACGACGGCGGAATGGTAATTGGTGGCCAAGATATGGCTATCACCCGCGATGAATTAGATTTCAGAAAATTTATTGTTCAGCTTCAACACAATTTTGAAGAAATTTTCCTTGACCCGCTCAAAACCAATTTGATTTACAAGAAAATCATATTGGAAAGTGAATGGGAAGAGCAAATAAATAACATAAAGGTTAATTTCCATCAAGATTCCTATTATACCGAATTGAAAGATATTGAAACTCTTCGACAACGAGTTGACGCTCTTTCTCAAATCGAGCCGTATGTAGGTAAATATGTCTCGCATGATTATGTCATGAAAAACATTTTGCAGATGACCGATGAGCAAATTGCTCAAGAGGAAAAGCAAATAGAAAAAGAGGCGAATGTCAAACGATTCCAAAACCCTGAAAACGAGGATGATTTCTAAATGGAAAAATTGATCGATGCTATCAAATCAGGTGATTTGATTGAAGCAAAACGTGAATTTAATGCGAAAATGGCTCTTGTGAAAGAGTCAGTATACGCCGAAGAAAAACAAGCCATTGCTCGCGCAGTTGTTACCGAAGGTGAAAAACCCGAGGACGACGAAGATGATGAGAATGACGACGAAGATGATGAAGATGAAGAGGATGAATAAATGCTTATTCCATCCGACTATTCAGCAAATCAACAAGTCGTTGAATCTCATTTTGCGCAAGCAGTGATTCGAGTTAAATCCTTGGTAGAAGCCGGATTTAGCACCGATGAAATTATCGGTGTTATTTCCAAAAATTCACTTGACGAAACAGATATGTCATTGGCAATGATTGCTGCAGTTGAAAATATTTCCATTTCAGAGGCAATTGTCAAACACGTTAATTCGAAAGGTGAAGTAACTCGTACCAAAGATCGAGAAACACGAAAGCGCAATGCATTTAAAACTACTGGGCTAACTGCTGCTACTCGCAGGCAAATTGCTCGTAAGGCGGCGAAAACTAAGCGCTCTCAACCAACCATTGGGATAAAGGCACAGCGCAAAACAAAACGTGCTTTGAAACGCCGTAAAGCATTGGGGTTATAAGATGGAAGACGAGCTGCTAATTGAAGTATGGGGACTTCCCGGCGGCACCTGTTCTGAACTTGTAGTCGAATCAGTGGATGATGGTAAAGGTGCTTTGTACATTGAAGGCATCTTTATGCAAGCTAACGTTAAGAATAGAAACGGGAGAATTTATCCTAAAGCTGTTCTTGCCAAAGCTGTCGACGACTATATTGCTACTCAAATAAATTCTAAACAATCACTCGGCGAAACCAATCATCCTGCAAGGCCGATGCCTGACCCCAATTTGGCTTCAATCATAGTAGAAAAACTATGGTGGGAAGGCGATAATGTAATGGGTCGTGCCAGGGTAATTGAAGGCGATTTTGGTCCAGGTGATAAACTTGCCGCCAATATACGAGCTGGTTGGATTCCGGGAGTATCATCACGTGGTCTCGGACAAGTTAAAGGTGGCTTTGTTCAGGAGGGTTATCGCCTTACTGTAGCGGTTGATGTTGTTTGGGGGCCATCTGCTCCGCAAGCGTACGTTAAACCACTAAGAGAGAGCAAAGAACAAGAATCTGAAGCTCCTACAGATGCTATAAATAACAATGTAAGCACACTTAATGAAGCGTTCAGCCAATTGGCTAAAAACATGGCTTCAATGTTGAACTAAAGGAAAAACCAAATGTCCCTTAAAGATAAACTGCTGGCTGAATCCAGCGAGAAACTGGGCGCGGTAGCCGTTGAACTGGACAGTATTTTCGAGTCTGTTCAGCTGGACGAAGCCGTAAAAGAAAATGTCAGTACTGCGTTTGAGCAAGCTGTACGATCAGCTGCAATCACGCTTGCTGAATCTCACATTGCCGATATTGCCTCTTCAGCCGAAACTCAGCTGGCCGAAGGAATTGAAGCAGCCCGCGTAGAAGTTGAAACAAAACTTTACGAAGATGCTGATAAATTTTTAACTCATCTGGGCAAAGAATGGCTGAAAGAAAATGCTCTGCAAGTGAAGACAAACATCAAGTCTGAGCTGTTCGAATCATTTGCATCCGGCCTCAAAGAACTGTTCATTGAAAATAACGTCTCTGTACCAGAAGAGCAAGTAGATGTTATTGACGAACTGAATGCTGAGCTGGATGAATCTACAGCTGAAATTAAATCGCTGTTTGACAAAAATCTGGCGCTGGAAGAGCAAATTTCTTCACTGAAGAAAGAAAAAGCTATTTCAGAAGCTACTGCAGGTTTGACCGAGTCACAGAAAGAAAAAGTTCTGAGTCTTGTTGAAGGCCTGGAATATGGTGATAGTTATTCACCAAAACTGTCTGCGATTGTCGAAATGGTTGCTAATTCTGGTCAAAAGGAGCAAAAACCGATCCAGGAACAAGCATTAAATATTGATGAATCTGCAGCTGCGGTAAACTTCGAACCCGAAGTTATTGTTGAGCAAAATGATAACAAGCAGGCAAATAATTCCATGGCCGCCTATCTGGCCGCTGCTTCCCGTATGTCTTCTTAATTAAATAAAGGTTATAACAATGTCTCTGAAAACCAAAGAAATTCTGAACAAATGGACTCCGCTGCTGGAAGGTGAAGGTCTGCCTGAAATTGCTGGTAAAAATAAGCAAGCTCTTGTAGCCCAAATTCTCGAAGCTCAGGAAAAAGATTCCAAAACCGATCCGGTGTATCGCGATGACAAACTGATTGAAGCATTCGGTCAGTCTCTGATGGAAGCCGAAGTTGCTGGTGATCACGGTTACGATCCTACCAATATTGCTGCTGGTCAAAGTTCCGGAGCAATTACAAACATCGGCCCTGCTGTTATCGGCATGGTACGACGCGCAATTCCATCCCTGATCGCCTTCGATATCGCCGGTGTTCAGCCGATGACTGGTCCTACTGGCCAAGTATTTGCCCTGCGTTCTGTTTACGGCAAAGACCCTCTGGCTTCTGGTGCTAAGGAAGCTTTCCACCCGATGTATGCTCCTGATGCTTGGCATTCAGGTCTGGCTGCCAAGGGTGCTACCACTTCAAGCGATGGCACTCCGTTTGCTACGCTGACTGCTGGTCAAGCTGTTGCTACCGGTGATATCGTTTATCACTTCTTCTACGAGTCTGGTTCAGCTTATCTGCAGAACGTGACTGGCGGAAGCGTGACTGTCGGTACCAACGAAACTGGTGCTGCTCTGGATGCCCTGGTTACTGCCAAGATTGCTGCTGGCGAACTGGCTGAAATTGCTGAAGGTATGGCTACCTCTATCGCCGAACTTCGTCAAGGATTTAACGGAACCACCGATAACCCTTGGAACGAAATGAGCTTCCGTATCGACAAGCAAACTGTCGAAGCGAAATCTCGTCAACTGAAAGCTCAATACTCTATCGAACTGGCCCAAGACCTGCGTGCTGTTCATGGTATGGATGCTGACAGCGAACTGAACGGTATCTTGGCTAACGAAGTCATGCTGGAAATCAACCGTGAAGTTATCGATTGGATTAACTACACCGCTCAAGTTGGTAAATCTGGTTGGACTCAAACCGTAGGTTCTGCTGCTGGTGTGTTCGACTTCCAAGACCCGATCGATGTACGTGGTGCTCGTTGGGCCGGTGAAAGCTATAAAGCTCTGCTGATCCAAATCGACAAGGAAGCTAACGAAATTGCTCGTCAAACTGGTCGTGGTGCTGGTAACTTCATCATCGCTTCTCGTAACGTAGTTTCTGCCCTGGCTCTGGTTGATGCTGGTATCACCCCAGCTGCTCAAGGTATGGCTTCTGGCCTGAACGCTGATACTACCAAGGGTGTGTTCGCTGGTGTTCTGGGTGGTCGTTACAAGGTCTACATTGACCAATACGCCCGTCAAGATTACTTCACCATGGGTTACCGCGGTGCCAACAACCTGGATGCCGGTATCTACTACTGCCCATACGTTGCACTGACCCCGCTGCGTGGTTCTGATCCGAAGAACTTCCAACCGGTCATGGGCTTCAAGACTCGTTACGCCATCGGTGTTAACCCGTTCGCTGAATCCCGCACCCAAGCTCCTACCAGTCGAATCAGCAATGGTATGCCTGGTGCTCACAGCGTTGGTAAGAATGCCTACTTCCGCCGTGTATGGGTTAAAGGTCTGTAATTCAAAAGGACTTGGTTCCACAACCAAGGAATGGTTAAGGGAGCCTTCGGGCTCCCTTTTTTGCATAAGGAAAAATATATGCAATCAAATATTCCAAAATGGCACGTCAGCAAAACAAGGTAAGGCTCTTAATGACGCAAAACAATAACGTCATCAAATTTAACGGCTGATCGAATATTAGCGAATCACTAGTTCATTTGGTGGTTCAGCATCTGCAAACTCATTGGAACTCACCATTAACGCAGGTGTAAATATTGATACATTGACTGTCGTCAGAATATCCGAGCAGGCTTCGCAGACAATAAACTACAACTCATTCATAAGTGTTGATAAAAACGGAAATTTTGCCACGAATGGTGGTACTTTGGAGCTTGTTTCATCAACGTCAAATTTCACGATTACACGAGTTCGTATAATCGCCGAACAATAAGAGAAAAATATGAGCAGAATTAACGATCTGATTTCTGAATCAACAACTACCGGGGCAAATAGTCAGAGCCGTCCTGCTCTTGTCGGCTTGACCCGGGCCGCAAACAACTTGATTTTTACCGAAATGGTAGCAATTCAAGAAACTAACATGCCAACCTCCACATTGTATGGTGTGAAATATTTGAACCCTGCTGGTAATCAATCATTCTCCAGCGCTGCAACTTACATGGGTTCAGTCGGATATCGAGATTCGATTCCTCTTGCACAACTAGACACTCCCATGGCTAAGGGGTATGTTTTCAAAGATTCGAATGACGTGGTTTACGCTGTCACAAACCCACTGACTTTGACATCATCAACTGGAAACATTGCCGATGCAATCGGCAATGCCGTAATGCTCGGTAACCTGAGAATCAAGTCTGAAGCAGCATTAGCAGAAGAATTTGAAGGCGCATCATCATTTGTCGAAACTGATTTCAAGTTTGATCGGTGGACAGTTCCAGTTCGCACACGCAAACTTAAGACAAATATAAGTGTTGAGTTGATGCAGGATTTGGAAGCAAATAAAATGGATGGTGTTGGCGTAGTCGATGATGTCCTGTCAACTATGATATCTGAAGATATTAACAAAGACATTATTCAGACTCTTATAACCGTTTCGCGCCGTTATAAAGTAGAAGAAATTTCGCCAAATGGAATTCTGGATTTAACCACTAGCACTGACGCCCCGGTTATTGGAAGAACTCTGTACCAACAAGCGTGTGAAATGAAAAATCAGATGCTGAGAAACACATCGTACGAAGCGACTTATGTTCTCTGCACAACTCGCGTTTCTGCTATGCTTGAAGCATCTGGATGGATGTATGCGAACGAAGATCCTCTTTCGGCAGGAACTCTGCGCAACGGACTGAAAGTGTATGTTGATACGGTATCGGCATTTGACTATCTGATCACTGGTTGTAAGCATTACGTCAATGATATTGAACACGTGGGTTCGTTGTTCTATTCACCATATATTGAAGCAGATGATTTAGGTGCTTATAAAATTATCAATGACTCAACATCGCTGCAACCATCTGTTGGCATTATGCTTCGGTATGGTTTATCCATTAACCCATACACTACACGTATAGGTCAATCTGGTGAACGTAATGTAACCGGTGATGATTGGGATAACTTGGTAGGTCAATCTGATATGTCATATATGTTAGGTGTGAAATTACCCAGAATCATTCCGGTGTAATCTGGTCAATTCACAAATTGCAAATACAACAAAGCCCCGACGAGT